AAGAAAAGTACAACCACAAGTTGAAGTAGTGCAACAAAGACAAGTACAACCACAAGTTGAAGTACAACCACAAGTTGAAGTACAACCACAAGTTGAAGTACAACCACAAGTTGAAGTACAACCACAAGTTGAAGTACAACCACAAGCTGAAGTAGTGCAACAAAGACAAGTTAAACAACAAGTGCAGTCTCAAGATCATCAAGATATTGCATTGAATTTTATAAATAAGGTGAATGGTGTTAGTAAAAATTTGGGTCATAATAAATTACAAATACACGTTGATGAATTAGAAAAACAAATAGAAAAATTTAAATCTAATGAAAGGGAATATGAAATGAAGATAAATTTGTTTAAAAAAACTATATCAACATTACAGGCGCAATTACAAGAAAGATCAGCATATATAACAATGATGGATAAACAACATATAGATCCACAATATGAAAAACAAATAGAGGACTTAAAGCATATAATAAATGAAAAGGATATGTTATTATCTAGTAAAAATGAGGATATTACAGATGTAATTAGGCAAGTTGATATATTAAATATTAATTTGCGTAATATGTCTATAGAAAGAGAGGATTTAATTCAACAAACAAACGATGCAAAAAAACACTATGGGTCTTTAGAAACACATCATCAAAGACAATCTATTCAATTACAAGCTAGTGAAGAAACTATAAATAAATTACAAAATAAAATTATATTAGAAGAAAACTTGAAAACAAATTTACAAAAAGAGTTGTCTGATATGAAAGATGAGTTAGTAAAGTATAGGACTGATATAAAAAATATGACTATACAAAAGGATTATGAAATAGATAATTTAAAGAAACAAATTGAAACTTTTGCAAAATCTAATGACCAGAATATCCAAACCAATTTGTTTGATAAAAAAATTACGATAGACAAGATAGATGGTAGACCCCTTCCGCGAAAAAATCATACGACTAGAAGTAGATTACCAACAAATGGTGTATCAAGAAGAAATACGCCTGTTTAAAAACTTGTTATTACATTTACAGTAAAATCTATACGATTATTTTTATTATATAAATACAATTTTGTTCGAATTTGTAAAAGGGGATATTCGTATGGATTCCAAGTTAATTCTAATTCATCGTCATTTACACCATGTGATTTTACCAATTCTCTTATTGTACCTGATTTTGAAACATCTGACCTAGAAATACAATAAATTGCATTAGGACCACCTTTTTCCTTTGAGTTTATTATGATTATAAAAGATCCTGTATCTCTTTTAATATAACCTATATTTAAAGTCGTATAACCCTTGTAATTTTTATTTTCATTTGATATATCAAGAGATAATATTATATTATTATCCCCGATTTCTGGAACGGATTGATTCATGTTAAATAAATCTTCAAACCACGATATAGGATTGAATTTTGACATTATCTTTATTATAAATTAATAACTAAATTTTTAAATTAATAAAAATTTATTTGAAATTGCTAAATTGTTATTCATTAAAAAAATATTCTTCTAGTTCATTAATTTTAGGTTTATTATAATAATATTGTGATTGTTTCATTTTTGGAATTTTTATATGTTTGACACTATCATTATCTTGATTATCTATGTTTTTTAAATGTTTAGATATACTATTATCATCTGATTTTTCATAATTTTTATTCAAGTCATCTGATGAAACATAATGTAAAGAACGTTCACTTTGTTCTTTATCAACAATCAATAATTGGTCTGAATTTGGTCTTACACTGATACTGTCTGATGATTTAGAATCAAAATCGTATTCTATTTGAATATTAGTTTCATCTATCTCTTCATTAACGAATTCTAAAACTGTTTTAATTTTATCATTTGGTAAAAATAAGTTTAATACATTTTCTAATTCTTGGGTTAAGAAATTTGTTTTAAATTGGTATAATGATTTGGGATTTTCATATACGATTCTTGAAATGTGTCTTAAACATTTTAAATAGTATTTTTTAATGGTAGGAAAGGTATAGTTTTGTAAAAGTGTATCGACATAAACATCGGATTTATTTATTAAGATTTCAGTTGACAATTTAATAATATTAATTAATGTAATTTGTAAATCTTCTTCTGTGACATCTTCCTTTTTAGATAACCATTTTAAAAATTTGGAGTATTCTTTATTCATCTTTTTCTCTGACCATTTTGGAATTTTTAATAATACTCTTTGAAAATCTGGATATAAACTTGGTCGTGTACTTTTTGTAATATGTGACTCTTTTTCTTTTTCGAAAACTTTTGTAAGATATTTATATATATATTTTATGAGAATATTATGCAATTTTGATTTTAGACGATAAATTTTATCAATATTACTTTTAACTAACATACTATATTAATTATATGTATTATTTTTTTATTTTAATTTCCGCGAATGGAAATTATAAATTTTAATATATAATATAAATAAAGATGGATTATCATTTATTTGTATTAACAATCACTCTTGTAGTATATTTTATAATGAAAAGATATTACAGTAAAAAAGAGCTCAGCTCTAATAAGAAAAGTGGTAGATTGATCTATTTATTATCAGTTCCATTTGTAATGTATTTATATAAATATTTTTATTTAAAACCTAACGACAACATAATAGCAAAAAATGTTACTAGTTTAAATACAAGTACAGATGTAACATCTGAACCATTGTTAACTGAATTGTATCCAGAAACATCAGTTAATATTTCATCGTCAAGTAAATCATCTTAAAAATGAAATATATTTTGTATAGCATTTTTGTATAGCATTTTTGTGTATTACTTTTTAAAATTTAATTTCTATGATTTATGTAAGTAATGAGTTTATATTACACTGATGATAATTTTTTAAATAAAATGGAGTTTTTGGAAAACAAGTCTGAAAATAAAAAATCACATATTCATCAGGAACCTACACAAATGTTATTAAGAAATTATATATCAAAAGTTACTCCTTTTGAAAATGTATTATTATATCACGAAGTGGGTGTTGGTAAAACTTGTACCTCTATAACTATTGCTGAGGGTTTTAAAGAATATATATATAATATGGGTAAAAGGATTCTTGTTCTTGTAAAAAACAAGAATATAGAAAAAAATTTTATGGGGGAATTACTTAGTAAATGTACAAGGGAAGAATATTTAGACAATGAAGAGTATGATATATATTCTGGTAAAGTAAATACAAAAGAATCAGAGAGAAATGAAATTATTCATAAAGCCACAAAAATTATTTCTAAATCTTATCAATTTGTTACATATGGTACTTTTATTAATAGGGTTTTGGGTGCTAAAGAATTTGAAAAGGATGAATATGGGAATACTACAAAAAAAGTTAAACGAACAAAAACAGGTGAAATTAAACGTAAACCTATAAAGGATGAAATAAAGAATCTTAATAATACGGTGATTATAGTAGATGAGGCTCATAATGTTACAGGAAATGAAGTATATACTTCTTTAATGAAGGTATTGTCAAAATCTTACAATTACAGATTAGTTTTATTAACGGCAACTCCTATTTATGATAATTCAACTGAGATTTTTGAACTAGCAAATTTATTAAATGTGAACAGCGAATCTTTACAATTTCCAATTGGAAATATGTTATTAAAACAAAATGAAAGTGGTGATAGTTATCTGACAAAGAAACGATCAGAATACATTAATAGATCTGTATTAAAAGGTGATATTTATGAAATCACAGAATTTGGTAAAAAGAAATTAAATGAATCGTTGAAAGGAAAGGTGTCATATTTGCGTGCTAATACAGAAACAAATCCTAAAAAATTTGATATAGGGAGTCCTTTAATTAATATAACGGGTACGACTAATATAGTTTTATGCGAGATGTCACCATATCAATATAAAACATATATAAATGCTTTAAAAACTGATCTTGGTGAATTCAGTAAATATGACATGTCAACAGCTATAAAATTGTTAGAATCAGAAGAGAATATTTCAGAAAAAGAAATTAGTGTTTCAAAGGCAAGTTCTTTATATAAAAATAGTAGCGATGCATCTACAATGACATATCCTGACCACGAATATGGTAAAACAGGTTTTTTAAATACTTTTAGTTTTAATAAAACTCGATCAAAATATACTTTAAATGACAAGAAAATTTTAACAACAGATTTGATAAATTATTCTTCAAAATTGTATAATTTGTTAGAGAATATAAATAAGAATGATCGAGGTAACGTATTTATTTATTCAAATTATGTAAATTATGGTGGAACATCTTTATTACGTCAATTATTTTTAAACAATGGTTTTTTTGAATTTTCTAATAAAAATATGCCAGAAACTAAACATTACAAAAGTTTTACAGTTTTTGATGAAAGTACAAGTTTACGAGACAGAGAAAATTTCAAAAGAATATTTAACAATGAGGATAATAAAGATGGCAAGTATATAAGAATTATAATAGGTTCACCTATTCTTTCAGAAGGTATTACTTTGAAAGCTGTTAGACAGGTACATATATTGGAACCTTATTGGAATATGAGTAAGATAAATCAAATTATAGGTAGAGCAGTAAGAAATTATTCTCATCACGCCTTAGAACCACAAGAAAGAACAGTTGAAATCTATAAATACGTATCTGTTTTTTATAAAAATGGTGATCGTAATTTAAATAGTGTAGATGATTTAAGTAAATTCTTTATAGATAGAGAAAAATATATATTATCAGAAGAGAAAGACAGAAGTAATAAAATTATTGAAAGACAATTAAAAATAACAAGTTTTGATTGTTCATTGAATTTATTTAGAAATAAAATCGTTGATGGTATAGACGGATCACCAGAATGTGATTATACTAAATGTAATTACGAATGTGAACATAAACCTAAAAGTGAGAGAGTTGATAAGTCTACATATAAAATGTACTTGACATTTTTTAATCAATTTGATATCTATTATATATTAGAAACTTTGAAAATGATGTTTCAACAATCTTTTATATGGCATTTAGATGATATTCGACTATCAATTAAAAAATTAGAACCATTGATTTCCGAAGAAACAATTTATACAACACTCAACTATATAGTTGAAAACAAAGTATTTATGTTTGATATGTATGGAAGAGAAGGATTTATTATAAGAACTGGTGAGTATTATATATTTAACGACGCTGATATAGAAATAAATACATCTATCTATTCAAAGATATTAGATTTTTCTACAGATATTAATAAATATTCATTAGACGAATACGCAAATAATTTCTTAAACATAAATCTATTCCAATCTGATAAAATAAAAGATAAAGGTAAAATACCACCTGGTGAATTACAACCTGAAAAACCAAGTACATTAGATTTGTTATCTGAAGAACAATTAGAATACAATCGTCAAATCGAAGAAAATTATACAATATATGGTACCTATAGAATGAAAAAAACAAAGGAAGATCATTGGGATCATAAATATGGAAAACGTGACGAAAAGTTTAGAATATTAGATATACGAAATGCTGTTTCTAAACAAAAAGATCAAAGAAAAGATATCACTGGAAAAGCAGCAACTAGTTATGAAATACCAGAATTACGTTCTATTGCTAAAGCATTAGATATTGAAATAAATGGTACACATAATAAACCAGATCTTGTAAGAATGATTAAACGAGTATTGGAAAGTCAATCACGAATACTTAAATAAAATACAATTTAACATCAATTTATTTACAAAAATATTCATAAATTTTTTTAGATAATGCTTTTCCTATTTTCCTATTTTTACCTTGTATTTTGACTTCTGAAAAAAGATTTTCCCTTTGTGTATCTGTTTCTAACAAATTATATGTATCAATTAATTCTTTTATAGTTTGTATTGGATATGAAATAAGTGTATTAGCTATATTAATAGATATACCCGGAATAAGACAAAGTTGATAACTTAATTTATTATCCTTAATTTTATCAGAACGTTTTACTAATTTTATTGATGAAGTATTGATTTGATTCACTTTAAAATCACCATTTTTAAATTTTTTGTATAATAATAAAATCATATTAAAAGTGTCCTGTTTGTTTTCAGTTTGAATGGTTTTATATTCGTGTTTAAATAATAAGTTTAAAAGTGACCCATTAATAATAGTATTGGATAAGTTATTTTTAATATCTCTATCATTTTTAACGACGCTACCTTCTATCAGATAACATATTTTATTATTGTCGTTTATTGAATCTAATAAACGTTGTTTTTGCTCTCGAAACCTTCCATCTGTGATACTAGAACATAAATCTTTTATACTTTTTCTTTCAATAGCAAGTTGAATTGTATTATTATCATTAATGTCTTGTAATATTATATAGTCAGCTATTGGTAATGATGTTATTTTAAAAGTAATATCAATATTCATAATATTTGTTTGTATTATTTGATCATTCACAATTTCACAATATTCACTTAAACGTTTTATATAATCGTTTTCCCTATAGTCAACCAATAAAAACATTTGTTTATTATTTATTATAAAAAGTAATAAACAAAATGAAATACAACGAATGTAAATGTAAATATTTTATAAATGTAAATATTTTATAAATGTAAATGTATTTACTAGAATAAAAAATAAATGATACTACTATATATAAAAAATGGAATCGTCAAATAGTGATGTTAATATAATTTTAGCCAATATGATAAATTTATTTCACATAATCGTTATATTATTTGTTTTGTTTATTCCATTTTCAAATGTACCAATGTTACTATTATTACACATAGTTTTCAGTATGAGTTTATTGGTACATTGGTATAATAATAACAATCAATGTTCATTAACATTATTAGAATCGAAATTAAGAGGATTAGATGTAACAGAAAGTTTTACATATAAATTCATAGCTCCTTTATATGATGTATCTAAAACAGACTGGTCTAAAATTTGCTATTCCTTTACAATAGTATTAATGATCGTTTCAATATATAGATTGTATAATTCAAAACGATTAAAAGATGCATTTCGATGTTTTTCTGAGAAACGTAAAGAACAAGAATGGATATCAGGAACATTTTATGACAAATTAACGATTGTAAATAAATGCTTTATACAATTGTTTCTTATTTCTTAGAAACAACAATTGTTTCTTATTTCTTATTTCTTAATTGTTTCTTATTTCTTAGAAACGAATTTATTTGATAAATTTGTTTTATAACTTTGCGTAAATAAAACCTACTTTTTTTATTACAAACAGTTAATATGGATATAGATTTCTATTCACAATATATAAATATAAATTTTGATGAGATTCTTATGGAATCTAATAATCATCTAATTAATTCTCAAAATGTATATTTGGTATATAAACAACAATATTTTGACGAATCTTCCAAAAATTATGAACTTTTCAAAAAATACAAAACAGAACTAGAAAGATTACAAAAATCTGAAACGATAACATTGCCAAATAAATATTTATTTGTTTATAAAGATACACAAGTTATAGAACAAACGAAACAAAATTTAAAAAATGTAGTGTTATCTCAAGAAAAATTATTAAATAATTTTCATCATTACATTACTTTATTGAATACAAATCCAAATATGTTTGAAGTTAAGAAACAAACAAACGAGAAAAAAAGTTTTTTGTCCAAGTTATTTGTCAAGAATTAGTAATTACACGATATTTTACATTATTGTCGATAATACAGAGATGATTTGTTTTGATTTTTCTCTTTGTTGTTCAAGTTTGTGTTTATAATCATAACAAGAACGAATTTCAATTTTGATTTGTCGTAATTGATTTTCTAAATTTTGTAGAGAATTTTCGTGGTTTGAAAGTAATTTCTTAGTAGATGATAAAAATTTACTATGAAGATACATCATATCTTCTGTTTGGATTGTTTCGTCGCACATTGGACATTTTCTACTTTGCAAATATTCTGAATCAATTATTGGATAAGTGTAAATGTCTTGCAAACTAGTTTCTGTCAAACATTTAATATGGAAAATGTGATTGCAAGTTAGTATAATAAAAGTACCAGATGTGTCATTGCAAATATTACAACTATGACATTCTTTTGAAATTGATGAACGAGTTGATGCGATATCACTTTGAATATCATTTTCATTTTTTGATTTGTTATAAATATCTCTTAATTCGGATACTTTACTTTTAGATCTATTACTATCATAATCATTATCTGTTTTTTCGTAAAACGATTGCATTTCAAGTAATTTACTTGCCTTTCATAATAAAATCAATTTTTTATGAAAGTTTTATAAAAATTAATTATGATCATTTATTTGAAATTCGTATTCAAAATTTGGTAAGATTGTAGATGATATCATAATACCACAATATTCTTCTGGTTGTGTTGTATAATCTACATATGTATATATGTTTAATAGAATAGATTCCACAACTAATAATTTAAATATATTTTTAAATTCATCTCCGTGGCCTTGTATAGGAATTCCATTCTGATTATAATTACACAAATGAGCTAGTTCGTGTAATATTACATACATTAACAAATTAATATCATATATTTCTTCTTTACTGTCTCTTGTTCTTAAGCAAATATGCATATCTTGTTTATCAATTGTATATGTTGTATAACGATTATCTATTGCGGCTTCTGATAAAACATTTGAATTGTAATTCTCTTTTAATTTTTTAATAAAAAAATTCTTATTTTCATCATTCGTGTATTTTGTATCTAAATGATCGATTAATTTTGTTATACGTTTGTTAATTTCCGCCAATGTATTTGCAGAGGTTTTCAAATAATCATCACCCTTTGTATTTGGTTGTCTTATTAAATAATTGTTATGATCAATGTCTGATTTTACATAAGTATTTTCATTATATAGTTTTAAAGTTACAAAGAAATATACTAATAGTATTATTGTAATAAATATTAATATGGTATTCATTATTAATATCATTGAAAAAAGTTTTGTATAAATCATCTTAAAATTGATGATAACTTGCGTGTTCAATTACAATTTTACGTCTAATTTGCACACTGGACAAACTTTAGAATCTTCTCCGTCAACGCATTTAGACATCTCAGTCATTAATTTTTCTCCATTGTTTTGTAGAAATTTTTTATATTCGTGTGAATTTTGAATATTGTACTTTTGTTGAAGATTTTTATTTAATTCACAACTAGGGGTATAATCTGTAAACATACGCCCATCACTCATTACAAACTTTGGCATTTTTTATTTTATATATTACAAAGATAAAAAAAATCACAATAAAGATAAAAAAAATCAAAATAAAAAAAAAAAAAATCACAATAAAGATAAAAAAAATCACCATGTATACTAATTATTATTTATCAAAAATTGATCATATTCATTACAAGACATATCGTGCATAATTTGTTGAACAGTATTATAATTCGCATTATTATATACATTCTCATAATTATGATAATCATCTGTATTTTTATTTTGCATTGATATATCGCGCAGTCGTGGTTCTTCTTGTAATGGTTGATCTGGTAATGGTTCTTCTTGTAATGGTTCTTCTTGTAATGGTTCTTCTTGCAATGGTTCTTCTTGTAATGGTTGGTTTGGTAATGGTTGATTTGGTAATGGTTGATTTGGTAATAGTTGATCTTGTAGTCTTGTATTTTCGTGTAGTCGTGTATTTTCGTGTAGTCGTGTATTTTCGTGTACTTGTTGATTTGGTATTTGGTGGTTAATTTCTTCAGTATTCATATTAAATAGAGATGTTAACAATTCAGGTGTTAATAATGAAATATTATTATTTGGTTGTAATGCAGTAAATGAAGCAACACGTGCTAATGGAATTCTACCAATTGGTATAGAAGACGTTATAGGGAAATTTGTTTGAGATTGTTGTGTATTTTGTTGTGAATTTCTTTTCAAATGATCATTTATAAGAACTAATTCATTATCTAATATTTTAAATGTTTTCGAAACATCATTTTTATACGATTGTAAATCTTTAAGTCTAGATTTCATTTTTTTGTTTTCCATATGTAATTCATCGTAACTTTTATGTAATCTTGAATATTCTCTTTCCGATTCCATAAACTTGTTAAAATAATACCAAGATACAACACCAAAAATAACACATATTATGGTGGATAATTGACTTGTCATAATGTTTATTCTACTATGATAATAAAATATAATAAAATAACAATTACTTAACGTAAAGTGTTATTTGTTCACTATTTTATTATAGATTTAGATAATTTTACAAGTGAATTCTATAGACAATTCATAAAATTATATATAGAATTTTTAATGCGAATTTAGATAAACGAGAATTATTCATTTAAGTGCTATTTGATTGTTTTTAATATAATTTTTAAGATGTTTAGTCTCGTTTGGGTTGTTATATTATTAATTTACAGAGATTTAGATCCAGTAAAATTTTGATATGTATTGTTTTTATAATACATCATTTTTCTAGGTGAAGTTCTAAAAATTTTTTTACCAGTATAATAAAAATTACAACAAACATAGTTATTTTTCATTTCTAATAAATTGTTGTATACGTTTTTAATAACTTGTTTTTTAGCTATATCATAATGTCTAATTAAAGACATACATTCATCATAGGAAAACCATCCAATATTTTGAACTTCACCAGTTTGTATTTTATTTTTATAATCTATTTTAGGTGGTGGTACATCTTTTTTAATTTTTACTAAATAATAAATGTGTCTATATCTGACACCATTTGTACCAACAAATTCTTCGTGAATAGTTGGATAATTTTTTATAAAATCATAACAATTCTTATTATAACCAGTTTCTTCATAAAATTCTCTTTCTGCACAAGCAATATTTGTTTCCTTCATATTTCTTCTACCCTTTGGAAACCCGAATTCAGTGTATTTAAAACACGTTTTAGATTGATTTATCAAATTAGGAATATCTAGTTTAGAAAATTTCTTATATGCAAAATCATATTCATTTCTAAAACATTTACTATCGTGATTTACCCATAATTCTTTCCATATATCATCAAATGACTTTGTTAGTAACGATTGTTTTTCTTTTTCTGTCATTTCATTTAAAAAAATAGGCAAAACCTTATTGTATTCATTTGCATCTTCAGGATATTTACCTCTAACAAAATCTGTGAACCCCATAGTATCCTTTCTTTGTATCATTAAAAATTTAATTTTAGGATAAGATTGATTATCACTATTTGATTTTGAATATGACAAAATATCTTTTAACTCTAGATTTTTATCAAATAATTCATCATTTTCATTTTCAACAATCTTAAAAGCTATAATCCCAAAACTTGTAATAGGACCGTGGCAATCTTTAACAACGTGACCTTTTTCACCACAATTCACACAATAAATATTCTTATATTTTGATTTACTTGATGATTTATTCTTGGTATTATTATTGTAATTAATATTAAAAGTATGTTCTTGATTTACAAAAGTGTTGGTGTCATCGTTTACGGTGTTATTATCATTTATTGTATCGATGTTTATTGTATCGATGTTTATTGTATCGATGTTTATTGTATCAACGTTTATTGTGTTGTCGTCGGTGTCTTCGTTAAATATTAAATTATACAAGTTTGATATATCTTGATTTGACATAACATGAAATATCGTTATTATTATTAAATAAATTAATTTTCATTTTTAAATTCGCTTTTTTATTAATCGCTTTTGTAATTTGTAAATCGCATTTTTGTAAATCGCATTTTTGTAAATCGCATTTGTAATTTGTAAATCGCATTTTTATAAATCGCATTTTTATAAAAATTTAAATGTATTGTTACTATATATATAAATGATTGATTTGTATCTTTTTAATACTATTATAAATACGATATGGTATTTGTTTACTGTATTATTTGTGCTGTATAGATTTACATCATTGTTTAGTTATGGTTATAATTTTTTACGTTTTTGTGGTAAATTATTTAATAGTTTATACTATGTATATGATAGAATAACAATTTATATAAAGAGGAGAAATGGATACGAATATGTAGAGAATCAAGGTGATATAGAGAATCAAGGTGATATAGAGAATCAAGGTGATATAGAGTCACAGAATAGTCAACCAAAAACATTACTGCAATCTTGTAAAACATATTTATCAAAACAATATGATCATATTTATTATAAAATTTTTGGCAAGAGAAACAATTATAATCACCCTAGAGATGATAGAATTAATTTGGCAGAGATTACAATTACAAATAACATTGAATCTTTTAACATAAATAAAAATACAAAAGACTATGAAAATGAGTTATTTGATCAACAAATGAATGAATTGTCTTTAAACAGTAGCTCAATAGAACTTAATTGCATTCAAACTGAAGTTTACGAAGATTCAAATGAATATGATCCACTTATGGAACAACCTACTGTAGGTAATTCAGAACTAGATGCACATTTATTTGACAAATCTTCTTGTAATAGTAATCGTAATACACGTGATGTTTTTCATAATGTAAACTTGAATAATGATAGTTTTCTAAACAATAATTATTTCAATACATCGAATGACACGTACACGTATTCGAATGACACGTACACGTATTCGAATGACCCAATGCAATTAGAACCAGTTCATTTAATAATAAAAGATAAATTAGATACAATACCAGAAAATTCTGTAAATTTTAAAGTTTACGAATATGAAAAAGAACAAGAACAAGCACACACATCGGAAATTATTAATGAAGAAAATTTAAATAAGAGTGTACTAGAAACTATATTCGAAGAACCTGAACCAAATGATAAATTAAATGATAAATTAAATGATAAATTAAATGATGAATTAAATGATGAAATAAATGATATACATAATTATATATATGGTAATCGTGGTAATTATGATAATCACGTTAATTACGGGAATTATTCGTATATACAAGATGATTCGAGTGATGAATTATGTAAAGAAATATTAAAAAACCCTTATATCTAAATAAATTATAAATATATATATAAATTATAAATATATATATGTGCTGTTTATTCATCGTCTGAATTTTCATCTATTTCTTGGACTTTTATTCTCCATCCGTTAATTTTGGGTATATTTTTCTTATCTAGTTTAAATTCTGTACATAATCCATTTTCAAGTTGTTTAACAAAAAGATTAAATTTACCAAATGTGCTACGCATTGTGAAATCAGATTTATATATATCTTTTAATTGATCTTTCGTTATATAATCGGACTTTTCTCCAATTACGATATTTTCTTCTATGAATTGTTTAATAATATTATTGTCATTTTCATATTTCTTTGTAACTTGTAACACTGGTATTGGTGGTAATAAACTTTCAGTTTTATATAATTTGTAATAATCAATTAATATACACATAAAAACACATTGATAATTTTCTAATTTGGATTTTAATTCTTTGTCGATTTTAAATTCATATATGCCATTTTTTATATTTTCAGGATCTGGTTCTTCGACAAACCGTGATATAAATTCTGTTATTTTAAGACGTCTAATAACACCACCATCTAAATCACTTATACTTGGTATTTTATTACAAGCCATAAAAAATTTAGAACAAGGTTTGAATTCTATTTGTGAGCTATTTAATTCACGAGTTGATATTCTATCACCACCAGTTAAAGATTTCATAACATCAGCTTGTATTTGATCATTTGACCCAGGTTCTTGCATAATGACACAACGTTTGTTTTGAATATTTGCCAATGCACTATTTGCTGAATTTGCAGATTCTCTTTTACCTGTAATTAACGAAACTGGACTTATACAAGCATATTCACCAAGTGCTTTTAAATGTAAATCCATAATAGTAGATTTACCATTACCACCTGTATTATTTTTACCAGACCAAATGTAAAAATTTTCATCTCTAGTATGACCATCTAAACACGATGCTAATGATCGTAATGTAAAATCTCTAACTGATTGTTGTGGTAAAATTTTACATATAAGTTCCATTAGTTCAATATACAATGGATGATTTTTTTTATATTCTATAAATTCGTATCCAGTAGATAAAGATATATAATCAGAACTTCTTCCTTTTCGGAATTCCATTTCTTTAAGATCATAAATACCATTTTCAAAACCTATAAGATCTTTGTCTTGGTCTATAATTTTATTAAAATTAGAATTGTAAAATTCAAGTTCTAAACAATTTAATTTAATACCACTTCCAAGTTTTTGAAGAATGTTATGATAATTTTTTATAATTTCTTCACTTGCACCTTCACGAATTAATTGACGTCTATATTTTTCAATTTTAGTAAACACTTCATTTATAATTAAAACTCTAAGATTGTAACTTTTGTTTTCCTTTTTCCATCTGATACCATTAAAGTAATACCATTCATTCTTTTCAGGTGAACTACATACAAAATTTTCTCCATATAATCTATATATTAACTTGCTCAAAACATTGTCAAAAGGACGTAAATATTTTATATCGTGATTAGGTATTTCTTTAGATAATTCATTAAATTCTTCAGGATTATCTATCCTAGCTAAATGTATTAAATTATTTATTGTATAAATATATTCACTGTTTTGAAAAGAATCCCAAGCTATATTTGCATCCTTTTCATCGTAATTTTCCCATTTTGTCGAAAAATAATGCCATAAATCAATGTAATCTCTATTAATAGATGATAATATATATCCTATATTTAACCATTTTGATCTATCAGACCATCTTTCTGGATCTAAAATATCCAAATATTTTCTTACTACTTCTTTATCTGAATATATATCTTCATCATTATTCATCAAATGAACTTTTTTAGAATTATCCTTTTTCTTTTCTGATTTATAATTAAAAAGTATACTTTCTGGTTCGATATTTGTAATACAAGTTTTCAAAAAATGTTCAAATGTAGTATCCTCTGGACTAATAATATTTTCTTGTAATTCTGTTAAAAATGAATTTGTATCAAGTAAATATAATGGTCTATTTTGACCACATTTAGTAGATAATAAAGTTCTAAAACATATTGGAGCATATACCTTTGTATCTATAATTTTTTTATCAAATAAATCTCTAAATTTTGGTTTCAATTGTTCTTCTAAATAAACTTGAATACTTTTCGCTTTAGGAAAATGAATACCATCAAAAATAATGTGATAACTTCTTTTTTCTGTATCTGGATATGATTTTAATATATACACACCTTTAATATCAGGTAACATTTGTCTTATCGTATTTACTATATTTAATATATCTGTTTTATGTTTTATAGCTTCATTTTCATCCAATTTTTGAATTCTACGTTTAATATCTGTATTATCAATAATTTCTAATTTTTTATCATAATCAATATACAATTTCATAGGCTGATTTGCACTCCAAGATTCATAATAATGAGATTTATTCACCCCCCTTTCTTTTATTTTATTCCATATATTTTTATATGAATCTGCTATAAAAATCTTTGATGACGAACTATTAAGATCTCTTTGAAAAAATGCTAAATTCTTACTTTCGCAAATTTTTATACATTCCGCCTTTTGTCCTTTTGAAAATTCCATACCTATAGAATCATTGTTGTCAATCTCAGCCATACTAATACTTAAAAATATATAAAATTTTATTTTTAAGTATATATTAATTTAAATTTTATATTAACTACTATTTAATATATTAGCCTCTATCAAAGCATCATTCCAACTACCAAATTTATTATACACTGTTCTCTCGGAAAATGGATGTTCTTTATCTCCTGCTATAGGCATCTTGTTATATTTTTTATAATAAAACTTTAAATATTTTATAATAAATTCCTTTTTTATTCTCTCTTTAGTCATCAATAATAACTTATAAAAATAAATTATTATTAAATTAAAAAAAAAGCCCAAATCTAACAATTCATTAAATCACATAATACCTTTTTAAAATTTAATTTATGTAAAAATAGATTGAATTGACCTTCTACGAACTCTTTGTTAAATTTACCCTTATCAATTATAGTGTAATATTCGCATCCATTATCTACAATAATTTTACGTTTTAATATGTCTCTTGCTTTTTGTTTATTTGAAACATTTGGACCCTGATGCCAATAGTAGCCATCCCATAAAATTGCTATTTTTAGACTTATAATAAAGATATCACAATCCCAAAAATTACCATTAGTGTCCTTAAAAATTTTTTCATTACATTGAATATCATTTTGTCCAAAATATTTAATACATAATTCTGAACATAATATTTCATTTTTAGATCTATTATTTATAGGTCTTACTTCAAATCCTTTTCTACCATTAATTTTAAGTTTTTCTTTATCACTGCATAAATGTATAGTTGAACATTTTTGACTACAAAATTTTTGTTCAGATCTTTTAGGATTGTAATGTTCTTTACACCATTCGCATATTCTTAAAGTATCTTTTAAAAATATTTCACCGTATCGTTTTTTAAGGGCTGTTATACTATTTAAATTATTAGCACATTTTTGATGTCTATGTCCTTTTTTATAATTATCATATGTTTGATTATATATTTCTTTACATATTTTACATTCTATTTTTAATTTTTCTTTAGAATTTATATATTCTGTTGAAATTAATAGTTCTTCTTTATCAATAATGTCTTTTATATATTGAAATGTTAATTTTTTAGGCATAAAACTAATTGATATTGTTATTTTCTTATTTTTAAATCTTTTTAAAAATAAATTTTAACACGTGACTGAAATGAGCTATAAACTAATAAAATTAAAAAAAGCCCAAAGCAATCTTTTCAGACTGCCTTGGGCTTTTTAGGGTATATATATGTATTGTCTGTCCGAGTGCTGCCCTCGGGATTCCGCTTTATAAGAACGGTATGATAGCTGTTTCATCAACAGACATATCAAATGTTTAATTGATATCTCTGTTAAATTAAAGAATTGCCTTCACCGTGGATTGAACACGGGACCTTCAGTTTACAAGACTGACGTTCTTCCACTGAACTATAAAGGCTTAACGTCACCAGCAGGGTTCGAACCTGCGCTCCCAAAGGGAAACGGTTTAGCAAACCGCCGCGTTAACCACTCCGCCATAGTGACTCTGAATAGTTTAATGTCATATTCAGGACAGCGAATAATATCGGTAGAATACCTTTATTTACAAAATTTTTTGTCTATTTGTATATACTTGTTTTATTAAGTAATGCTTCTTATCTTTAAATCAAGATTTTTTTTTTAAATTTTTAACTTAATTTTTAACTTAATATTTTAATTTAATATTTTTTAAACATTTTTTAGTTTTTATAAAGTTTTATATTTTTTTTATTTTTTAGATAATTAAGCTTGAACTCCTCTTTTTGCACGACCTTTTGTTTTTGGAGGAGGAGCAACTTCTTCTTCTTCCTCTACAACTTCTTCTTCTACAACTTCTTCTTCTTCTTCTTCAAGTTCTTCCAAAGATTCATTAATACTTAGTTGTTTTGTTGCTTCAACAATATCGTTTTCAGTATCAAGGTCTTCTTGTTGAGATTCTTCATCGATCATAGCATATCCAGTAATACTTTGTTGATTTCTGAATACTTTTGATTGAACCAACTTCCATTTTGCTGAAACTTTACTAGTGATACTAAGATAGACTAATTCTAATACACAGATAACTTGACTACCTTTTGGTACTACTGTATCAAATGTATTTTCATTCAAATCAACAGGATTCTTGTTTTCATCAAAAATTAAAACAGGAGTTTTGAAACGTTTGTTACTCAAGAATCGTCCAGTAAATCCATCAGAATTATCACGTTCTCTGTCTAGTTTAGCACGAACTCTAGAAGGATAATCAAGAATATTACCATCTTTATCAGTAGGAATTTTTACTGATGGTGAATAATAAGCATCTTCAATTGTTTCCATTGATACTTTTGGTTTACCCAACCATTCCTTACTCTTAGACATAATAGTCTTCTTTACAAGATCGTCAAATTGTTCAAGTTTTGTATGGAAGTCACGAATTTCTAAAGAATTTTTATCTTCTTTATCTTCACCACCAAAAGACAATTCCAATTCAAAAGAATCATCCTTGTTATCAGTGGCATCCTTCTTACGCCAACGTTTAATACCATTTGGGACATACATTTTTGGTGTTTGAACCATAATCTTTCCGCCATTGTAATTTACATAAACCATTTTACGTCCGTGATTGTCAGTTTTAACATCAGAAAAAGAAACTTTGTTTAAATCGAGATTGACAGCTTTAATAATTGACATTTTGTTTGTTAGTGTTGTTATAATTTTATAATTGTAATGTTTTAAAAATTTTTTTCAATTTTTTCTTAAATGCAACTCGACATTGTTTTTAAATCCAATTGAACATTGTTTTTTTGTTTATTGTTTATAAATACGTGATAACGCGTAAAATTTGATTTAAAAATTTGCGTAAATAAAGATTATATATGTCACTGTCAGTTAATAGAACTGAAACAAAATTGGATAAAAGTGAATTTGATATAGATACAAAATTAAGTTTGTTAATGAAATCGTTAACTGATTTTTACACAAATTCTGTTTACATTGATCAAATTAAAAGTATTATAGATCAAAATAGTGTTATTTCTTTAAGAATTTTAGACTGGTTTATTACAAATTATTCAAAAAAACATAGAACGATTATTAATGGCGCAGTAGGATCTATTGACGTTTATCAAAATTATAAATTACAATTAAAATCGTTCAGTAAAAAGCAATTTGATCCATTCTGTCGTAAGAATAAGATCTTATTTTATTACAACGATGATGATTACATTGAAACCTCTTGTGGTCAATTATGTTTCTTTAGATGGTGCTTTGAAAATAATATATTAAATTACGTAAAAACAAATTTAAGCACCATTGAACAAGATATGAAAATATCATTAAAAAGTAAAAAAACCAAAAAAGATGAAGATAAACCAGATTCGGCACAAAAACGTCAACCTCTAAGTATATCTGCCTCGAGAAGTGTGTCAAAAACTAATGTAAAATACACTGTAAAGTTTGATTAAATAATATTTTGTCAAAAATTACAAAAAATGTCAAAAATTACAAGCGTTTACTTGAACAGAATAATAGTTTACAAACTGAATGATAAACTCATATTACGAAGTGCTATAAAAGATATTTTTTTAGTTAAAAATTGACTTTATTTTTCATATTAATAATATTTAAATATGAAAAAACATACATTTGAATATGTCAAAATGTTTTTTAAACAAAATAATTGCGAATTACTTGAAAAAGAATACATTAATAGTAAAATTAAAATGAAATATAAATGTATATGTAAAAATACAGCAATTATAACATTTAATGAGTTTCAACAAGGAAAGCGATGTATGAAATGTTCAGGAACACCAGTTCATACATACGAACATGTAAATAGTTTTATTATAGAAAAAAATTGTATGTTAATATCAACTGATTATAAAAATGTTAATACTAAATTAAAAGTAATATGTTCATGTAAAAATGAATATTTGGTATCTTTTAAAGCATTTCAATTGAATGTTAGATGTTCAAATTGTACCATAGATAAAACTAAAAACACAAATTTAGAAAAATTTGGTGTAGAATATTCTATGCAAAATAAAGATATTCAACAAAAAAGTAAAGATACTTGTTTAGAAAAATATGGTGTTGAGTATTCTAGTCAAAATAAAGATATTAAAGATAAAATTAGAGAAAAGCATATAAATAAAACCGATTTAGAACTATTAGAAATACAAAATAAAAGAAAACAAACAACTATAGATAAATATGGTGTTGAACATCATATGTTTAATGAAGATGTTAAACATAAAATTAAAGAAACTAATTTAGAAAGATATGGAGTTGAACATCAAATGTTTAATGAAGATGTTAAACATAAAATTAAAGAAACTAATTTAGAAAGATATGGGGTTGAAAATGTTTTTCAAAATGAAGATGTTAAACATAAAATTAAAGAAACTAATTTAGAAAGATATGGAGTTGAATATCCTATGCAAAATTATGAAATTGCTGAAAAATCTCATAAAAATTCATATAATTTAAAAGAATATACTTTACCATCTAATAATATTGTTAAAGTACAGGGATACGAACCATTTGCTTTAGATATTTTACTTAAAATATTTAATGAAAATGATATTATAATAGAACGAAAAGATATACCTATTATAAAATATGAAACGAATAAAAAAATATTTACATATTATCCTGATATTTTTATACCAAAAGAAAATAAAATTATTGAAGTTAAAAGTATTTGGACGTATAACGTAAATTTAGAAAAAAATATATTAAAACAAAAAGCTAGTATAAATAATGGTTATAATTTTGAATTTTGGATTTTTAATAATAAAGGGCAAAAAATTAATCAAATTTAAGTGTGTATTTCATATGAACTTTTGAAATAGATCTTCCAGTTGGAATACTTAATGGTTGACGTTTTTTGGAAGGTGAAAGTGTGGGATCTTCGGGTCCTTTTTTTATTTTAAGTGAATTTTTCATATCTTGTTCAATAATATTTAAATTTTCTTTAACATAATTAAGAATATCATTTTCAAAACACCATCTAAAGAAACATAATTGTCCCAGCTAGTTTCTATAAATTTTTCTTCACCTTGCTCATTTTCAGCATAACAAAAGTATATTTTATTCTTACGACAGAATGGATCAAATTGTCGTTTACTGAAGCTTTTTAACATTAATTTATAATTCATATAAACATCTACATTTTTGTCGTGTGGCATTACGAAATAAAAATGTATGTCAAGGTTATTTGTGGAGATATAGTGGGATAAGTGCAGATGATCAAATGCAAGACCAACCTGTTATTAGAATTAACTGTAATACAGGTGAAAGAACAAATTACCCAAATATAGCATCTGCTGCAAAAGCTGTTAAAATATCACCACCAGGTCTAAGAAACAGAATTCTTACTGACGTACACGTTAATAATTTTCATTGGGTTTTTGATAAGAATGCAACTCATTATAAAACGGAAAGGTAAAATTAATTAAAAATCATCGAGGTGATTTAATTAATTTTTAAAAAGATATACATGTAAATTTGTTACATTTCCAAGAGTTGTTTAATTTGGTTATCATACGTTTTTAACTTGTTAAATGTTTTGATAATCGTGACAGATGATAAACCATATAATTCTGAAAATATTTTTAGATCAATGTCAATGTTTTTAAATTGTAATATATAATAAAAACATCCTACACCAATAGACAAAGGTGTATGATCTAACAGAATATCATTATCTTCGCATATTTCAATTAATATTTTGACATCCTTTAATACATCAAAGTTAATTTGTAGTTTGTGTTTTTTTATAATATTATTAACATAATCAAATGGTTTTCGTGTTTCTAATATTATATTTTTATCAAGATGTAATTTTTTAGAATTAATTAGTTCTAATATAACTCTTTCTGCTCTAGTTACATATTTAATATCTAAATACATTTCTTTAATAAGATCCAAATACGAATATGGTGTAGATGTGTCTTTAGAAACATAATGAATACAACAAAGTATAATACCATCTTTTACACGAGCTCTCTTTGTACCATCGTTTTTTTTAATACAATTTATAACCATAACAGATGTATCTACTATATCGTTAATTAATGAGTCAATAATTTTTAAACGAATACATAAATTCTTTACATACGTCTTTAGTTTATATGTATTTTTTTCTTCGTTTGACCACATATACCATTCTTGCATTTTAGATATTCTACTATTGAAATTATTATTATATTTAGCAGGAATAGTTGTATTGTCATAAGAAATGTTCGTATTTAACCTATCTTCTTTTATAACAAGACCGCAATCTTGACAAACACAATCATTATCATTATATCTCAAGTTATTACTTAAACAATTACTACACATATCAGATTTTTCATTTAAATGCGTCTGAAAAGGTTTACTTGACGCATTGTTTGTTTCATATTTAGATGCCATCTCAAAATCCTTCCAAATCAAATTAAAATCATCCGTAGAATTCATATTAATTTACATATTTAAAATTAATAATTCAATTTATAATTAGCATATTCAAGAGCTTCATCGTTTACATAAAAAATTTCAGTATTATCATTTAGAGTTTTTTTATTAAATACGAGATGCCATTTATGCTTTCTTGTATTGCAAGTTAAATCAATGTTGTATTTTGACTTCATAATAATTTTAACTTGTTCTTTTGATATTGTATTATTTTGTTGAATTGTTTTCTTGAATAATTTTGCAATATTTGTATCTGGGTTTTTCAACCAATTGTTAATTTGATTTTTGATAATTTCAGAATTTGATAATATAACTTTTTCAGAAGATTCATTACCAATAAAAGGGTATTTATTATGACTCATACCAACAAAACATCCATAATATGTTAACTTACATACATCTTTTAACTGTAAACCAGTAATTTTTTCTATAGATTCCATTAAAACATCTTTAAATATACTAGATATAGCAGTTCTACACATTATTCTATTCTTAGAAACATAATTGTTATCCTTTACCCAACCAAGAAAATGATCTAATAATTCTTTTCTAGCAACTTTATGCCTTGAATCATTAGTAACAGTAATAAATTCATTTACGTATTTTTCATAAATAGCATTGTCAAAAAACTCAATCTTAGCATTCATACTTTTTACCTCGAAACCTACAAACCCAGCACATTTAGGAAAATAAATACCTCTTTTTCTATCTGTCAAAGATATTCCCCCTTTGTATTCTAATTTTGTTATATCACTTATAGTATTTGTAATTTCTTTTTGAAATGATGTACTCCAATTGCCAGTTTCTAATTTAATATGACTTTTTTCAAAATCTTCTGAATACTTTTGCTGATACCATTCATAAAAATCTTTACATATCAATTCAGTTGATACTTTTGCTCCAGGAATTATTACAACATTTTCTTTAATCCACATTTCATAAATATCTTTAGAAACATGAATTCTAGCTTTATTTGTATTCACCAAACGATTACTGCGATACCTACTAATAAATTCAATTAAATTATCAACATTTTCTTCAATATGATAATTGTCATATACCATAATAGCAAAATCTACAACTTGTTTCATTCTTTCATAAGAAATTGTAAACCATTCTGGCTTGCTTACTTTAAAATGTTTTAATAACAATTTTACAAAATCTTCAATCATTTTTGCATTTTTAGTTTCATATGTAAACAAATATTCAAAATGAGGATTACTTGACTTGTGATTTTCTTGTCTAACAAATACATCATTCGTTTTTGTACTTGTAAAAATACCTATCTTGTGCAAGTTTTTAATAACAGGATTATGCGCAATATATAAATGAGATACAGCTTCTTGTTGTTTTAACTGTGCTATGTATCTGTCTTTTTCTTCCAACAACTTGTCAGCAGTTTCTTTCTCCTTTTGTAAAAGTGATTTTTGACTGTCCATTTCCTGTTTAATTATTTCATTATATACATTTTCTAATTTTACATAATACTTACGAATGCTTTTACCACGTTCTGTTTTTGCTAACATACACAAATTTTTAAATGTATCCACATTCAACATAACATCTTCTTTATTTAATCCTGCTCCCCCTAAATCTTTACCGTTCTTAACCTGCTTTTCCATACGGAAAAGCAGCTTTTTGTAATCTTCTCCTTCAGTAAAGTTACTTTGTATAGTTTTCATCGCATTTCCCTTGTTTGCAAAACCAATCATCTTGAATACATTTTCTAGGTTAATTGGATAATCATTTGTTGGGTGGTAATTCATATACATATATAGATTAGCTACATACCATCTTTGTTCTTCCTCTGTAAAATTTGTATTTAGACGTTCAACCAACTGATTTTGCAGATTCAAAGAAAATGTAGTGTTACTCGACTTTACTAATTCACTAAAGTTTATTGATTTAGGCACTAATTGATTCATTATTAATAATTTTATTAATATTATAATAAAATTATTTTTAAATATATTTTTAAACACGATTATTAAATACTAAAAGATTTCAACACCATACGTTTTTCACTTTCGCTCAAACCATAATCTCTGTATTCTATCTTTTGTTTTAATAAATTATTTTCTCTAATGTAATCAATAAAAGGTCCTTCTGCATATTCTTTACTTTGTTCAATAAGCATTCTACCTACTGCAGTAACAATTGAACCAAGTTCTTTTAAAATAAGATTACCTTGTCCTCTTCCAAGGAAACCATAAGTAGAATTCAATGATACTTTAATAGCTAATTGTGTAGAATCAAGAATACTTTCCAACAACTTATTTCCTTCTGCTGCTGCTCGTGCCATTTCACGTTTTACACGTTTTCTTTCCGAATACAATTCCTCTAATAATGCTGGTAGTACACCTTTGTTAACAATTTCTCCCGTTTCAGGGTTTGTATGTGGTTGTACTACTGTATAGTTATAACTAACATCTCGTTTTTGATATTTTTCATCAGACTCTCTTGACTTTTTTAAAGGATCGTGAATACGACAATAATAGTTTGTTACATCTAATTCATTCTTTACTTCAAAATAAGCTTGTTTACCACATACTTGTCCTTTACTTTTACCACTTTTACCAACACCTTCACAAGTCTGACGTAATTTATATTCTACTTTATCATCCCACGCAATCTTTTCATAGTTTACATCTGGAATACCCAAATACTGCTCATCTAACACAAATGAACTATAACATAAATTTCTACTAATCATAATTGTTGGATACAAACTTGCAAAATCCAACACAGCTATATTATCCTTGTACATTCCGGGTACTGGTTCTAAAACAGTAGCTCCTGTAAAACTATCATCTATAGCATCATCATTTGACCACATTCTTGTAACATAATAATCATTTCTTTTGTAACGAAACTTGATATTGAAAAAATCACGTTTGATTTCTGTATCTGAAAAAACAACAAACGTATGATCATCTATTATTTCTGATAATTTAGCCATCAAAACTAACGGTTTGTTAGATTCATTCTGACTTTTACCACAATTAACTTCAACATATTCACCAATATCATCATTTTCAAAAGGATGAGGATCCTTAGATTTTATAAACAATGCATATGCATCTTCATTAAAATTTGTATGTGGTACTAAAAAATTCATTTGTCTAGCTTTCCTCAAAATCTGTGAATATACCTTTATAGTTTGACCACGAGTTGTTAAAAATCCAATAGGAACAAATGTAACGTTTGCTAACTGCATAATTGTAATTAAAATGAGCTGTTTATCAACTAATCTTTGTAACAAAGCTGTATCTTGTATACAATACAGACCAATTTTGCATATCTCTTCTGGTGAACCACGTTGATAAAAATCAAAAATATCTTTTGCACTCACATCATGTTTGTTTTGACCTAAAATTTCAGATGCAATGTTATCCAACTTATAACTAGCATATTTTTTCATACCACGTTTATAATGAATTAATAAATCATAATTTAATCTTCCTGGTATGTATACACGATTGAATTCACTGTCACCATATGCACTAGAACTAAAATATTCTTTCTTAATATCGGCTGCCTTTGATGTCATTCTACTCAACTTTTTCAAAAGATATCCATCCTTATATGTTTTTGTTCCAGTACGTTTAGATGTAACCAAACCTAATAATTCAGCTCTTTCTACCAAATACATACAATCAAATGAATCACCATTGTAAGTGTAAAAAATATCTGGATCCATCATAGAAACTGTGTCTACCCAACGTTTAATTAATTCTTTTTCTGTTTTACATTCTTCGACAATTACATTTGGATCATCTATAGATTCACAACGTTTTAATGTTAATAAATGCTTTACCAAAAACCCATCTTTATTTGACGTGTTACCTTTTACGTATTTATATGTAGTTGCTATTTGAAAAATTTCATTCGGATATTCAACATTTCCATTTTTTGTAATTTTATATTTAGGATCAGGAAATGTTCTATCGTGACTATATACTTCAATATCCCAAGATGCTTGTAAAAAATTTGCAAGATCTTGATGTTCTTTCATTGAAACGATTAGTTTTCTATCAATCGATAATTCAACTTGAGTAGTAGCTGAATCACTCGTAATATTGTATTTACCTTTCGGTAAACGAATCCAACCTGCCATCAAAATATCCTTGATATGACAATAACGCATAAATGGCTCAAAATTACTTTCATATAATTTAAATTTAGTTGGACGTTTCGTTACATTTGCAATCTCTATTGCCTTTTTAAACAAATATCTACTCTTCATTAAAGCCGAATAATTATTAAAAACCAATTTTACATACTTGTATTCCTTTCCATTTCTAAAACCAAATAAATCCTTTTTTTGTTCAATACACGATCTATGTTTTCCATTTTCCTTTACTAACGGTTGACTAAATGATTTTAAAAAATAACTTGATTCAATATGTTTCAAAAAATACCCTAAATGTATTTTACTAAATGTATTTGGAACTTTTATATAATAAAAAGGCTTAAATCCAGTTATTTTACAAGTTACTGAAATACCACTTTGTGTTACTCCAAAACATCTTATTGTATACACATCAGTATTAAGTTCGTTTTGAACATCGTCTTCAATATCTTCGGTGTCATCGTCTTCTTCATCTTGTGCCCACCATTCTATAATTTGCATCTCGATATCATTTTTATAAAAATCATCTGGTATTTTTATAAGATTATGTTTGTAAAATCTTTCCATGTAATATAGTTTCGTAATTTAAAATAATTCATTTTTTTAAATACATATTAGACACGCATATTAGGTTATTTTTTTTGTTTCTATAAATTAGTATGAAAAAGATCAATGAATTTACTCAATTATCATATGATATAATATATAAAATCTATTTTTTTATAGATGATTATTCTACTGCTAGTAATTTTTGGCTACTTTCAAAAACGTTTAATAAAAAATATATGAGTTATTATAATAAACCTTACGAGCACAAGTATAATATTTTATATAATAATATATTTACGTTTTTATCTTTATTACCTGAATGGAGATATGATGAGTATTATTTAAATCTAGATATAGATTTTTATGAATTGGTCACAACTAAATTTTTATTAAAAGAGGAAAAACAAACAGTTATTAATGATATTCGATTTATTTATTATTTTTATAAAAATTTCTTTATTTACGATTTATTTTTTGAATCATATTGTAATAATCATTTTAGAGGAATTGATCATTTTAGAGGAATATCATACAAAGTATCACGTATTATTTTATTAAAAGGACCTAAATTTATAGATAAAATAACAACAGTTATTTTTAATAAAAATAAATTAAAAATCGTATCAAAATATAATACAGTAAACACATTGATTGAAAATCACATTTAATTTTAATTTTATATGTATTAAAATATATGTATTAAATATATATATGTATTTATGTATTAAAATATATATATATTTATGTTTAGAGTTTACTCGTCTTATTGAAAAAAAAGTGTTTTAAAATAATTTTGACGTTTTTTTATATAATATAAAATACTTTTATAATAATCAAATAGATCTTTATCGAAATGATAATTTTCTTGTGAAAAAAAATTAGATATCATATTGTTATAAAATCTTCCATATAATCTCATTCTTCTATTTGTATTTGGATTTTTTATATAAATCATTTCATTTATGATAGTGATTTCCTTATTTAACAAAATGTTATAATAGTATAAATTTTCTCGTCTTAACATTTCCTTAAATTGTGTGTAGTTGTGAGATACCAATTCGTCTTTATAAAAACGTTTTTTAAGTTTACATATTTGAAATAGATATCTTTCATTGCACGTATAACAACATAGATTAAGTTTTGTTCGTGTTAAGTTTAGTTCTTTAAAAGTAAATATTTTTTTAAGTGTGTATAATGAAGTAAGATTTGTTGACATTTTGTGAATATCATTAAAATTTAAATGTATATTTTCTATATGACAATTACTTAATATATAGTTGTAATAGTTCATTTTAACATCAGCATATTCATATTCAAATGATTCTAAAAAATGAAACCAATAATTAAAATCGTTTTTCGGATTAAATATTTCAATTTGTAGTAAATTATATAGAGCACATAACTCTAATTGATCTGGATATAATGAAATATGACAATGATTGTTATTTATATAAAAATAAAATATCTTATAAAAAAGTGCGTTAATTTTATCGTTTGCAGTTATATCTTCAACTTTTGTATACATTATAAAATTATATAAATCATTTGTTCTAATTGAATTCGCACCACGTAATCTATTTCTATTAAAAATACGTTTGTATTTATATAAATGAACTGTAATATGATAGTGTATAAGATTATAACAAAAGTTTACCAATACATTTCTATCTTTAACACCGAATGAAAGATTACTCTTAATTAATTGCCTTTGTAAAATATTGGTTTGAACTGATTTAATATAATGTAATAACGATGTCGAACAAGATTTTAAAATACATATGTCTTTTAATGTTAAATATTTAGTAATTTCGTAAATTATATCAGATGGTAACAAATTCAACGTCTTCATAATTTATTAATTGCCATTATGAATTTTCATTTTTTTTAAAATTGCTTAAATCACATACATATTCTTATTCCGTGACAGTTTATTGTTGGTATAAATTGTTCAAACCATATATTAATTATTCTTGGTCTATTTTCATCTAATATGTTAGGGTCAGGTTCGTTTAAAAATGTGTAATTGTATTTTATTTTATACCCAACACTTTCCATGTAACATTTTAATTCATCAAATTGCTCACTTGTAATATCATTTGGGGAAATAGATTCTCCATATAAATGTCGTGCTCCTGAAACTAATATAGACATTAATAACTGAAACAATGTTATATTTGGCGATTGTAATATAGATATATTATATGTACAAGGTTTTTTTGGCGGTTCAGAAAATATTTTTATCACTATATCTTCTAATGTTTTCTCTTTCATAATTGACAGATGTTGCTTTCTATTATTATATTGTAAAAAAAAATATATAATAATAGTATTTTCCGCACCTCATTATAAATCATCACTTATTAAACAATCTTGATCATCATCTAAATCATCTTTTAAATTTGATTCTAATTTTTCATTAACTCGTTTCCTAATTTCATTTAAATATAATTTTCTAATAATCATTTGTTTTTGTACTCGATCACTATTTACAAAATCTATTTTTAATTTTTCTTGATTCAAAAATTTACTTTCAAAATTTACTGCAAAAATACTTAAATAATATAGTATATCATTCAAATAATCATCATCTTGGTAGATAACTGTTATTCTAATCTGATCATTGAATTTTTCAACTAATTTAGCCATAGGTATTGACAACATATGCATATATATATGAATCTGAGTTTTTTCATAATCTCTTAAAGCTGTAAAAAACCCACGTGTTCTATTTTTTACTTCAACAATATAACTCTTATTTTTATCCTGTTTATCAATATAAAGACCATCAATTCTACCTCCAATATACCAATCAAAATTACTATTACTATTGCATTCTATACGTTTTTTGAAAAATTCTTGTGATGTATCTAATTTTACATCAAAACGTTTTTCATATATTACAATAGCAGATTCTTCTTTTAAAGTACCATGTGTTCGGTTTATAAAACTTTCACTTTCTTTTAACAAAGTTTGTTTTTGTTTATCAGATATATCCATTTTTTTAATTGAATTTTTAATATTTTCTCTTTTATCATCTGTTTCAATTGTTTCGGATTGAACTAAACGAATATTTTCCTCTCCTAATGTTTTTTTTAATCTTTGTTCTTGATTTAAATCAATGTCATCTATCATTTTTTCTAAACAATCACTTTTTACTTTTAATTCCGATAATCTTTTATCTATTTTGTTTGATCGTAATGTATATTGACGTTTTGTAATTTTTTTTGTATCCAAATCTGTTTTTAATACATCTTTTTCTTTTTCTAAATCGATAATCTCTAAATTTTGAGATAACAATTGTGTTTTGTTTTCATTTATAATTTTATTATATCCATCTGGGTCACAACGTTTCCATAAACGTTCAAATGGAGTTACAAAATCATATTCATTTTGTCCAATAAATGCAGCAATGTCACTTGTAAATAAAAAAAGTTTTTTCTTAACACTTTCAGACATAATCCCTTTTGTTTTTTATTTGTTTTGTTTTTAAATTCTAAAATATACAAAGGTTTTTAATTTAAAATTTACATTTTATAAAATTTAATCAAGTTTACAAAAATTAATCAAGTTTACAAAATTTAATCAAGTTTACAAAAATTAATCAAGTTTACAAAAATTAATGGATGATATAGCAGTTGATAAAAAAAAATGTTATAATAAAACTTCATGTAAGAGTGAAGAAAGTAATAGTACAGATGATGTATTTAATAAAACTGAATTGATGCGTTTAAATAATGGTTGGAATGATAAAAATGAGAGATTAATTATATCACTTGGTGAGAATGCAGCTTCTTATAAATGGATGCACGAGAAATGCGCTGGTTATAATAAATTTGTATACAAGTTGACAAATATTTTTTTGATATTTCTAAGTACAAGTTTAACTGCAGAAACAATTTTTCCACAAGAAACAACGTGTACAAACAATTCGTTAGATACACTTAGTATAATTAAAAGATTATTCGTATATTTGGTTAACTTATTGTCTGTATTACAAAGTTTTTTTAAGTCAGAAGTAGTAGGTGAAAAACATTTAAATGCGTCTGGATCATTTAGTAATTTGTATCACGATATACAACAACAAATGTGTATGTTTAGAAGAGATCGTATAAATGCTACAAAGTATGTATCCGATTGTTTAAAACAATATGACACACTTATTATAAATAGTCCTGATATAAATTTACACGTAGTAAGAATGTTTAAAAAAACATTTAAAAATACCGATATATCATTACCAGATATAGCTGATAAAATTCAAAAGATTGAAATTATAACAGAGGACGTAAATAATGGTGATGATTATAAAAATACGAGTATATCAAGTAGTAAAAAGAATTGTAATAATTTACAAGAAATACATAATGCATTTCAAATACAAGGTGACATAACTGACAAGGAATTAGAAAATATAAATTACACCGATTTAAGAAAAAAGTTTTTAAAACAAAAGTCTGAATACGAATACAATAGATTCTTACAACATTCACAAGAACTCGATTAAATTTAATTTAAATTGATATCCAATTAATTAATTTAAATTGATATCATTTTTATATCGTTTTGATTGTGATTCCATTTTGTTTACTAATTTAAGTAATCTTTCATTTTCAGGAATGTTACCCACTTTTGTAACATACTTGTACACGCATTCTCCATAATTATCAAATTTATTATTTAAACGTGTACAATAACCTCTTATATACGTATACACACAATAATATGGATCACAAAAGTTTTCAAACATTAATTTAACAGATTCTTCTGATCTATAATCGAATTCTTTTGATGTACAATAAATATGATAACCTCTAGGAGAACTGTATATTCTAAAAGTTTCAGGAATCATTTGGAAATGATTTATAATAAGATGTAAATCTAAATTTTTGTCATCTATATCGATTGTTAGTAAATGTTTAAAACATATATATACTGTATTTGTGACTAAATCTCTAGCTATATAATAATCACGAGACCCTTTTATAAGACGTTGTTCTCTTTTAACACCATCTATAAAAGATGGTGCTAAATGTATAATATCTTCTGATTTAGTAATATCTTTAGAAATTTTTTGCATTTCTAGTTTTTCCAAAGGGTCTTTATTTTCTAATATGTTTAAAAATGTTTTATGAAATAATTTCATAGTATAATAATAATAACTAATAATATATATTATGGAAAAAAAAGCATCTCTTAGACAAATTGTATATTTAAATTACTTATTGCGAAATGAAGGAAAGGTTTTAAGTGATATTACTTCAAAACATTATGAAGAATTGACTTATTATGATGTAAAAGCATTGTATTACCAATTAAATGTCCCCTTAAGTATTGATTTAAGAAATTTTGAATATATTATAAAAGAAGAAACCGACGATTATATAATTGGACATCAATTTAACAAACGAACAAAAGAAAAAATAATGGACATTATATCTTTTAATTCAATGATGGTGTTAGATTATGATATAAAAAAAGATAACGATGACGATAATGATCACGATACAAAAAAACAAATTTTATTAAAATATATAATTGATAAATTAAGTGAATATCCTTATACATTTTATATTTATGAAACGTTTAATGGATATCACGTTTATTGTACAAGTAAATTTTTTGATTATAATAAACATTCTACTCATATGTTAATGAAAACATTAGGATGTGATCAATTTTATATAGGTTTTACAAGGTATACAGGTTTTGTTGTCAGATTAAATAAAAAAAAAGATCGTGATGAAAAATATATAGAACGTTTTGTTGCAAAATTGGGAAATGAACCGGATATTAATATATTACTTGATTTATTAAGATTAAAGGATCGTTTATTAGAAAATATATAAGAAAATATAATATTAATTACAAGTCTTCGTCTTCTTCGTCTTCGACGTCTTCTTCGTCTTCTTCGTCTTCGACGTCTTCGACGTCTTCTAAAGTTGTCATTGTTTTTTGAAGATGTTCATAAACATCTTTTATGTTTCTTACAATCTTGTTAGATAGTTTTGTTCTATCAAATGGATGTGTATGTTTACCTTCTGTAATTACGTGTCTGTATAAATATCTTATATCTTCGCACCATAATTTATTATTATGTTCGTATGTAAATAAAAATTCTGGTTTGACATTAGAAATACTATCTAATGTAAATACGGATTCATCATTGTGACATTTATCTTTGTATAATTCAGGATGTTCTATTTTATCTAGACGTTCTTTTTCTGTGAGGTTATTATGAATATTTTTTCGATCATTTGGATCTTCCTTTGTAAATCGAATTTTATTTTGTCTTTGTTTTTCTACAATTTCATCTAATATTTCATATAATTCTTTACATAACTCACGTTTGGACTTCATATTAAAATGTTTTACTCCTTCTATAGCAGCTAATTCTCGTAATTCTTCAATATCAAATGTAGTTAATTTAGCGCACATTCTTTGCCATTTGTATTTGTATTTTTCAGGAAGATGTTTTCTCTCTACATATTTTTTTATTTTTTCTAATCTTTCTTGTATAATAATTTTTCTCTTTTCCCTTTCTATTTTTAAAAGTGTTATTAAATCATAAATTTCATCCATAGCTCTGTTATGAATTCCAATAATGTCGCGATTCTTATATGGTCTTATACTTCCAACACCTATATAATTTATACCTATTGTTGTATCCTGTAATAATCTTTTTAATTCTTTATCTATTTCTTGTATAATATTATTATCAATGTCTAATTTGTTATTTATATAGATATTAATTATATAACCTAGAATTCTTTTCCATCCAAATTTATCAATTATCCTTTTATAACCTTTTAGATTTACATTAATATTTAATCCAGATCGTTGCAAAATGATTGGTAGGATTGTAGTAGCGAAGTATGTTCTAAGTTGTTTAATTGACCATCCAACACCGTGTGATACGGAATATTTTTTAAAATTCTCTTTTGTGACATCTAATTCTCTAGGTGCTTTTACAATATTTGGATCATCTGTTCGTCTCCAAATAAAATAATCATAGTAAAAATTTTCATTATTTATGGTCAATTCACTTTTGGTACCTTTTAAAAACAATTGGTTTATTATAGATGGTGATTGATCAAAGTAAATAAATTCTAGTAAATGAGATATAATGATATCACTCATATCATTATCGATGTCATCGCAACGCAAGCTTAGATCTGTTTTGTTAAATTCACTATTTTCTAGACCTATTTTTTTACATATATAGGCACTAAGTGCCTTTCTTAATTTTTTATCCGAATAAAAAATATCTGGGAAAAAATTAAAATTTTGTGTATCGTATTCATTTATATATTTATTGTAGTTATCTCTGACTGTTTCGATGTATTGTTTAATAAATTCATCATATCCTAAATTTTTAATAATATTTTTCCACAAGTTTTTGTCATTGAATAATTTTTCATTATTGAAAACGTATTCTATCGAATATGTTTGATTTTCAGACATTTTATAATTAGTAAATAAAAAAATTAATATAAAAATTAATAATAGCGTTAAAAATTAATAATAGCGTTATTATTAATTTCCGTTTTAATTTTAGTTTTAATATTTTTTTATATTTGTTTTTATATTTGTTTATTGATCTGTTTTTTCGTGTTTTATAGCTTCTAATTTACAAGTGGATCTTGATGAATTAAAGTCGTCTGGTATATTTATTATAGTATGTGCTTGTTTTTTATAGAAGCTTTTTCGTTGACCAAATCTTTTCATTCGTTTAGCTATTGAACTATATAAATCTTTTCTAGAAGATCTTAGTGTTTCAGTGAGTAATCCTACAAATTCTGTTTTATTCCAAACGTTTTTTGTACTAATTCTTTGTTCTAGTTTTTTAATAATTTGTAATAATGTATCTTTATCTAATTGTTTTAGTACTCTATTATTTACTTCTTGATTTACATTTCGCCACATATCAGAAGTTTCTAAATGTTTACAATGATTACTATCAAATTCTAATATAGAGATAGAATAAATGATATCTGTTATTTTTTCAGATGAGTTGTATACATATCCTTTATTTATTTTTTTATAGTGCTTTAGTAATTGAAAACAAAATTCTCCATCGTTTAATTCATAAAAAACATTTTTTATATTACTGTTATTTGGAGCGTATTTGTAACTTTCTATTTCTTCATTTATATATTCTTTTACCCAATTTCTAATAGGTGTTATATCAGATGAGTAAAATATATTTAGTATTTTGTCTATTTCAGATGGTGCTTGTCGCAAAATTATATACATCCTTTATTATAATTTATCAAGAAATTTATTTTATCGAATATCAATTATTAAAAAATATTAAAAATACATTTTGTGCATTTTGTATGTAATTAATTAGGTTTCCAATACGATTGTACTCTTCCACTTGGGTCTGTGTTATCTGTCCATTTTGTTTGCCATACTTTAACAGTGAATTCACTTGTGTTTTTATAACTTTTATCATTGAATAATCTAGTGAAAATTTCTCTATAAAAAAGTTCTTCTTTTGTATTTGGTCTATTATAAGTGTAATTGTTTCTTTTTGATGAGAAATCCATTTCTGTATATATGTTATTACAATGGTGTTTAATAGAATCAATCCAATTTTCAGAAGGGTTTTTTAAACTACTAACTCCGTCACTAAATTGTTCTTTCTTTCTATATAAAATTTGTTTTGGTAAATATCCTACAAAAGAATCTCTTAATATTTGTTTTTCTATGTGATTTCGTGATAAACTACCAAATGTTTTCCATTGTGGATGCAATGATAAGATGTATTTTACATAATCTATATCTGTGAATGGAACTCTTACTTCAAATGAATTTGCCATACACATTTTGTTTGCACGTAAACAATCGAATAGATGAACATTACTTACAAGATTAATTGTTTCCATTTGGAAATCTTTTTCAGATGGTGCATTTGCTCCGTATAGATAACATAAGGTTTCATCAGATAATTCACCTGAAAATAAAATTTTCATATTTGGGAAATCTTGTCTAATAGATGATGTAAGTAAAAACATAGGTGTACTAGCTCTAATTGTTGTACAATCATAACTTTCTGCAAATAAGATAACATTTTCTATTTGATTTAGACCTTGATCAGGAGTAAAATAATATTCTTTATGATCAGTTTGTAAAAATTCTGCAACGGTTCTTGCTGCAACTAAATCTGGAACAGACGCATTTACTCCAATACTAAAAGTCTTGATCTTTTCTTTATACCCTAAATCGTTTGCTATAGATACTACTAAACTACTTATTAGACTACTATCTAAACCCCCTGATAATAATACTCCAAATTCTATATTGTTATCGATTACATCTTTTAAACGTTTATGTACACTAGCTGTTAATTTTTCTCTAATCGTTTCTGTTATCATTTTATGTTCTCTTAATTGTGGTGGCATTACTTCTTTAATATCAGAATAATTATCATAAAAATTCATATAATAATTAACAGTATAGTCATTGTCAATCTGTGATATAGGAGTATATAAAAATGATCTTGGATAAAAAACTTTAATATTATCAACAAGACTTTCTTTTCCATTTGCAGGTGTTTTATTATAATTGGAGTTATCAACTCTTGTTAAACATTTAAGTTCAGATGATATAACAAAACGATCAATTGTAAAATCGTCACCTTTTGATGTTTTGTAATGTTTTTTATATCCAAAGTATAATGGTGTAACACCGATAGGATCTCTTGCAGCTAATATATGTTTGTTTTCCAAGTCATAAAGAACAAATGAAAATTGACCTTCTAACATTCGTAACATTTCAGGAATTTTATTTTTATACTTTTCATATAATGGAAAAATGATTTCACAATCAGACATTGTACATTTGTAATCAAGATGTTTTTCTAATTTATGCCAATTAAAAATTTCACCATTAATTATTAAAAATAGTTTATTATCCTTTGATATCAAAGGCTGTGTTGTATTATCACCATTAATTTTTAAACGTGTTTGTAACATTAATAAACTTTTGTTTGATTGAGGATCAATGATTAATTTATTTCCGTGTGAATCAGGACCTCTGTGATTTAAAAGAGTTGTAGTTGATGTTATTAGATCTTTGTAATTGTCAGTTATTAAATTTTTTGTATTCGGATCATTTTCATTTGGTGTATTTACAGTATTTTCAATTAACGCAAATATACCACACATTTTAGTTTAAAATTAATAAGAATAATGTTATTATAATTATATTCAATTTTTAATGAGAAATATCTCTTTAGTGTACGTGCATATAGGTGACAACTTGCCAGAATATTTGTTTGATAGTTTATATCAAACTTTATTAGTAAATTTATACAAAACCAAGATTTATATAATTGTAAGTGACAATTTAGTAGAAACTTTGGAACGTGGTATTCGGTGTTTTAACTTGAATGATTATACTAAACGCGATTTTAATTTTGAAAATGTTATTAATATAGTACCAATCTCGTTGTTAGATATGGTTTCTGTTAATGATAATGGTTTCAATAGTTATAAAAATTTAATTAATACAAAATTTGCTAATATGTCCGTTTTTAGAAATGGTTTTTGGATATCTACAACTGCACGTTTTTATTATTTACGTATTTTTATGCAAACATTTAATATAAAAAATGTTTTTCATATCGAGAATGATATTATGATATACGATAATTTTCATAATGTCTACGAATACATATGTAAAAATTGTATAGTAGATGAAATTGATAAGATTTGTATGATTCAAGATGCTCCAGATAGAGTAATACCTAGTTTGTTATACTTTCCTAGTTACATTGAAGTAATGAATTTGACACAATTTATAACAAACGAATTGGAGACATCTAGTGAATTTGTAAATGATATGAATATTTTAGGTAAATATCAAGATAAAATAAACTTACCTATAATGCCATATAATAAACAAACAGAAATTATTTTTGACGGTGCTGCTTTGGGACAATATTTAGGTGGTGTTGATTACAGAAATTTACCAGAACAAAATGATATGAATATGATGAATAATCCATCTCGTGGTTTTGTTAACGAAACTGCGATTATTAAGGCATCTGATTATGAATTTTTAAAGTTGAAAACTGAATTAGATGATCTACAAGTTCCAATTAGAATTCCTATATTAAAATCTGTAAATCTACATAAAATTTTTAATTTGCATATTCATAGTAAACAATTGTACCAATTTTCAAGTGTTTCTGATTTATTATTCGATGATATTATCTCCGGTGATAGAGTTGCGGGTTTGTGTGATTTTGTTTTATTAACGAAAGAAATATACGCTTTTCATAAAAATCTAGATAAACACGCAAAAGACGTTATTATTATAAAAGATTTTGGTAATGTGAATATAAATTTATTGAAGGCTTATTTTAAACAATGTTGTAAAGTATCTAATAAGAATGTAGTAAAATTATTTATTTACACTCATATTTTAGATGATTTTCAAAAATATATTTTCCCATATTTGGATGCATCGATTGGATATGTTATTTATTGTCATAATTCAGATCATTCAGTTACAGATGCACATAAAAGTATTTTAACATCTAGTTATGTAAAGAAGGTGTATGCACAAAATATAGATACGACGATTGATTCTGACAAGATATCATTACTACCTATTGGTATAGCAAATTCTATGTGGCCTCACGGTGATATATTGCAATTGTATAAAGTTATAAGTAAAGTATATAGGAATAAAAAAGTAAATCCGATATATGTTAATATAAATCCTAATACGTATTTATATAGGAAAAATATATTAGATAAAATAAAAGAAAAGGGTAAATTAACAATATCTAATGGTAAACCATATATAAATTATTTGGAAGAATTAGCCAGTCATAGATTTTGTTTATGTTTGCGTGGTAATGGTATAGATACTCATAGATTTTGGGAAAGTTTATATTTGGGTGTTATACCTGTTATTATAAATAATAGTACAACAAAGTGTAAAAATTTTGTAAAATACTTGAGAAAATTGGAAATCCCATTTTATGAAATATGTGATGATGATTTGGATGTTTTATTTGACAAATACACTGATGATTTTTTTAATGAAAATTTATACAAGTATATCATAAAAAAGTCTGGGTCATCTATATATAATTTAGATGCATTAAAGGTAAAATATTACGATTACGATTATGATAGTTTAGAATAAGTTTCCGAATTTGAATTTTTGGTATATTTTGGAAAAACAATACAAGGGAAACAGAGTTAAGATAATTTTTTAATTTATGATTTTTAAAACGTAAATTAAAACGTAATTTATAATAGTATAAAGATCTGATCGTTAGAAAGTGATATTAAAAATATTAAATAGATTTAAGAGTTAGATTATTTGCAATCTAAAAAATGGATTCGGGATTCGGGCAAAATCTAGAGGGATTTCTCATCAAAGGAAATTTGTCGTTAGCCCCTTCTGCAAACCCAACATTACAAGGTGATGGGTCTCTAGAAGGTTCTGGGACATTATACTTTGATGAGATAAAAGAATATAATTTTGAGAATGGAGTGAATATTCAAAATGTTACTTTTAAAAATGGTAACTTATACATACCTTATACAAATTCTAGTGACTCGGCTACATCAGCTAGTGTTATAATAGATGGTGGTTTATCTATAAAACATACACAAAATTCAACTAGTGTCACATCTGGTGGGGCTTTAACGGTTGTTGGTGGGGCTAGTATTGGAAAACGTTTAACAGTTGGTGGTGATATAGATGCTAGTGGGAATTATTTAAAAAATGTTGCTTATCCTGTATTGGGTAGTGATGGTGTGAATGTGGATTATGTTAGAGATTATGTTGAAAATTATTCTTCTAATATTTCTGGTAATTTTACTACTGGTCAAATTATTATAGGTGATAGTGATGGTAGTAGTATTAGAGGGTATGATTTTTTTACTACAGATACTCAAAAAATATATATGGGTTTGCCTATTAATATATTGACGACGTCAAGTACATTGGGCTTGGGGTCTGGTGGCAGTTTGAACGTGATTGGTGGTGCAAGTTTGGGTGGTGATGTATATATTGGTGGTGTATTAGATTTGTCAGGAAATATTATAAGAAATGTAGCTTCGCCGGTGAATGATAGTGACTCAGCAACAAAAAAATATGTTGATGATCGTAAGTTACAGGGTAATTTTACAACTGGACAGTTAATTGTGGCAGATTCGAATGGTGATGCTATTCGTGGTTATGATAATTTGACATATGATGGGTATACTATTACATTAGGTAGTACTTCTAATATAACTGGTAGTGTTGGGGGAAGTTTTGTTTGTTATGGTGGTATATCTATTAGCAAGGATGTTTTTGTTGGAGGTTATTTGAATGTAAATAACAATAATATTACAAATGTGGCAACTCCTATATTAGGTGGTGATGCAGTAAATAAAGATTATGTGGATAACTTAATTACAAGTCGTTTTAGTAGTTTTACTGCTGGTCAATTAATTGTAGCTGATTCTGCAGGATCATTACGTGGTTATGATAATTTAAGATTTAATACGGATGGTACAAGTGGTACATTGGTATTGAATAATAATACTACTGTTGTTTTAAATAATACAAAAAATGCATCTGGATTGAATTCTAGTGGTGCATTGGTTATTAATGGTGGTATAAGTGTATTAAAAGACGTTTTTATAGGTGGAGAATTAGATGTGAATATGAATAATATTAAAAGTGTAGCAGATCCTATTGAAAATTACGATGCTGTGAACAAAGCTTATATTGATACTTTGATTAGTAATATAAATGCTGGTCAGGGTATAAGTACAAATATCTTTAATTTGGAGAATAATGTATTGGTTCCTGGTGATATACCTTTATTTTATCAACCGAGTACAATCAAGGCATTTGTTGCTAACATATATGCTCATTATAACAATGAAAAATTCGCATTCTATACAATTTATGGTTTTCACACAGATAATAATTGGGTAGTAAATAGTACTTTTATAGGTAATGATATTGGTGTGTCATTTCACATAAGAGATAATGGTGGTCAGGGTGTTTTACAGTATACTAATAAAAATACCACGGGATTTGCTTCTATAAGATTTTCAACATTATTTAGAATAGAAGATTTTGATAATACTACTCAAGAAAACATCGATATATCTAGTAATGTTAGTACATTTACGGATATACCAGAATTGACATTTCTAAACAACACAGTTGATTCTGTAAAATTGTGTATTTATGTATCTAGTGAAACTGATAAAAGGTATGGTTTGGTTATTTTAAATGCATTGTTATCTAATGGTACTTGGTATTATAGTACTAGGAATATAGGTGACGTTGATAATATTAAATTTGGATTGAGGTCTACAGCTTCGAGTGGTATAGTCGAATATACGAATACAAATACTAGTTCTGATTATGTTATTAGAGTTTATCAGACTAATTTTTTGTTGACGCAACCTCAATTAACATTGAATGCGAATACAAATATAGTAACTAATGTTGGATCATCTGCATTAACTTTCCAGGGTATTACCAGTTTTACATTATCAGTTGTATTGACGGTACCAAGTTTGAATAAGAGTGCTTTATATGAAATTACTGGTGTTTTATTAAAAAATATATGGCAGATAAATTCAAAATTTATTGGTGATCACACTGGTGTGAAATTTTACATTAATACTATAAGTGGGGGTAGTGGTGTATTACAATATACAAATCCAAATGGAGTAGATGCATATATAAGATTTATTAAAAATGTTCCTAATGTATTTGAACCTTTAGGTGTGCCTATTGGTGGTACAGGTAATTCTACATTATTACCATATGCTGTATTGAGAGGTAATGGTACAAGTCCTATAATTGGTACGGATGATTTTATTTACAAAGATTACAAGTTAACTTTGGGGAGTCAATCATCTATACAATTAAATAGTACAACAAATGCTATTGGATTGGGATCTGGTGGTACGTTAACATCAAATGGTGGTGCTAGTTTTTTGAAAGATGTATATATAGGTGGCGAGTTAGATGTAAATATGAATAACATTACCAGTGTAGCAGATCCGATTGATGATTATGATGCTGTAAATAAATTGTATGTTGATGATTTAATAGCGAATGTTGATTTGAATAACAATAAAAATCAATTTGAACAAAGTTTAATTTTGAATAATGGTGTTGTTGTTAGTCCATTAGATATACCTGGTTTTAATTTTCCAGATAATGTTAAAGCATTTGTATCTAATATATATGTTCAGACTAGTACAGGTAGATCAGCCTTGTATACGATTAGGGGATTTTATTCTGGTTCAAATTGGGTTATAAGTAGTACTTTAATAGGAGATACATCTACTGGAGTTGATTTCCATATAAGGGATGATGTTGGGAGTGCATATGTACAATATACTAATCAAAATGTCGTAGGATCATCTTCTTTACGATATATAACAAATTCTATTGTGTATGATGATGCATCATCTGAACAAATCAATCATAATTTATTACCAAATATAAATACTTTTACAGATATACCATCATTGACTTTTCCTACTACAAATGTTGATTCTATAAAAATGATAATTTACGTTTCTAGTGTTACTGATAATAAATATGGAATGATATTAGGTAATTGTGTATTAAAGGGTAGTGATTGGATTATTAATACTTATAATATAGGTAATGTTCGTGGTATTACATTTGGTATAAGAATTAGTGGTTCGAATATAATAGTTCAATATACTAATTCGAATACAAGTAGTGATTATACATTGCGTGTGTTAAGTACAAGTATTCCTACATCTCAGACACCTATAACATTACAAGCAAATACAAATGTTCCTACGGAAATAGATGAAACTTTATTAGGTATTCCTATTACACAATATTATTTTGAATATTCTATAATTGTAAATGTTCCATCTTTGAATAAATCTGCATTGTATGAAATTCAGGGTGTTGTTTGTAATAGTACGTGGAATATAAATTATAGATATATAGGTGATTATACTGGTATAAAATTCTATATAAATACAGTTGGTGGCATTGGATATTTGGCGTATACTAATTCAAATAGTGTAGATGCTAATATTAAATTTATTAGGAATTCACCATTGACATCATTAAAACCTTTACAAGTTAGCAAGGGAGGTACTGGTAATACATTTTTTAACCCTTATACTATATTGAGAGGTAATGGTTTGGATCCTATTATAGGAACTTCAGATTTAGTTTATGAAAACAATAAATTGATATTAGGTGATTCATCTGTTATTGTATTGAAAAATACAAGTTCAGCTATTAATTTGAGTACTGGGTCTACATTTATTGCATATGGCGGAGTTAGTGTTAATAAAGAACTTTTTGTTGGTCAACGATTAGTTGTAAATGATGTTGATATTACACCCAATCCAGATGATGTATATGTTGAAAAGGTATTTGGAGCAGGAAATAATATAGTAGTTCCAACATCTATTAATGGATTTCAATTTAGTAATACAAAATCATTTTGTGCTATGGTATGTGTGAATATTACGACTACATCTGATGAATACGATGCTTTATTTGAATTACGAGGTTTAAAGAAAAAATCATCTTGGATTATAAATTCATCTTATATAGGAGATAATCTTGGAATATATTTTACAATAGGAGATAATGGGCAAATAAAATATACTAGCCGTAATACAACAGATTGGGTTTCTACAACAATCAAATTTAGAGCGACTACTTTAACTTAATTTTTTTGTATAGTATAGTACAATAAACAAAAAATGCAAAAAACGCGAAATGTACAAAATATAAATATAAAATAAAGTTTTTAATTCTGTACAAGTTTTTATTTTATTTATTGTATCTTTTGTGTATATTTATTTTATTTTGTACAATTATAAAATGAATAAGGCAAATAATAACACATCTTGTACAACCGCTTCAACATTAACTAGTAATAAAATTACTAGGGAAATACTTAAAAACAAACAAATTACGTCAATTACAAATGGTACATCTGGGTGTTTTTATGTAACAAATGTTAATTTATATTTGCATCCTAATCCAAATCAGTCGACACCTGATGTTAGTACCATGGATCTTAAAAAGATAAAAACAAAATGTTGTAACCCAGAATGTTTTTATTATGATTCTTGTATTGCACCAGATGATTACTTTTATTGTTGTAATCCAATGTGTCCTTGTTTTAAACCTGATTGGTATTGTTATTTGTAAATGTTATTGTAAATGTTATTGTAAATTTTGTAAATTGTTATTTGTAATAACAAGTTTAAAAAATTATTTAAAATTACGATTTTATTATAATAAGATGTCAGATTATTATAATATTCTTGGTGTATCAAAAGAAGCTTCGTCAGATGATATAAAAAATGCATATAGACGTTTAGCAAGAACAAATCATCCAGACAAAGGTGGTGATAAGGATAAGTTTCAAAAGATTCAGGAAGCTTATGAGATTTTATCAGATACAAATAAAAAAAATGCATATGATAACAAGGGCAATATTGATGATCCATTTGCATTTGGTGGTTTTGATCATCCATTTTTTAAACATCATATGCGTCAAGAACAACAATTTGTAAAAAAAAATGATCACGTGTATAATTGTAAGATATCTTTACAAGAAGTTTTTACTGGTGTAACAAAAAAGTTTCGAGTTCATAGAAATAAATTTTGTAAAGATTGTATTACATCTTGTTCAGTATGTAATGGTAAGGGTATCATTACTCAACATATACAATTGGGACCATTTACTCAAATTATTAAAAATACATGTAATCAATGTAGTGGTAGTGGTAAAAGTAATAACGCAGGTAAAATATGTTCAACATGTAATTCAAGTGGAAATGTTCAAGAAGAAAAAGTGTTTGAAATACAGATAACACCTGGTATAAAAAACAAAGAACGTTTCGTATTTGAAGATTGGGGCGAACAACCAATTAGAGATAATGAATTACCAGGATCATTTATTGTTATTATAAATATCGATGATCACGAATATTTCACAAGATCCGGTATGGATTTGTTATGTAATGTAAATTTAACATTTAAAGAAACAATGATAGGTAAGGATATTGTTATACCTCATTTTTCAGGTCATATAAATATAAATACATTAGGTTTTGGTATAATCAATCCTAATAGAGAATATATGATTCATAACAAAGGATTAGTAGATAAAGATGGTAAATGTGGTAATTTAAGAATAAAATTTATTATTGTGTATCCTGAAAGAGCATTTAATAATTATGAAGTTGAAATTTTAAACGAAACTTTTAATAAACTACTTTTTTAATTAAACAGAAGTAGGATACGAACTTGGATACGAACTTGAAGCTAAAGTAGCTGTAGATTCTTGTTGTTTTCCACCACGGTTTTTATCTTTTACACGATTTTTATTTTTTACCTCAACTTCAGAATTACGTCTACGACGTTTAACTAATTCTAAATGTGCCCCATTACGATTTCGTGTTTTAAAACGTTTTTCTAAAATCGAAAACGAATAAGGATAGTATTTGTAGAAAACAGATTGACTTGGATTATTATCGTTCACCCTTTGTGAAAAAATATTGCTAAAAAAAATAAAAATGATTGCTAATTGACTCTTCATTTTTATTAAATATAAAAAGAAAAAATATATTCACTTTTTCCTCAATAGTTAATCATATAATTGATCTTAATTATATACTGAATAACATTAACAATGTTTCATCGTCTATTTTAATAAATTCATTAGTTTCTTTTTTATTAACTTGATGATTAAGAGTTTCTTTTTTGGTGTGATCTTTTTTGGTGTGATCTTTTTTGGTGTGATCTTTTTTGGTGTGATCTTTAGTTTCTTTTTGTTTATTATACATTTGTAATGTGATATATTTACTCATATACAAAATTGATTTATTATGACAAAATAAAAATAAAATCGATTTTTTATAAAAATTGAATAAAAATTCGATTTCGTAGTTTTTTATGGATAATTTAAATAATCGTTTAATAACGAAATCGGAAGTTGAAAATGTTCTAAATTATTTTGAAAATATTGGTGACAATGGTCAACGTTTAGTTATAAATAATTTAGAACACTACCAACAAGCATTTATTCACGAAAGTTATTATCAAGCTGTACAATATTTTTTCACCAAAAATGAAAATATCGATGACAAATCTGGATTGTTTTATTATGTACCTAAAGAGTCTAGTGAACGTCTTGAATATTTAGGTGATCATATTCTTAAAGCTGTAATGGGAAGATATTTGTTTGAACGTTTTGGTAATGAACGTGAAGGATTTTTAACAAGATTAAAAATTAAAATAGAGAAATGTTCAATGTTACATAAAATTGGTGTTACTTTGGGTTTTAAAAAATTTTTATTATTATCTTTGCAGGTAGAAAATCAAACAATATTGGATATTGATCGTGGTAGAAATACGCCTAGTTATTATGAAGATGCATTTGAGGCATTTATTGGATCTATTTTATTAGATTTTGGAGAACGTGGATATTTGTATGCTGATCGTTTTGTGAGATCAGTTATTGAAAATATTATCGATTTTGCTGAACTTATATCTAAAAATGATAATTTTAAAGATAGTTTACAACGTTATTTTCAATCTTTAAAATGGAAAACACCTATATATTGTTCTTTAAATGAAGAAGGACCTTTATATAGAAAAGTATTTACAAGAATGTTAACTATTAATAGTAATCAATATGAATCATTGGATAAAGCAGTAAAAAGTATGATTAAAATATATTCTTCAAAAATTTTAGAAGAGTATCGTGTAAAAAATCCTCAAATATATACTAAACTTATTACGATATATCAAAAAAATGATTACATTATTGGAATTGGCTTTGGTAGAAAAGTTACAAGTGCAGAACAAGAATGTGCAAAAACTTGTTTATTGAATTTAAAACTGGATTTGAATTTTTAATATTTTTCTTTTAATTATATTTTTTTTATTTTATTAATATATAAAAAACATAATGGCAGATACACAAATACTTTCAACTGCAATAATCTTTTTAATAGCTGGTATTTTGGGAATAGCTACATCATCAATCGCAACAGAATGTTACGATAAAAATCCAGCATATAAAGACTCTAAAAAAGACAATTACAATTTCGTAATAGTAAATTTAGTATGTAATATATTTTTATTATTATTAAGTTTATATTCATTATATATAGGTTTTACAACAGTTTAAATTAACCTAAATTCCAGATTTTATTTAAATCTTCAGTTAAAATATTATTTATATCATATGATATTTTAGAAGGTTCCTCTATATAATTTTTTACTAAAAATCCCAAAATTTTATATTGGATTGATGTTTCAATATGAGATTTAAAACATTTATGTTTATCATTCATTGTAAAAATATTCAACAAACGTTTAAAAACCTTTAAATCTATTTTCTGAATGTTTTGTTTAAGTATTTCCTCTTCAATATATTTTTTTCGATTAATTATAAAATCATCTACGTTAATTTCAAATAATTTGTATTCGTATACAATATTAACAAGTATATCCAATGATATTTTAAAATTACTCCGTTCTATATTTTCACACAATTCTAATTTTTCTTTTTTTGTAGTGTTTTTTCCTTTCTTATTTTTATCAAAATATTCATTTAACTTTTCAATAGAATTAATTAATATATCAACTATAAAAAAACAACAAACTGGATCTTGTAAAATCCTACTTTTAAAACCTTTGTAATTCAAAATTTTACAATAAATATTATTATTTGATATTCTTTTTACTTCATCATACGAATTAGTAAAATTATATGAAACATCTTTAAATGGTGTAAAATTAAATAGTTGTTTATCCCATTCTTTAATACTTTGGTCTGTATCTGTGATTTGTTCGTCTACGTCCATAAGATCTTGATTATTTGTATTTTGTATGTTTTGTTTGCCAAAACGTTTTTCGAATAAAAATCGATTGTTTTGTTTAAGATAATATCCTGGTATAACAACTGAATGTGATATATAATTATTGTACAAATCCCAATTTTGGTTTTCGTATATTTCATTGTAAATTAAATTCGAGATTGATATGTTATCCATTATTTTGCAATAATTATTCAAAACATATAATGAATCTTGTTTATTAAGATTTTTATCAATTGAATTTATGTAATTCTGGTAAGTTGAATTTGACATTGTAACAGGTTCAGATGAGCCTAATATAAATAATTCCGAAAAGTTAAAACGTTGTTTGTAATTAAATACATCTTCCATTTTTTCATTGAGGTCTTTATCTATATTTTTGATTTGAATATTTTCGATAAAAATATCGAACTCGTGTTTCATTCTTTTACTGTAATACCATTGTTCTAATAAAAATAAAAGCTGTCTAATGTCATACTCTGATTTTTCAATTAATATTTTTATTTGTTGTTTTGATAAATCCAAATCTTCTTCTTTAACTATATCAATTGATAGTTTTGTTAATTCCAACAAACTTGGTTTTTTAAATTCTAAAAAAGTACAATTTTTATAATTTACAAAAATATCTTTATATCTTATCGAATTACAAACAAACACCATTGGTATATTAATATTATGTTTTGTATATACCGCTTCTATAAAATTCTCTATACCTTTATCACATAATTCTAAATTATCTACCAAAATCATATTTGATTTATCCTTTCTTGATTTCTGATTCCATTTATCTATATTAGCTAGAGTTTTCTCTCTAAAATGTACCAAACCCTGTATAGTTTCTACTAATTTGTCATTTGATTTTATTGTATCTGTATCTATTTCATACAAATTATATCCTTTAAATAAACATTCAACTGTAACTGTTTTTGAACACCCCATAGGTCCATATAAAAACAATATTTGTTGAACTGGCTTAGAATCATCTGCGTAATCTTCAACATTTTTTATCCATTTTCTTATATGATTAACAATATCTTTATGGAATAAAGCCTTCTGCGTTGTTGGTTTGTATTTTTGAGCTATCATATGTATATAATATTAATTCGGTTTAAATTTAATTTTTTTATTAGCATAAACGAATATTAAATTAACAAACAACAATATGTACATATTTTTTTAAAATTTTCACATTTAATACAATATAATTCTAAGCAAATATTACATTCATTTAAATTACTAGTTTTATCACATATTTCGCATCTATTATAATGATCAGGATGTTTTATACTGTTTAATGTTATCAATTTATCCATTATTTTACCAATTTAAATTAAAGACATTTTAATCAATTATTTTTATAGATTTAAATTAATTTCAGATGTGTAATACGGTTTAATTTTATTATTTTGATCTGGTTTAAAATCAATTTTAATATTATCACAATTTAATATAAATGTCAGACAAACAAGTTTACCCTAGTCTTATTAAAAATAAAGTTTTATGTATATTGTGTAATCAAAATTTGTCAATTAGTACAACGAAACACGATTGTTTTTATAGACAAAAAGAAAAAGACATCAATGTTAATGTACACAAATCTCACAAATAATTTTTACGTTATTTGATCATTTTTATTATATATAATAATAGAAAACGATATATAATAATAAAAAAAATGACTGTCATACAAGAAAAATTACAAAAGTATTTAGAAATCCAACGACAATTAATAGAATCTAGAAAACAACAAAAATTATACAAAAACGAATTAGACACGTTGGAAAAAGAAATAAAAGAATACATGACCAAAAATGATATGGATAGTATATCTTTAAAAGAAGGTGAAATTGTTCTTTATTCTAAAAAAATATCACAAACGTTTAAAAAAGAGGTAATTATGGAAAAATTAACTGAACAATTAAAGGACAGCAAACAAGCTGAAGAATTAACACAGTCAATTTTACAAAATAAAAAATTCTTACTTGAAGATAAAATTAAAGCCATTATAAAAAAGAAATAAAGTAATTATTGGTCTTCTTCCGAATCAGATAAATGTATAATTAATGAATAAGAATTAAATGTTACACTTGGATTAGAATCAAGTGAGTTTATGGTCGTATTGGTTTGTAACGTTTCACTGTTAATTTCAGTTACACCACTTGTAATTTCAACATCACTCGTAATTTCAACACCACTCGTAATTTCATTTATACCAATCGTAATTTCAATTACATCGTTGTTCATTTCAATTACATCGTTGTTCATTTCATTTTGTAATTCAAATATAATTTCATTTAGTATATTTTGTGCTTGTATGTCTACACGTAGCGTAGGGTCTGTTCTTGGTATGATTGCATTGTTGATATTAATTGGTGTAAGTAATCCTTGTAGAAATGCATCGTCGTCATTTTCGTCATCTGATGAATAATTTATATAAGTATAATTTCTTTTCCAATTCATCTTATATTTTTCTACAAAATCATATTCTACATGATTTTTAACAAAGAACAATGCATCAGGATGATAACAATCTATAGATTTGTAAAATATTGTTTCAGAATAATCTTTAATATGAGATCTGTTTTCGCTTAATAAAAAGAGAGTTTGTTTATATGGTAAAAATTCCAAATGATCAGGCGAATCTTTAAAACGATCATAAAGAGAGTCGTATACTCGAAATCTTATTTCTGGTAATAAGGATTTTAACATATGAAATACATATGAACATTTCCTTATATACTCTAAATTAGTAATTCCTGCTTGGTGTTCTTGTATTGTACAATCACCTTTATCGTGACCTGAACAAATAAAATCGCTACACATATATGTAGGTACATATGTTTTAACGAAAATATCAGTGTCAAAACGGAAACATCCACCAACACCACTTGTACTCCAATGATCTCCTAATCCTTTTGATTTAAATCCAATCCTTCCGCACGCATAACATCTTTCTATATTATGATGAGATAGACCGTTGCATCTTTCTGTTTTATATAAACTTATTTTACAAATTGGACATATGAAATATAAATTGATATTTTCTATAACGTCTTCGATTTGTTTTATAGCAATTGTTTCTGTAATCTCGTTATTAACATAAAGATAAGAACTTTCTTCATAATTTATTGTTGAAACATTTTCAGAATTACACCCAACATCTGATAACGCGACTGGTTTATTATAATAGTAATTTAATACAAGTGGATTTTCATTTTCATACTTTGTTTTACAATCATAACAATCACTTTGATAATATGACATCATTTGTTTACAATTAAAACAAAAACGTCTTAGACATTCTGGATTTTGTGTACAATCAATAATCAAATCACCTATAGGAGTATTTTGAATTGACTCGTTTTCTAAAAGAATTTCTGTATTACATAATGTATCTTCTAATCCATAATTTCTAGAACGATATCTGATAGGGCATTTTATAATACTAAAACCAGGAAAGGCGAAATTATTAGAATGAGAGACATAATTATACCATTCTTGTTCATTACATATTTTTTTTATTAAATGATGATCAAAAATATTTTTAAATCCAATTGATGTTACACATTCTTTAAAGGGATATGGACAAGAAAAATGAGAAGAAGTTTCATTTATAGGATGGTTTTCATAATTATTAATTAATCGTCTGATGCAAGAAATGCATATATAATGTATACCACAAACACTTTTAACTATCAAGTCGTCTGGAATTTTTTCATTTTCAAAAAAACTATTTTCTATATCATTTAATGATAATATATCATTTGTTAAAAATTTATAAATGTAATCTTTTTCGCTAAAACAAACACAACAACAAGTTTCAGAATCATTTCTCACTTCATAATCTTGTTTAGGAAAGGTTTCTGAAAAAATTATTCCGTTTATTTTATTTAACGTATTCATTAATATATAGGCAATATATTTATTTTACTTTTATTCGTTTTATTAAAAATAAAAGTAAAAATTCTATGTATATTCAAATGTAAAATTCATTTTAAACCACATCGGTGATCGAATACATGAATCGTATGAATTATAAACTTTTATAGACAATGTATTCATATTTACATCATTATTTATATAATATTGTGAGTTGGGTAGTTCTACGATATATGTTTTCCCAAAATATTTTGATACATCTACATCAAATGATTCGAAATAACAAAAGTCCTTTTTTGACGTATTACATTTCTCAAGTTCAATTTTATTAATAAATATTTTTATATATAATTCATCGTATAGATTTAAACACGATGGTTTATCAGCTATGTAAAAATTATTATTAAGATAATCTGTTTTAACGAACCCTAGCATATCATATAATGCGACTTCGTCTTTTGTATGTAAAAAAGATAAATTAAAATTTATTGGTCTTGTTAAACGTTCTAGATCTATAACTTCGCAACAAAAACATACTTTGTTCTTTATTTCGTCATTATAAACTTTGTAAAAATAATCCTTGTTTTTATTTATAGACACGTTATTCATACATTCTGATATAACTTTTAATAGAAAATCAATTTCGTAATAACCAATTGGTATCGTAACAAGAGTTTTTTTATTTTGTTCGATTAAATAAAATTTGTTATTGTTTTCTGATATATTGTACATATTACACTTTATTTTCACTTTATCTAAATTTACTGTTTTTATATTATTTAAAGAAACGTGGAACGTATATGTACCATTTTCATATATAGCGTTTTCTGAAAACAATTCTTTATAATATATTTTATAATAATCAGATACATCATCCATCCCATATAACCCTGACTCATCTCGAGAGTTTTGCTTACCTTTATCTACTTGTTGTTGTGATTTTTTTTCAATAATAACAGGTTTAGATATATTTTGTTGCTGCTGTTGTTGTTGCTGTTGTTGCTGCTGTTGTTGTTGCTGTTGTTGCTGCTGTTGTTGTTGCTGTTGTTGCTGTTGCTGCTGTTGTTGTTGCTGTTGTTGCTGTTGTTGTTGCTGTTGTTGTTGCTGTTGTTGAAGTTGTTGTTGAAGTTGTTGTTGAAGTTGTTGTTGAAGTTGGCGTTGGTGGTGTTGTTGAATTTCTTCTTGTTGATTTTCTTGTTGTTGAGATTGAGATGTATATTTTTTTTTTAGATCGTGCAAAAGAATATATTCAAATTTTGATACTGTTATTTGATTTAATTGTATTAAAATATCTTCTAAATCTGCATTTCCAGATGATAAAGATTTATTATAAATTGTGTTAAAATAATCTTTGAAGATTAGTTGTTGTAGATCATTCATATTTTCCTTATATGAATTTAGGTGATTAAAGAAAATGGTTCTTAAGTTAGGATAGGCATTTAGTATTTTTGTTGTTATAAGTTCAAACAGATAACCAGAATTTTTTTGTGAAATAAAAATTTGTTTAAAAGATTCTGCTAGATTACTCATTCCCTAATATATAAAAATATAAAAAGTATTATTGTTTTCCACAAGTGTGTTTAAAAATAACTATATTTTTCTATTAATAAATATAAAAGGATGTATCCCACAACCGAATTATTAAGAACTTCATTTATAAAAGGTATAGCAAAAACCACAGCTAGTGTTACAGTATTAGGAGTTGTTGGTTTATTTTATTATTTATACAATAACGTATTTGATGAAAAACGAGATATATACAAAAAAACTAAATTGGATGTAAAAAATTTAGCCAAAGTTTTTAAAAAAGATAATAAAAAAGAGAATATAGAAATATCTCCAAAAGATGAAATAAACGAAAGCCCCAACACAGTTGAAACGTGTGATTCTGCAGACGTGGATAATATAGTTGATACAGAAGTGAATTACATTCACGATTTGGATGTATTTGAAAAAAATGTATACGAAGAAAAAAATAATATAAATTATAAAAAACTATTTGATAGATTGTAATATGTTTTGAATAATCATTTTTAGTGAATAATGTGAATAATTATTTTTTGTGAATAATTATTTAGTTAAGATTATATTTATAAGTTTTGTTGTTTTAGATTTACGCATCCAAAATTATTTACAGAACAATGTGATTTTAAATCAAATGTAAAATTCGATGGATTTTTGTATTCATTTGATTTTTTTTCTTTGAATGTATCTTTTACTTGCAATCTTGTATTTACACCTATATAAGAATTATCGTGTACTATGTTTTTGTAATCTTCATTAAATGGTTGGAAACGATCAATATAAACACCACTAAGTATATTACAAGGTCTTTTTGTTCTTGTATATTCTGGTACTAGACGATTTTCTTTACATTCATTGAGTTTAAAATCAATCTTTTCAGATTGTTCTGGATTGTATTTGTGTGTTGGACATTTTGAAATATCGAATTTATGACCTTTAAGATCGCTTTCTATATCAACGACTGAACTTGGAATACTTTTGAATGGGTTTTGCATAAATGGTGATGTACTTTCAAAACATACATCTTTTGATTCAGATACATTAACATCAGTCATCCATTTGAATGGAGCAGAACTTTCTTCATCTTTTTTTTCTAAAGCACATCTGTCATAACTAGATCTCGTGAACGAAAAATGAGACATTATTATGTATATAATATACATATTTAAAAAAATTTTAATCAAAAAAATGACAATAAATGTATTTTTAATTGTCATTTTTTAATGTAATTTTGTAGTTTTACTAGGTTACTATAAAAAAATGAAAAAAAGATATATTTCTTGGCATATAAGATGTTATATGGAATTGGATTTTCAATAGTTATTTTAGGAATTTTTTCCTTTAAGTTGTATAATGATCAAGGTGATGGGTTTAAAAGTACAATTGATTGGTGTGAATCAAATCATTTGTTATCTACATATTTTGCAGAGTATTGGAATACTTTAACTGGCATTTGTATTTTACTATCTAGTTTGGTATTTTACTATAATTATAAAACATTTATTTACGAATCTAAATATACAATTAATTTTTTAAGAATTACTATATTATTATTTATTGTTGGTATAGGTACAATGTTGTTTCACTCTACATTATTTTATCCATTTCAATTGTTAGATGAATTACCTATGATATTATTGGCTAATGAATATGTAATATTATTAATGTCATTGAAAACAACACAAATGGCAATTTCCAAAACGTCTTATGATTATTTGAACAAGGGACTTGTTATAACAAACAAATCCTTACCTCTTATTATATTAAGTTACTTTATTCATCCACGATTACAGATTGTAATCTTTCATATTGCTTTAAAGATTTCAGAGTTGTCACTATTGTATATATTGTACAATTTATCAAAAAAATTAAATCATATAATATATTCTAAAATTTACATAAATAATGATTACATTAAACGTCAAAAACAAATGTACAAACAAAGAATAATGATGACAAGTTTTATAGATTTAAATAGAACACAAACGAATCATAATTATTTAAGAGATTCTATTTTACTACAAAATTCTCAAAAATTATTAAAAATATATTTAACAATGAAAACTGATTTGAAAAATATTATTCAAAATAGTATATATTTGTATAGTTCAAGTCTGTTTTTATGGGGGATTGAAAATATGTTTTGTAAATATGTGCAGTCTTTACAGTTGCACGCTATTTGGCATGTATTGTCAAGTATAGGTATTTATTATTTAAATATGATAATGAAAAAGCATATTGAAATTGAAAATTTTTCTTTAGACAAGATTTCGTAAAATAATTGTCATATCAGCATCTATGATGGTTTTAATACAATGTCAACAGTATTTAATGTATATCCTGTACAATTAATATTTTTAATTTTAGATTCCCAATTTGGATCCCAAGAAGCTACTATATCACGACTAGGATAGTAACTTATAGTATTATTACCATCATATCTATATATGGCACCTTCACCTTTAGGATTATAAGCATTACAATAAATAATATCTCCATAATTTACAGGTAATGGCACTATAGTTGTTGTTGGCGCTGTAGTTGTTGTTGGTGCTGCAGTTGTTGTTGGCGCTGTAGTTGTTGTTGGTGCTGCAGTTGTTGTTGGTGGTATAGTTGTTGTTGGCGCTGTAGTTGTTGTTGGCGCTGTAGTTGTTGTTGGCGCTGTAGTTGTTGTTGGTGCTGCAGTTGTTGTTGGCGGTATAGTTGTTGTTGGCGCTGTAGTTGTTGTTGGCGCTGTAGTTGTTGTTGGCGCTGCAGTTGTTGTTGGCGGTATAGTTGTTGTTGGTGCTGCAGTTGTTGTTGGCGCTGTAGTTGTTGTTGGCGGTATAGTTGTTGTTGGTGCTGCAGTTGTTGTTGGCGCTGTAGTTGTTGTTGGCGGTATAGTTGTTGTTTCAGTTGTTGTTGGTGGTATAGTTGTTGTTTCAGTTGTTGGTGGTATAGTTGTTGTTGGTGTTTCAGTTGTTACTCTAGTCTGTATAAAATAAATTGTCACTCCAGTTAAAGTAAATAACAAAATGCAAAATATAATAATCACAGGATCCATTATATAATATTAATATATATAATATTAATATACATATTATTTTTTGAAATACATATTGTTTTTTGAGATACATATTATTTTTTGAGATACATATTATTTTTTGAAATACATATTGTTTTTTGAGATACATATTATTTTTTGAAATACATATTGTTTTTTGAAATAATTATAAAGGCGATGTCCAGATAACTTTATTGTCTTTATTTGAGATTTCTAAGCTACATTTGTTATTTTTTTCTAAAAGATTTGCTTTATATAGTTTATTAATGTTAATATCAGATGATCCAGACTCCCATATTTTCTGATTATTTTTGTCAATCAAGACTAAGTTGCCATTATTAGTAATAGACATTGTATATGGTTTTTCACCTATATTGGTTGTATTTGATTGCCATATTATTTGATTTGTACGTTTATCAACTAAACTAATATTTCCATTATTGTGATTTGTTAAAATACAATTTTTAGTTGTTAATTGATTTTTACAAGGGCGAACACCTCCACATAAAGCTGGATTTCTAGTTATATCAGTTAATAATTTAGATTCATTTCTGGCATTTATGATATCATCTCTTGTAACAATTGTTGTATTTGAACCAACAGGTTGTCTTGATACAAATTCTGGCATTTGTTTACAAGGATTTGCCCAAACACCGAATTTACCTTCGGTAGAAGGGCATTTTTCATCAAGAACTGTTTTATATAATTTACCACACCAATGATTTGGATCTTTTAGTCCATCTTGTGTACAAGTTAATAAATTGTAATTGACGGTACTTTCTAATGTGTCAAAAACGCCTCTAGTTGGTAATGTTTTGTTTCTTACACCGTCTTTAGATAAATATTGATTTACAAAATTACAAGATATATTATTTGGTATTTTGAAATCATCTTTAATCATGCAATTTGTGGTATCGTCTTTATTTTTACTTAGACATTGAAATGTTTTATTATCTATAACTCTAATTATAGGTAAAGTATTATTTTCTTTATCAGAAACACATCTTAAATCAGAAAATGCATTTGTGACTATTACCGCATCAAGTGTTTCACGACCTTTTGTTATAATATAATACAAGAAGAATAAAGATAATGTTAATATAATCAATTCGCGTATCGTCATTTATAATATTACTAAATAAAAACTAAATTAATAAAACTTAAGAAAATTGAATATGAAATAAAAAATAGATAAATTAATATGGATGTTAAAATATCAACTATCACTTTATCTACTAAATTACACGATTGTCAGTTAAATTTAACTAATATTGGTAAATATTTAGATATAGACAATGATATTATCGGTATTAAATATAATTATGCAGGATTGAGTATTATGAAAGGGAAATATTCAACTACTATTTATAAAAAAGCCAAGACAAAGGATGTAAATAAGATTAATCAAAAGTTATTTTATAATCAAATATCTATAATTGTAAATAATAATGATAATAATGTGAATGTAAAATTATTTGCGAATGGAAGTTTACATTTAACTGGTTGTAAAACTATTTGCGAGGGTAGAATTGTAACAAGAAAAATATATGAGAAACTCAAGACATTAATTGATAAAAAAGATATAATTCTACTTACAAAAGATATTAATGGTGTTTTACTTGATAAAGATAAATTAGTGTATTCATATTCATCTAATCAGATTATTGGTTATTGTAAAGATATGGATATGAAAGGATATGTAATCAATAATAAAGATTATATCATAGATAATAAAACAAATCAGTTTATAACTGAAAAAATGGAAACTCAGAGAAGACGTTTTATTAGTAATTTTGATGGTGATTGTATTGGTCATACCAAAATCGAATTAATGAAAAATAGACACAAATTTTATAAAAGAAATAATAATATTTACTTCGATTCGGACAATGGTTTGATTTATTATAATAATGAATCTATTATAGGTGAAGTAGCTTATTATATTAATAAGGAAAATATTATAGATACATCACAATTTGATGACATTATGGAAATAGATTATGATTGTAATCCATTTACGAATAAAAAACAAGAAATATTTGAAACTCTAGAAGATGATCAAATTGATTTGAATGTAAATTGTATGAATGTTTATTTTAACATCAATTATACAATCAATAGACAAAGATTTTATGAGAGATTGATTTCTATGAATTTTATTTGTAAATACAAACCAGAATCGTATTCTGGTATAAAAATTGTATATAAAATACCTTTATATGAGTCGAAATGTAAATCATCAGGTATTTGTCCGTGTACAAATAAATGTACATGTATTAATATTACATTTTTGGTATTTCAAAGTGGAAATGTTATAGCTACAGGTTTTAAAAATCTAGAACAAGTCGATGATATAACACGAGAATTTTATAAGATTTGTGAATTAGTTAAAAAAGATATTAAAAGAAGACTTTTTATACAATAGGTAATTATAAAAAAGTTTATTTCTTTATAAATTGTAAGCAAATGTCATTGGGTGTAACTATAATTGATAAAGTTCATCAAAAAGTATTAAATGAAGGTGGTAAAAAATATGGTATATTAATTGATGACTCAATATCTGATATAAAAACAAAAATTTTTGTAAATACTGATGATTTTTATAAAGAAACAATAATGTATTATCCAAACTTGGTTCGATTACAAATAGATGACTCTAAAATAATGGATAATAGTAATCTGTCATTGAATTATTCTTCTATACCAAAAAAACCTATTGTTTATGTTACATCAATATTTGATATTATTGTTGAAAAACAGAAATATTACGATTTTGATTTAGAACCATATAAATTATATATGGATTTTAAAAATGATAATGACGTGATATATGAGTTGTATGAAAAATTATCAGAAGAATTTACAGATCTTACACAAGATGATTTTCATATGATTATTAAAATGAAAATATTTAATTTTAACAAATCATCTGAATCGCCTATAATTAGTTCCGATGAAAGTTCTAATATAATGAAAGATATAAAAAATTTTTTTAATGCAATAAAAAACGAATATGATACACAAGTACAAAAATACAAACGAGAAAAAGATTTATTAACCGATTTTTATAAACAAGTTTATTCTTATAAATCAGGTGATTATTATAAAGCAAATGAAAGTAATTTTATTTACACTACAATTAATTTTACTTTTGCAAGTAAAGATCACGATAGTTCTATATCTGGAAAGTTTATAAAATTGTTACAAATATTTAATCTTATAGAATTATCAGATGAAATTCCATTAGTTATATTTAATGATAGTCCTAGAAAAGATCCAAAAATTAAAATATATAATCGTCTAGTCAATACATTAAATGAAAGTACAATACGATCATGGATTTTAAATGAAAAGAAAAAATTAAAAAAAGAAACTTATAAAAAAGTACGTGGTTTGATGTTTAAATGTAAAATAGATCTTAAAACTTCAAAACCACAAAATAGTTATATGACAGTTTTGCTTAATGAAAACGGTGTAATGAATGTTAAAATAAATTTCGAAGAAGAAGATGATCAAAGATCTTTTGAAAGTATAAAAGATAAATTGTGTGAAAGTATTGATAATTTAGTTGAAACATTAAATAGTTTATATGGTGTCTTTACTCAATCTAAAAGACTTATGCGTTGCGAAGATATGAATTGGGGATTAGTATCTATAAGTTCATTACTAGAAACTGATAAAAAAATAAACAAGGCTAAATTTAAAAAAATGTTAACCAAATATGAAGGATCTAGAATTTTTGATGGAAAAGATATAAAAGATATCATATCTATGTATTATAAACGTTTTGGCAGACGTGATTCTGAAACTGATATTGAGAGTGAAAGATTAGGTATAACTGTGAATATTCGTGATAATCCTTATAAATTAAATTCGAGTACAATTGTTATATATGGATCTAATCATTTTGTACAATTGCAAATTATAGTAGATGAGATAATAGTATTATCTCAAATGTCTGAAAAATTAGAATTAAAGAAAAATATATACGAAGATGATGAATCAGAAGAAGAAGAAGTTGTATTAAAAGAACGAAAACAAAATGTTAAAAAAATAAGAGAAGCAGGTGGAAAAGCATCTTCTATTACTTGTCAAAAAAATCGTCAGCCAAAGATTGATAATGAAACAGAAATAACAGATTCTGAACTAGTATTGGTATATAAAGATAATAAGTATGTATGTGAAGGTACAGGTGAACATAAATATCCAGGTTTTACAAAAGATGGTATACCGTGTTGTTTTAAAAATATTGGTAAAGGAATGGAAAGTATTATTAGTTCTGAAATATTAGAAATAAAAGTTCAACCTTCTAATTATACAGTTGATATAATTGAAAATCCGACTGGAAAAACATTTACGACATTTGTTATTAAAATTACATCTGAAAATTTAGAAAATATAGATTTATCACATTCAAGATATTTTTATTTAGATCCAACAAAAACTACAGAATTTCCATTAGTTCATATTCATAATCAAGATTTAATTGATCGAATACAACGAGATGAAACAAATAACAAAAATGAATCTATATGGTTAACAGAAGTACCCCTATATCAATTGATTTCTAAACCTAATAAGAATACGTGTTTATTTATACCTAATTTACATAAAGCAACAAAGGATAATATTAATGAACAATGTCAACATCACTCAAAGGAACACACGTTTGGTTATAATATAAAATCTTATCCTTGTTGTTTTGAAAATAAGCCAGTTACTCATAGAGTTATAAAACAAGATAAAGCTTCTATAATAAAACAACATATTATAACAACAGATAAATTATTAGGTCATAAACGTCAGGGTATACTTCAACCAGGTCTTAATGAATTATTTAACGAAATAGTATCTGACAAATCAGGAGCATTTTTAAGATGGGGTGTTAATCAAAATCAATTGTCTTTTCTTAATTGTATTATAGAATCTATAAGCAATCGTTCTGAACTAAAGATTGACACAACATATTCATTGAAACGATTTTTATCAAAATTTTTAATAAATCATCCAAATCAATTTTTAAAACTGAATAATGGTAATATTAGTTTACGATATGGTAACTTGCAAGAATATTTAAATGTATTAAATAGTGAAACTGCAGTTGATTGGAGTGATATTATTGATTTAGTACAAATAGCATTAGAATGTAATGTATTAATATTGGATATTCCTTATGTAGAAAAGTTATCTAAAACAACTTTCGTTTATAAAGATATGAGACTTGTTTGTAATTTGAATATTAAATATGATTTATCAAAACCATTTATACTTCTTATTAAAAAACAAAATGCATTTGAATTAATTGTCAGGAATTCTTCTGCTATCTGGAATAAAAAATCCGAAAAAATGCAAATTTCAGAGACAACACCTATTGTTGATTTTGCTTTTAAATACGATACTTTAAAAACACCACATACCAATATTGTTAACTTTTTTGTTGATTATTACAAAACATCTTGTGTAAAAGAAAATAAATTCCCTGACAAATATCCATATGAAGAATTGTATGACGCAAAATATATTATAGAAAGATCAAGTGGAAATAATAAAATTTTAGTACAATTAGTTAATCCATTTAACAAAATAAATTTTTTGGTTACAAAACGTGGTTTAATTATACCAGTTAAAGAAACTGGGATATTAGATAAAACTCCTTCTGTTTTATTTAATGATTTTGTATTAAAGGATAAAGTTATAAATATTGAAAAGATGATAGATTTGTTGAATGATTTTAATAAACAGGATATTTCTCCAAAAATGAAATTCTTAGGAATAACTGTTGATTCGAATGATATGTCAACTGGTGTATTGACGAATTTTGGACAAACGCTTCCTACTAAAAAAATACCTGTAAACAAACAAATAAATATACCTGTCTTGAAAACTAAATATTATTCAGATGTAGATCTATTCTTGTCAGGTAAAGATAAAAAGCTTAGTTCTGAAGTTAAGTATAATCAAGAAACGAATGATGTAAAAGACAAAATGTTTATGTTGAAAAAATCAATAGGAAAAAATATAGTTGGAGATGAAAACGCTAAACAAACTATTATTAATATTAATAAGGATCCACACGTTTCGAAAAGAGATAAAATTAAAAGGATAAAAAATATATTGCTTGATTTTGTTGATAAAGATCTTGACCTTGGTCTTGATAAAGACTATTTATTGGATAATTTATCAAATGAAATTACAAATGATAATATAGAAAATACTATAATAAATAATTTAATAGTATCGGAAAACTTTAATAGTGAAGAAATAGTAAAACGTTCTACAGAATCAGTTTGGTTAAATATAGGAGATATTAAAAAATGGTTTAAAAAAATAAAGATGTAAATAAAAAAATCTTTTCGTTTTTAATTGTAATATTATTTAACAAAGAATAATATAATGATTTCAGAAGAAGATTTGACTAAATATAACTCTTCTGCAAAAATATGTGGTATTGTTTTTAGAGAAATAGTTTTTAAAATATCTAATAATGAAATGTTAGAAACAAATCTCTTAAATGAATATAGTGATCGACGTATATTAGAAGAATGTAGTAAAATATACAAACGCGAAGATAAAAATATAGCATTCCCCACTAGTATAAGTTTGAATGATTGTGTTGGTAATTATATATATGGAGAAGGTCGTGATGATTATAATATTATCAAAAATGGAGATGTTGTGAAAATAGAACTTGGTGTGAATATTGGTGGATGTATTGCAGTATTGGGAGAAACAATTATTTATAATTCACAAGGAAACCAAGACAACAATTCACAAGAAAATAGTTCTGACCAAGACTATAATAAATATCTTAATTTGTTAAACGAGTTGTCTTTATCGATTCCTAAAATGTTAATTCCAGGTGGTTTAAATGACGATGTAAAGATAATGATAGAAAGTAAATGTACTGAAACGGGGTGTTTCCCAGTTGAGAATTCAATTAGTTATCAACATATTGATGGTCAGTTAGTAACAGATGATTCAAAATATATTATAACAAATTATCAAAAGTATTATGATGATGATGATAATTTGGCAGTTCCTGAAAATATATGTTTTGAATTTGAACCTGGTGAAGTGTATACTATAAATTTAACAGTAATACCAAATGATTATGAAAAAGATGATGAGACACAACACGAATATTATGAACCTCACGAATCACATATTTATAGATTTAATGATAATTATTATAGTTTGAAATTAAAAATGTCAAGAGAATTTTGTTCCGAGTCAAAAAATAAACACAATACGAATGCATTTAATTGTTTACCATATAAAAAAAATGCTAGATGGAGAGTAGGTATTAAAGAATGTTTAGATAATAATATATTAGATGAATACCCTATTATGTATAATAAAGATAAACTACCAATATTCCATAAAAAATTTACATTGGTTGTTTCGGATAATAAATGTTTTGAGTTGAAATATCAAAATTCTAAAAAGAGTAAAGTTTAAATAATGACAATTTACTACAAAATTTATTACAAAATTTATTACAAAATTTATTATAATTTATATAATTATAATAAAAAATGATGGAAAGATGGAAAAGATTACATGAAAAGTACAAGGAATTGAAAGAAAAAGATGATAAAGATATAAAGTATATTAGAAATATAAATTTTAGATCCAGATTATCACCTGAAGAAATTTCTTATATTAAATCATTACCTGAAGAGAAAAAAATAATCGTAAAAAGAATAACAGATCAGATTAGAGAAGACGAACGTATAAAATGTACCCGCCCAAGGTTGTTACAGGAGAAGAGTTGGAAAAATTAAAGGGGAAAATACGCAATTCACCTGAATTTGAAAAAATGTTACAAATGATTGAACAACAACAGAAAGAAAAACAGAAGGAACGAAATAAATTTGTATTACCAGAAATACCAACAAGTGATTTCTCAATTGATTTTAACGATTTCAAAAAAAACGAGTTACAGACAGGTGGTAGTAGTAGTTTAATATCAGATCAGAATATGAAAATACTAATAAAAAAATTGTCATTTGGAGATTTCAAAAGATTATGTAAATTAGATAAAAACCTTAAAAAATGGTGTTTACATAATAGAAGTTGGATTTTACAACATTACAAAAAACGCGATCAATTATAAAAAATACGATTATCTATAAATCAAGTAAATCTTCAAGATCATATTTTTTAACACGGGTATCAAAATAATTATCCTTTTGTCTTACTGAATTATTATAAAAAGCTGAATCATCGTAAAAAGAATCATAGGATGTATCCGAATCGGAATTGTATGATGATTTATTAGACAAGTCTTGAGAATATATACTTGATGGTTCTGATATATATGAATCTTTATCAGAACTTTTACTAATCTCATCAGAGTATCTATAAGACTTTTTTCTATCACCATCATATAAAAATGTACTGGAATCTAAACCATCAGATTCGTCGTTTTGTAATTCGTCGTAGAGATCAATGATAGACTTAGTTGATAAATCAGATAGATCATTAATGACATCTACTTTACGTGGTATAAATGTTGTAGTATATTTTTGTTTATCTGTACTGTAATATGTTACTGGTTTATCTTTACTATTTGGTTTATCTTTACTATTTGGTTTATCTTTACTATTTATATGTGTTAGTAATTTCGAATCAATATCAGACAGATCATCAGAAAATGTATTTGACATATTTGATATTGATGTAGGTTTGTAGATAGACATTTTACTTGGAATTTTAGTTATGACATTTCTAGATTTATCTGTACTATAATATTGTGCATATTTTAGATTTTGAATGTCGTCAGAAACATTTGATGTGGATGTTTTATCAGATTCTTTACTTAATAATTTTCTTAACAAACGTTTAGACATCTTGTATATACATAAGAAATAAAAAATGATTTTTATTTATATGTAACCATAAGAAATAAAAAATGAATTTTATTTTATATGTAACATAAAAAGTATGTTTGATTTTCTTAAAAGAAAAAAAAATTCACAGTCGTTTGAAAATAACCCTGAAAACACTAATTTATCATTTAGTAGTGATAATCAAGATACACCAGAAGATTGTCGTATGCGAGAAGTTGTATATTTTAGCACAGATAAAGAATGTTATATAAAAACATATATTCCAGAACGACTGCAAGTAATTCAAAAACCATCAGAAAATGAATATAATAGTCTAAACAGTTATCAGAATTTAAACAAAAAGATTTCATTTGAAAATAATTCTTATTCTCGTAATTCTTATTCTCGTAATTCTTACAATTCTTATTCTCGTAATTCTTACAATTCTTATTCTCGTAATTCTTACAATTCTCGTAAAGAAGATACAACAAAAGATACAACAAAAGATACAACAAAAGATACAACAAAAGATACAACAAAAGAAGGTGTAGATATATTAAACGATATATTGGATTTGTATTTTGATATGATTAATGATAATGTAATTAATATATTCTCAAATTAACTAATTAATGATAATTCTTATTTTATTATATTTTATTAATATAATATAAGATGTTGATGATAGCGGATAAAGAGTTGTATAATAAAGTAAAACGAATGGCTGATAAAAAATTTGAGTCTAAAACTGGTATATATAAATCTAGTTGGATTGTAAAAGAATACAAACGTTTAGGTGGCAAATACAAGGGGAAAAAACCATCTGTGAAATCACCTGGGTTAAAAAGATGGTATAAAGAAAAATGGGTTGATTTAAATAGACCTATTAAAAATTCAAAAGGCAAAGTAATAGGATATAAATCTTGTGGAAGAAAGAGTACATCTAAAAATAAATATTCTTCTAAAAGTAAATATCCTTTGTGTAGACCAAGTAAAAGGATTACATCCAAGACACCTAGGACATATAAAGAAATTTCTAAAAAAAGTATTTCTAAAGCCAAACTTGATAAAAGTAAAGTAAAGGGGACAAAAAATATTACATTTGGAGGAGCAACTGGTGGTAAAGCACAATATTATGGTAAAAGAAGTAGTGTAATGATACCTGTACCAACAAATGTAAAGAAAACAGCATTATATTCTTTTAAATTGAAAAAATTAGGTTTTAAAGGTGGTGTAGAAACTGGGTGGAAACGTGCAAAGCAACTTGCAACAAAGGAAAGTATTCCAATTGAAGATTTGAAATATATGAGAGCGTGGTTTGCAAGACATATTATTACAAGTTATCCCACTTATAAGAAATGGAAACTTGCCGGAAGACCTAAAGATAGTTCTTGGCATAATAGAAGAGGTATCATATCTTGGCTTATTTGGTCAGCTGATGCTGGATTTAAATGGGTAAATTCTCAAAAAAACATAAACTTATTAAATAAACATTTTGGTAAGAATTACAAATCTATGAAACTTCCTAAATAATTGATTTTTAAAATGTTTTAATACAATTTAAATGTACTTTACAGATTTATCAGAGGAGTTAAAACAAAAGATTATAGATAAGTATACAATTCATAAAATTAAAAAAGCAGATTTGCGTAAAGAATATGGATACAGTCAAAAAATATGTCAAAAAATATTTAAAGAAATTCCTAATAATAGATTTTTTGAATATGACTCTTGTAATAATAAACATATTATCTGGGATAAATTATTTAATAAGGAATATGAAATAGAACTTCATTATTGGATGGGATTTTGTATGGCTGATGGTGGTGTAGATACAGTCAATATAAATAAGTATAGTACATCATCATTGTCATTATGTTTAGCTGATGAAGATATAGATAGGATTAAAGCATATTCATATTTTTGGACGAACAATGATAATATACATTTAATAAAAACGAGTGGATACAAAACAGAACATGGAGAAAAACAATCAACTTCGTGTTTTAAATTTTCAATTACAAAATATGAACAAAATTTTAAAAATTTCGGATTAATAAAAAACAAAACACATAATTTTCAAGAACCCATAATAAATGATAAAACCAATATGATTAATTATCTAAGAGGTTGGTTTGATGGAGATGGATGTGTTTATATTAAAAAATATAAAGAAAGAGTTCAAATTACTGGAATGCGTGAACAAGTCGAGTGGTATTTTAAAAAGTTAGTATATTTAGGATATAATGGCACATTTACAATAGAATATCCTATAAAAACATCTAATGCAATACAATTACGTATTAATGGAAATAATAATATTAAAAAGTTTTATGATATTTTAAAACCCATCAATAATGAAGAGTATATGTCAAGAAAATGGGATACTTTAAAAAATCATTTTGAAAATTTAAAAGATAAAAGATTTAATTAATTTGTTAAATAAACATTTTGATAAGAATTACACACAAATGATATTAAAATAAATTTAATTTTCAATTATCGTTTCTTCTAAATTTTGATATTGATTAGTAGATTGATTGGTGGTAGTTTGAATATTTATATGTATGTCACTTAATTTTGAAAAAATGGAACGTTTTGTTTCTGTCTTAATATCTGGATTATTAATTAATAATGTATTTATTAATTGAAGATTCTTATCATCTGCAATTTTTTGAACTAATGAAACCAATTCTGGACTTTTAGTAAGCATTTTTAATGCATCTATTAAATTGGAATTGCCTTCAATTGTATTTACTAATTCTACAAATTCAGGACGTGTGTTAACTAAAGATTGAGCTATTTCTAAATCAACATTTTTAGTTTGTTTTGCAAAGCTATTTTTCAAACCGATAAATAAACTATGTAAAAATCCATTTGCTGGAATTGGTAATAAAGGTAATAATTCTGATAATGCAAAAAATACAAACCCAATTATTGATACCGCATTAGATGAATCTGACATTATTATATAATTATTATTTTGATTAAAAAAAATAAACACACTTTGTAAAAAAACTGATTTATTTTTATTTTTATAATATAACACCCGATGGTTTTTACAAGAAGCCAAAAAAGAAAATCTGATGAAAATGATGATAATATTCAATTAGATAATGAATATTCGTCTATAAAAGTGTACACAAAGAGAAAAAAATCATCATATGAAAATAAAGAAGACAAAAATAAAGAAGACAAAAATAAAGAAGACAAAAATAAAGAAGACAAAGATAAAGAAGACAAAGATAAAGAAGACAAAGATAAAGAAGACAAAAATAAAGAACACCATAAAAATGAATATTATATTGATGAGAATTCTGAATCGAAATCGTTTATTACAACAGATGAAAATGCATCTGAAAATACATGTGAAAATACATATCAAAGTTCATTTGAAGAAACATCATCTGATGTAGATAATTATTTAACAAATGTAATAGAAAATGCAATACGAGGTGTTGTAAAAAAAGAGTATAAACGATCAAATAATAACGATATGGTATTTAAAGATGAATATGATAAATATTTATACAATCTTTCGAATATATACAGTGGTAATTTTTTTCAAACTTTTTCAAAAGACGAACAAAAACAAAAACTTGAAGAAAATTTTTCTATAGAAAATATTAAACAAATAAATGACGAATTGGAACAAATTAAAACAAGATACAATGAAAACATTCCAAGTGTAATTGATATATTAAAAATGGATGTTAACATTGAACAAAAACAAAAATTATTAGAAAAAATGTATCAATTTTCTAATTCTGAAATACTAACATCTGATTATTGTAATAGTCTAAAAGTATTAAACGATAATATAAAACAATCAAATGATATAGAGTTAATCAGATTAGAAAAAGAGATCTTGGATAAATCTAATGATTTGAAATATACTGATAATTATAAAGAAAAAATTTTAAAATCGGATATGTCATTTGATAACAAAGTAATAGCTTACAAAAGATTACAAATAATGGAATCATTTGAATCCAATGATACATCTGAATATTCTAAATATAAAAACTGGATGGATGTTTTACTAAGCGTACCTTTTAACAAAACAATTGGAACTGAAATATCCAGTAATATACACGAATCCAAGCATATTATTAAAAGTATGAGAACTACGTTAGATAAACGTTTATCTTTTTTGGAAAGAGCAAAAGATCAAGTTATAAATATTACTACCCAAATTATTCGTAATCCAAATTTTGCTATTAATGCTATAGGTTTATATGGACCAAAGGGTGTAGGTAAGACGATGCTTGTAAAAAGTATATCAGAAGCATTAGGGAGACCATATAGAAGTATTAGTTTAGGTGGCGAATCTGAATCTTCATTGTTATCAGGACATGGATTTACATATGTAGGAAGTTGTCCAGGAAGAATTATAGAAATTTTAAGAGAAACCAAATGTATGAACCCAATTATATTATTTGACGAGCTGGATAAGGTATCTGAGACACATCAAGGAAAAGAAATTATTGGTACTCTTATTCACCTAACTGATTCTAGTTCAAATAACAAGTATAATTATGATAAATATTTTGCAGGTATTGAATTCGATCTATCAAAAGTACTTTTTATATTTACATATAATGACGCATCTAAAATAGATCCTATTTTAGCTGATCGTTTATTAAAAATTCGTATAGACAACTATTCTCTAAATGAAAAAATGGAGATTACTAACAAACATTTAATATCTTCTATTTTAAATCAATATAGTTTTACACAAGATGATATCGTTTTTGAAGATGATGCTATCAAATATATTGTAGAAACATCCAAATCTGAACAAGGAATGAGAGATATAAAAAGAAAATTTGAAATAATTATATCAAGAGTAAATACACTATTATTAACTGATCCTGAAAATAACATTGTTAAACTAAAATACAAAGAATTATATAATTACTATAAACAACAGACATCACCCCTAAAAATTTTAAAAACACATATTGATACATTATTAACTGATAGTGTGTGTTTAGATTCAACTTCAGATGAAGTACCATTTGGAATGTATATTTAATACCACATTAATTTTAATACCACGTTATCATAGGCAATACTGTATTTATTGCACACGCATTCTCTTTCGATCCTGTTAATTCAATTAATGCCTCTAAACTCATATCCACGTGATTATCAATAGCACAAGCAGGACACTCATCCATTACTTTTAATTGTAAACTATTTCCACCATAATTTACAGTAATCGTGTCTCCGCATCTTGAACCAGCATTTGCAATTGCTACCCAATATTTACTATTTTCTGTGTACTTTACACCTTTTTCACCACCTTCGCTACACGGACCATAACGATTACCGTCGTTAAATGATTGGACATCTGGACAACCTTGTACATTTTCTCCAACTCTAAAATAAAAAGTTGCTTTACTCGTAACACTACCCTTTGAATTAACACCTTGTTCTTTTACACTTTGTACTTGTTCTTGTACTCGTTCTTTTACACTTTGTACTTGTTCTTGTACTCGTTCTTGTTCTTGTTCTTTTATTTTGAATTGTTCTTGTTCTTGTACTCGTTCTTGTACTCGTACTTGTTCTTGTTCTTGTACTCGTACTTTTACATTTTTTTCTTGTACACTGTAACAATCTGCTGGAAGACAATTGGTCAACTTTATAAAAAATAGGTAAGATGTTATTTTCATTTTATTCTTTATAAATGAAAGAAATACAGTTTTAAATACGTATGATATTTTATTTTCAAGATCCTTAATTTCATCAATTAACAATTCATTTTTAAACATTTTATTATATTAATTAAAACCTACACAAATAAAGAAAAAAATGAAAATACAATAAGATTTCTATATATCATATCAATATGGAGTTTATTATTAGAAGATCAAAAATTTTTAAAAAAATGGTTTTAAATGACTTTGTAAAAAGTTATAATTTAAAATCAGTAAATACGATTCGGAGTTTAGGAAATTCTTATTATTATTCAAAGAATAATTATATTATTATTCATAATTCTATATTAAATGATCGTTTTAATATGTGTTTAGATAATAATATGTTTAGTATAGTTTTTATATTGTATAAAAATATAAAATATAATGATAAAAAAATAGCACTGTTAGATTCGTGTTCTAAAAAAAATATGCAAAAAATAATGTATAAATACGCTGAATTACCATTTATTAGTAAAGATATGGGTATAATTGGAAGAAAATATATTAGTTCTAAAAACAAAAATTGTATTAAATCCAATTGTTTTGATATATTATGTACTCTGAAACCATCGAAAGAAACGAAATGTAAGAAACAAAGTGAAAGTGATGTAAGTACATTAAAACTTATAAATTGTATACCAAAATCAGTTTTAAGAAGAAGATTTTTACAAAACATTCAAGAATCATCTGGATTGGATTGGAAAACAAATACTATATTGCATAATAGTATGTTTATAGATGCAGAATTTGTAAATGATATATATGATGATTTTTCAAAATTTCCAAACTCGTATGATACATCAATGTTATTTATGATTGGGTTATCTTATATCGATAAAGATATTCTTGATTATAAAAATTTTACTACAGATAAACTTTCACTGATAGATGAAAGAATATTATTAACAAATTTTTTAACATTTTTAGAAAGGATTAAAGATAAAATGCAATCCACACATTTTATTTTATTCCATTGGAGCAATGCAGATAAATATATTTTAGAACGATCCTTAAAAAGATATCCCGACTTGTACAAACGATACGAAATAATTTTTAACAATATTATATATGTTGATTTATTAAAAATTGTGAAAAAAACGTTACCAGGATTACAATCTTATTCATTGAAATATATATCAAAACACCTTCTCGATACAATTTACAATACAAATTGCCAAAATGGTTTAGATGCAATGTGTTCTATTATAGAAAAAAATGTTTATATAAAATCCGATCACTCAGAAGATCAAAATACCCTATTATCATTTGATACAACAACCGATATTATTAATTATAATCGTTTGGATACAACATTATTATATGATATAGTAAAATATTGTTTAAATTACACATATGTTTAAACTACACACGATGTTTACATTAATTTTAAACTATTAGGTTTTCTACCTCTTTTTTTCTTTACGATAGTTTCATCTATAAAATCACTTTTATCCAATGCTACAAATTCTAATCTATCATTTTCAATATTTATTTTTTCTATTGTATTATTTTGATTGTTATTTACTTCTTCATTTGTAACTTCATTTGTAACTTCATTTGTAATTTCATCTGTAATTTCATTTGTAACTTCATTTGTAATTTCATTTGTAATTTCATTTGTAACTTCATTTGTAACTTCATTTGTAACTTCATTTGTAACTTCATTTGTAACTTCATTTGTAACTTCATTTGTAACTTGACTATTGTCTAATTTCATTTCTAAATATTCTGTTTCGTATTCTACATTTGTATTTGTATTGTATGATAACGAGTCTTCTTTATTTTCATCAAAGATGTCATCTGTTTCTATTTCGAATTCTGATTCGTCATCGTCAGAGTTAGAATCGGAATTGATATCAGTATCAAATTGATTTTGAAAATTTTGTTTATGTGATTTTTCTGTATTGAAATAAAAAAACGTTGATAACAAAAGATCTATACTGATAATGTATATCGTAAATTTGTTAAACAATGAAAGATATTCTGTATTATTAAAAAGCAAATACAAGTAAATAGCCGCGTATATAATTACACCAGAACCTATAGCGTACGTTGTTATATTATCGTAATTACATATTTTCGTTTGATAAAGTAGATATTGTGATATTATAAACATTATTAATTTTATCAAATAAATAAAAACTTATGTATAAACGAAAATCTTCATGATATTATATTTTATATTATTTTTTTATTGAACTTTATTTGTTTAATAAAAAAAATAGTTATTGAATTTTATTTGTTTAATAAAAAAAATATTTATTGTAAGATTATTTATATGAAGAAGTTTCCAAAGAATTTATATCAGGTTTGGTATCAAGGACGTGATAATATTACTAGAAAAGAATTCGTTATAAACATCAAGAATTGGGAAATGATGAATCATGATTGGAATTATCAATGTTTAGACAATGTTGGTTTAGAAAAGGCTTGTTTAGAATATTCAAAAGATTGTTATGATCTTTATAAGAGTATGTCTATAATGCATATGAAGATAGATTTGGCAAGATATGTTTTAATTTATTTGTACGGTGGCATATATGCAGATGTAGATGCATATGTATTACGACCATTAGATTATTCAAAATACATTAATAAAGTTATAAAAACATATGAAAAAAAAAATAAACACGTAATAGGTGTATCTTGTTGTAATACAAATTTAATAGAATCATTTTTTTTTGTTCAAAATGACAAAGTAATGAACAATGCTATTATGATAAGTTCACCAAGGAATCCTTGTATGAAAAGATTTATTGATTATATAATATCTACAACTATAAAAACAAATTATTCTTCCAACTTTTTACAAGTACAAAATACGACTGGTCCAATTGCTTTTAATAATTGGTTCAAGAATACACGTAATTTAAATGATACAGAATTAATTTTATTTCCACCAAATGTTTTTGAACCTTGTGATATGGGTAACACAAATTGTATGTTAGATACAGATACAATAAGTATTCATCTTTTTGAAATGTCTTGGATATCACAACGATTACAAAAATTAATTTTGTTTTATTACAATATCAAACCATTCATTGTACCTGTTATTTTTATTATTTTGTTTATATATTTTACAAAACGCAAGAAGATGATAAAGTAATGATAAATTGATAAAATTTTAACTAATGATAAAATTTTAACTAATCGTATGTAATTTAGTCGTGTATTTTAATGATATCTAACACAATGATGATATGTTTTACAGACTTGTTTTAAAAGATCTCCCTTAGATCTATCACCTTGATATTCACCTATGATTTTACCAGATTGATCAAAAAACTTTATAGTAGGATACCCTTTAAAATCTAAAGCTGTTCTTAATTTGTCGTCTTTTAAATCAGAGTCTTCTATAGATGTACACGGGAAATCATTTCCTAATATAGATGCTATTTCTGTAAATGTAGGTTTAAACCTCTGGCAAAAACCGCACCAATCTGCGTATATCAATAAAAGTCCTGCTTTTCCGTTTGTCTTACGTGAATTTACGTAAACACCGTTATTATTTACGTTAAAATCTATGCTCTTTAATTGTTTTCCTAACATTTATATTATACTAATAAAAAAATAATAGTCTAATAAAAAATAATAGACTAATAAAAAACAATGGTGGTTTAAAGTTAAGTATCGATTATTATAGTTATATTTTGTATAATTTTTTTATTGTTTATAATAAGGAAATGTCAACAAATATAGATACTACAGATACCGTAGGTACAGATACTAATACTACAGATAATATAAATACAGTAGGTACAGATACCGTAGGTACAGATACCGTAGGTACAGTAGGTACAGATAATATAAATACAGTAGGTACAGTAGGTACAGTTGATCTAAATATGATCACATTACAACAATCAAATATAAAAAAACATAGTAAAATAGATTTTACAAAAACTACATTTACAGACGAAGAAAAAACAATTATTCGTAAAGAAGTAGATTTGATCAGGGAAAAATATCCAACTTATATACCTATAGTAGTAAGAGCTCGTGGTGATATAAAATTACAAAAAAATAAATTTTTGGTTGGCGGCGAGATTACACTAGGACAATTTTTAATGATTTTAAGAAGAAAAATAGGTGTTTTAAAACAATCAGATGCAGTATTCTTATTTGTAAATAATAGTTTACCACCATCAAGTATGTATTTGTCATCTATTTATGCAAACCAAAAGGATATTGATACAAATATGTTATTCATAACAGTTTCTAAAGAAAATACATTTGGATAAAATGCACCTTTGTGAACGAACAGTATCACTGACAGTATAAAAAAATAATGGTTATTGACAATAATACGTTTAATGTAAATGAAGTATAATATTTAAAACTCGTATGTTTTTTGTTAGCTAATTGTATTTCCAAGGTTTGTTTTTCTAATAATAGATTTGAAAATTCAAGATTCTTATAGTGTTCTTTTTGTTCTTGAGAATGTATTTTCATACGTATTTTGTATAATTTGTTTTTATACATATTGGTTTCATTTTGTAATTGTTCATATTTCTTGAACATATACAACATTGTATTTTCCTTTTTTGGTGAATGTATTTTTTTTAATGAAAATTTTTGGTTTTCAGAATCTGATTCGTCTTCGTCAGAATTTGGTTCCAATTCTGAACTAGAATATTCTGGTTCTACAAAATTTTCTTTGTATTGTTTATGTAATTGTTCTAATTCTTTACAAGTTAATTTTGCAGAAGTTGTATCCATTTCTTCAACTGTTTGTTTATATGTCATTATTAATTATTAATTTATAAATCGTCTTCAATTTTTTATAAAAAGTCATTTTTAAAAAATTGAATTGTAAAAAGATTATTCGTATAATTAATATGGTTGTTACTGAATTACAAAACTTGGATGTATCTAAATTAAAACTTGGGAAATCAGGAAGAGCAATTAAACTTTTTTATGAAAAGGAACCTTTGCAATTATGTACATCTACAATGTATATACCTTTTGGTGTAAAATCTGTTGTAAAAGAATGGTCTACATATTCTGAATATTATGTAGATTGCTTTTTGAATAATTCTAAAAGTGAAATTTCACAAAAGTTTAGAGAATGGATTGAAAATGTAGATACTATTATTAAACAATTAGTTAAAGATAATATTACACTTTTCGATTCAAAAAAAGAAACTGCTAATGAAAATTTTGTTTATTCACCTATTTTACGTGAAAACGGAAATTATCCAAAATTAATGAAATTACAATTAACAAGAGATCGTAATGGAAATTTTGAAGGTTTTGTGTTTGATGAAAAGAAACAAAAAATTCCTATTGATGAAAACAATATTGAAGATGTATTGTGTAAAGGAAAAACATTCAAAACAATTATTGAATGTGTAAAAGTTTGGTATTACGATGGTAAAGTTGGTACTATTTGGAAAATTGTTCAACTAAAATTATCTGAAAAAACATTTGATGAAAAATTAGAAAAAGAAGATGGAATGAATGTTTATAACCAGTTAATGATCGATGACTAACAATTTTTAGGTGTAACAAGGTGTAACAAGGTGTAACAAGGTGTAACAAGGTGCGACTAAAAAAATGAATAAAAAAAAACATTATTTTGAATTAATGGATTCATTAATTCAAGGTACTTATTGGAGTGATATATTAAGTGGTTTGTGGAAAATTCACGGAAGTAAAATTGAAGAAGATTTAAAAAAACACGCTTTGCTTGATAAATTATTTCCAAAACAACAAGATATTTTTAGATCGTTTACTTTTTTCAGTTTTGATGATTTACGAGTTGTTTTAATTGGCCAAGACCCTTATATTAATCAAGACGAGGCGAATGGATTGTGTTTTAGTGTAAATAAGGGTTTTAAAGTTCCACCATCATTGAGAAATGTATTCAAAGAATTACATAGATGTTATGATAAAATGAGAATAGATACAGATCTTAGTGATTGGGCTGAACAAGGAGTTTTGTTAATAAATACAGCACTTACAGTACGTGAGAATAAAAGTGGATCTCACGCAAAGATTTGGAAAAGTTTTACAACAGATTTGATAAAATATATTGGAATGAATTCTTCCAATGTTGTATTTATGTTATGGGGAGCGCATGCAAAATCATATAAAGAGTTTATTAACAGTGAAAACAATTTAATATTAGAACATTCACATCCATCACCTTTATCCAGAAAACCATTTGTTGGAAATAATCATTTTGTATTATGTAATGATTATTTGAAAGCGAGAAATATACCAATAATAAAATGGGTATAATTAATGGGTGAATAGGTAATGGGTGAATAGGTATCATTATAAATCATTAGATAAATTTGAAAATCATTATAAATCATTAGATAAATTTGAAAATCATTATAAATCATTAGATAAATTTGAAAATCATTATAAATCATTAGATAAATTTGAAAATCATTATAAATCATTATAAATCATTAGGTAATGGGTAAATGGGTATAATAAATAATATACAATGAGTAAATGGGTATACTGGTATACTAAAAGAGTAAATTAAATTACATATACATATGTTCATATTTGTGTTTATTATTGATCGTGATGAATTGGTCATTTATTTTAGAAAACAACTTTTCAAAAAGATTATCATCGACGATGATATCTTGATCGGCGAGGTATTGATCTATATTAAGTAATATACTTTTATTAAGTTCTAGTAAAATTTTTTCTATAACTCTATAATATTCTCTAACACCACTTGTTACAGTATTGTCTATAGATTGTTTACAGTAATCTATTATTGTTTTTATACAAGATTTATTAAAAATTATATTTTTTTGAATACCTATATTTTGAATGATTTCTGGTATACAATGGTTTTCTAATATATACACTATATCTTCGTCACAAGGAGTTGCTACTTGTATAATATTTAAGCGATCTAATAATATTTTATCTATTTTATTTATATCATTAAAGGTGAAAACGTAGAATACTTTAGATAGATCAAATTGCATTCCGTAAAAGTAGTGATCTGTAAATTTTTTATTTTGTGTAGGATCTGTTAAATAACACAAGAATGAGAAAATATCTTTCCCATTGTCTGTTTCACTTACTTTATCCAATTCATCAAAATATAATATAGGATTGCTTATATTAGAATCTATGACATTTTGAAGTATTTTTCCTGGACCACTTTCTACATATACATAACCGTGACCTAAAAAAAAAGATGAATCTTTAACTCCTCCTAAAGATATTGTTTTCATAGGTAATCCTAATGTATCTGATAAAACTTTTATAAACTTACTTTTACCAACGCCAGCCGCACCACATAATGCTATATTATTTCTATTACTTGAAGGGTTTGTAATAAATTTACAGACTATATTTATAATTTCGTTTTTAACACTACTCATTCCATATATTTCTTTATCTAGATTACTTTGAATTCGTGTTAAAAAACTATTGATTGTTTGATTTTTTATATTGTCATTTATATTATAATATTTTGACCAAGGGTATGATAAACTCAAATCTACGAATATTTGATTTTTATAATACTCTGTACTATTAGGATCTGTCCGTTTCATATTGTTATAATGTTTAAATATAATAGATTTATTAATCTCATTAGTAGGTAACTCAAAGATTTTATCTCTTATAGTTTCTTCTTGAATTTTTTTATTAACTAATTTACTAATACTAATTATATTAGGGTATTTCTCTTTTATATTAGATTGCGATTCTTGTTGGGTATCTGGTTCAAGATTTGTATTTGTATAATGTTTTTTACAAAAATTGGTCTTTAAATGGCACTCTTCTTTGCAATTTTGACCTTTTTTTGCACCCTTTTTGAAAATATACGTACAATATCTTGTCATTATTAATAGACAATATTAATTATTTTTTGATTTAATTAAAATTGTAGAAATAATATCTTTAATATGTTTTTAAGAATAATGTAAAATTAAATTTTACACGTTTTCCTCGCTACTGATAACGCAATTGCAATTCCTTGTTTGGGATTTGTTACTAATTGTCCAGATGACGATCGTAATGTTTTATCTTTGAATTCTTTCATAACTAAACCAACTTTATTTTTCATACACGTTTTTTTCTTCGTTGACAAGTTCACTGACCGCTTAGTTTGTACTGAACGTCGCTTTTGCACTGAACGCTGTTTTTGCACTGAACGTCGCTTTTGCACTGAACGTCGCTTTTGTACCGAACGCTGTTTTTGCACTGAACGTCGCTTTTGTACCGAACGTCGCTTTTGTACCGAACGTCGCTTTTGTACCGAACGTCGCTTTTGTACCGAACGCTTGTTTTTTGTTTTGTTAGAACGACGATTGATTCTTGTTGTTAGTTTTGTAGATTTTTTATTAGATATTTTTTTCAACATTGTATATATTATACGAATTATAAAAAAATGAAAAAATAAAATTATTAATGTATTGTAAAAATGTTTTATAAAGAAAATACAAATAGTTTAATAAATAATTTAAGAGAAATGTTTTATAAAATCACTATTAAAAATGATGTTGATAGCAATTTGGATTTAAGAATGAGAAAACTGGTAACTACTTATAACAATCGAAAGTGTCACGGATTTCAACCATTTGTAATTTCTTTGAAATGTAAATCTTTAATGAAGTATATTAATGATCTAAAAACATTTGAGAAAAAAACAAAACAATTAAATGAATTGCAAGATATGATGTTTGAGGCTGGTAAAATGCTATATGCAAAATACGACCCACATTTAATTTATACTTTCCAAAATGAAATCAATTTAGTTTATAATTATAATGATCAAGGTAATTATATATACGATGGCAATATTAATAAGATGTTAACTTCAATTACAAGTTATGTATCTGTGTTTTTTACTAAATGTTTAATAAAACATAATATTGATTTAGATGTTAATTTTTTTGGTCAATTTGTGGAATTTAAAACAGATTATGAAGTATTAAATTATCTTATTTGGAGACAAATGGATTGTAAACGTAATACTATTAGTTTACTTTATAAATGTGTTAATTTTGAAGATTTCCTATCTATGGCTGAATCTATTGATAATATGTCTATTGAAAATATGTTATCTGATATAAACCAAAAACTTGATAAGAAAGTTGAATGTGATTATAAAAACTTATTGACTGGAAATGTCATTAAAAAATATTTGTTTCATAAATTAGTTAAACAAAGTGTATGTAACTGTAATGAGGATAAAATTAACGAAGGTCTTTCTAAAGATATTATCGTAACAAGAAAATCAGTAGGTGTTGAACATTTTTCTTTTTCTGATAATTTTAAAGATAATTTCCAAAAGTACATTGTTGAAAAATTAATTTCTTTGTAAAAAAAAGTTATTTATATTATTATTATTTTATTTATCTATAATATAAATGTCATCTAAAACATTAAATGTAGTCTTATTAGAAGCGAGTGTTGTTGGTATTGGATTGGTTGTGTTGGTTTATATTTTTAAACAACTTGATGTATATATACCTGATTTGTTTGGATATAAAGAAATACAAACTTTATTTATAGTTGGTGTTTTATTCCACGTATTATGTGAATATACTGGTCTAAATGCGTGGTATGCTAAAGAGTATTGTAAACTCCTTAGTTAATTTTGTCATATATATTTTATGTCGTTTATTTTTATTAAAAACATTATATTATAAATTTTATATTATAATGGATGTTATTGAAATTGATGGAAAAACATATGATCCTTATTTCATTTTAGATGTGACACGAGAAGATTCTAGTTCTCATATTGTAAAATCTTTTAGAGAAAAGGTTAAAAAATATCATCCAGACAAGTACACTGATCCTAAGAAAAAAGAAAAATATGAGAAATATTTTAAAATATTAAACGAATCTTATAGGTATATTAAAGATAAAAGAGAAAGTGTTTCTAAGATTAGAAGATTGGATGATAAAAACCAAAATTCTAAAAACCAAAATTCTAAAAACCGAAAACAAGTTAAATTAGATAAAACATTTAAGGAACAAAGTGATTTAGATGATTTTAATAAATCATTTAAACAAAGTGATTCAGTTAAACAAACTGATTTAGAAGAACAAGATCAAAATTATGAAAGATTGCAGCGTAAAGAGGATTATGATAACATTGATGTAAAAGTATACAATCAATTTGAAGAAAGAAAATTTAAATTGGATGAATTTAATAAGATGTTTGAATATACTAAAGGTGAAGAAAATGATATTAGTAAAAAAAGTTTAGTACATAAAACAACAGACGGATTTTATGGTTATAACACATCTGATACATTTGCATTAGTTAGTTCATTTAATGGATTAATGATAGTTGGTGATAATTTGTATCAAAATGGTTATTGGGGGTCAGGTTATAGTGATTATAAACATTCTTATAAAATGTCTAAAAATCCAAATAGTAAAATCATTATTCCAAAAGACAAGATTAACAAGACCGACAAGATTCTTAAAAACCCAATAAAAAACATTGATAGAAAAGACAGAGAAATTCCACCAGCAAGTGGTACTTTTTCACAACAAGAAAATACATTGAATAAGAAGATTTATGATGACTTGCTTAAAAAGGAATTGGAGGATGAAGCTATTGTAAAACAATATATATCTCAATATAATGAATCTATTGTTAAAAAAGCATTATCAGGAGAATTAGATCAAGATATAAAACTTACTTCTGTTTTACGAAGGTACATAACTAATTAAGATAAATTTAAAAAAATAATTTAAGATAGTAAAAAAAATTAATTTAAAATAGTTTTGAATTAAGATAGTAAAAAAAAATTAATTTAAAATAGTAAAACATAATTAATATATGGATTTCAATGACCTTTATGAAGAGTGGGTGGATGCAATAAATCAGAGACCTCTTACATCATCGAGATTTGATGATTATAATGAAGTAATAAATTTAAATCAACAGATAGTGAATCGTATGTATAGTATAAGAAGATATTTAGAAATGAATGATGAAACAAGGATAAATAATACATTAACAAATGAAATGATATCGAATATTCAAAATAATATATCGAATATCACGAATAATCTTCAAAATGGTATGTCTAATAATATTCAAAATGTGTCGAACAATGATATTTTATCTACTTTATTTGGAGTGTTATTTCAAGATATTGATGTAAATGATATGGAAGATGTAAAAGTTACATTGGATGAAGATAAATTTAATAAATTATTTACAGAAACTATAAATGAAAATAATAAAGAGAAATACATTGGAAAAGAATGTAATATATGTATGGATGAATACAAAACTGATAACATTATAATTAGATTAGGATGCAATCACATTTTCCACAAAGATTGTATTAAACATTGGTTGTGTAATGAAAGAGTAACTTGTCCAGTGTGTAGAAAAGATACTAGAGATCAATAATAAAATTATAAATTATAAAACGTAATTATGAAATCAAGTAAGTCTATTTTTAAAATTTAATTTTATAAAAATATTATAATATGTCGATGTCTTTTACAAATAGATTGTACGCTGAAACAAAAGATTCTCATACGCAAGTTGATAGACATCCATTTGTGTCAATGATTAGAACGAATAAATTAGCAGGAGAAATGTATGTTAACTTTAATAAAATTTGTATACAAGAAATACAAACTGTTTTACAATTAAAAGATACTGAATTATATTCCAAGTTGTATAAAGATATTGGTATGTTAGAAATAGACACAACACAAACTCTTGATGAACTTTTAAATCATTGTAGAAAATATTCTCTTGAATCAGCATATCAATTTTATCTGGGGTTATTATTTGGAGGTAATATGTTAAAAAAGATGTTACCGGAACATAATGATTTTTTGACTTATGAAAATTCAAAACAACTTATAATAGATTTTAAAACATATCTTTGTAATAATGTTTCAGAATCAGATCAAGATATTTTTATACATAATGTTAATAAATCATATGTGTTAATTAAAGGCGTTTTTGACGAATTCTATGTCAGACTAAATTATAAAGTAGACATTCCATAATTCGATGTCCAAGAAACACGTCAATTAGATGGTTGACCAGGAACTTATCCAGATACAGGTTTATTTTAACATTAACATTCTAAGCAAATATTGGACGTTTATGACTTAACTGTAAATTAAAAATTCATCAAGATTTAAGAAAAATAGTTCTTGATGAATTTTATGATAAAGAATGGTTTAGCATTATTTTACATAATATTTTTTATAAAAATTTCAAGATCTTCAGGGACGCCTAAACTATGCATTTTTTTACACGGTGAGATTCCTATTAATTTATTATCAAGGATAGCTTCGTTAAATACTGGACAAACATAAAACTCGTTATTTGTTCGGATATTTTTAGAAATCATTTGTTCAGCGTATTTAACAAAATCAGTACCGTGTCTCCATAGATACATTCCAGTTGTAGCATTATTTGAAATAACTGTTTTTTCAGCAACTTCAGTTACATAATTTTTATCATTTACTTTGGCATACGACCATTTTGGATGATTTGCAGTAAAACTAGATATAACGGCATCTAAATGCGTGTCTCTTATTAAAAATGTAGAAAACAAATCAGTGAATGCATCATTTTCCCATTCTATATATTGATCGCAATTTGATATTAATAAGGGTGAGTCATTTATAAACTCTTTGCATAATAAAACGGTACAAGCAGCGCCTTCTGTTGTTTCTGAAATTTCAATAATACGACAATGAGGAACTATTGATCTTAAAATAGAATCAACGTTATATGTTATCACGTGATCTTTTTTAACAATAAATATATAATTAGCATCTATGCCAATATTATGTATTACTTTAGCTATCATTGGTCTATCAATTACATTAATTAATGGTTTTGGTTTTGTATATCCAGCTGTGGAAAACCTTGATCCATTACCAGCCATAGGTATAACAACGGTAATATCATTTTTGAATGGGGTTTTTTTTAATGTTATAGTTTTATCTTGGAAATAATTGATACTTTGAATTATTTTTTCAAATGTTAAATCATCACTATTTTTAATATGACATACATTACAATGAGATTTTATGGCAGATGTAATACCTGTTAACGAATCTTCGAAAATAACAACTTCATCTGGACTAACATTTTCTTTAATTAAAGATTTCAAATAAATTTCAGGACTTGGTTTCGGATTAGTAACATCTTGATTTGACATAACACTATCAAACAAATCAATAATACCTAATTGTTTTAAAATAAGATGTAGGGTTTCAGAAATACAATTAGATGCACAATGTATTTTATAACCTAAAGCTTTTATCTTTTGTAACATTGATACAAGATTTTGGTCAATTTTTATTTGGTTAAATAATATTTTTGTAATTTCTTGTTTTCTAGTATAAATTTTATCATGTAATAATGGATTTATCCAACTCATTTTTTGCAATTTGATTCTGGTACTCAATCCGTTATAAACTTCTCTATGATCAATTTCAGAAATTGGATCATAATCATATTCTTTTAAACTTTGATTTAACGCCTCGTAATGTATATCACAAGAATCATATAAAACACCATCACAATCAAATATTAGTACTTTTACAGTCATATATTTTATATTAGATTTAATTAAAATTAAATTTTTAATTAAACTTTCATCATACAATAGAATTTTTTGTTTGAATAATATAATCAGAACAAATTCCCATACAAACCTTACCTCGATTTTGTTTAGTACTTAATTCAGGCATAACATCAATGATATTTTCATCTATGTCACTATTAATATTCCCCCAAATATATCCCCGACTTGTAAGTGTATATGTGTCATAATTATGATAAAAACAATTAAATTTATCTTTTAAAAATGATAAAGCTTGTACATTTTTACAATGCACCCATAATTTGTCGTTGTACTTTTGTAAAAAAGAATAATTTATTAAATGATCAGGGTTATCGTGACCTAAATATAACTGGTTATCAATTTTCCAAATGTCAATTTCACAATCAAATCCGGCATTAATTGCTTCTAAAATATAATCAATTGTATTTTCTTTATGTTTTACAGGACCATTGGTGTTTCCTCTATGTGCAATTAGTTTCATTATAATATATTTTTATTTTTCACTAAAAATCATTTTTTTTCATGTGGTATTTTGTTTCTTTCTTGCTCGACCAGGTCTTCTTTATCTATATTTTCCATCGCCTTTGTTGTATTTGATTATGTTTTCTAACTAACTCATAATCGAATGGAAAACGTACGATATTTACTTTGCTCTTATTTAGGTGAAATTTTAGTAAAGTTTCTGGATGTATTTTTACATTATAATTTTTGTTATAATCCATTATATTGTCATATACTTTACCGTAAGTTTTCATTGATTCTAGATCACCATATGCCATTTGGTCATTTATACCACCGCACCAATCATAACCATTTGGAATATAAATTGTATTTGGTTGTATAACATCTGGTATTTTGAATGGATTTTTATAACAAATTTCTGTTCTATATCTAAGAATTACATCATAATTTTTTGAACTATTTTCAATTAATGCTAGTGATTTTTTAATGTTGTAAAACATGGAAAACATATTTGGATTAAGATTTTTATTTTTCATATTTTCTTCTAATTGGTATTTTTCAAAATGATAATGACCATCTTGTATATCATATACTTTTAAGAATTCCTTATGATAATCATCTAATTCTGCATTGATTGAACAAAAGTAATCTATATTAAAATCATTTTCAAAATGTGTTTTAAATAATTCCATCCATTTTTTGTTTATTTCGTACTCTAAAACTCTACCTGATAAAAATATTGCCAAATTACGTTTAAAAGGTTTAATAGGTGTTAGTGTTAGCATTATGTCAGATAATTTATTAGTAATAAATGAACCGTTTGTGACCAGTGTACTCATAGTATTATATAATATACATAATAATATATAATATATACAATCGGATCGCAGTAAAAGTATGGTTGATATTATAATTAATAATATTAACTATTAGTAAATGACTGTTATATTAACAAATGAACTGTTAAATAAAATGATTAGTGATGATATTTTGAAAATTTTTAAGAAAACTCAAAAGAATGCGAGTAATTGTAATTATTATTTTACCCCTAATATAGGATTATCTTTGTATTCTGTAAAAGTAAAATACTTGGATAAAAAATTCCTGGTGTTTGAATTTGATAAGACAAATAACATTAATTTATTACATATGTTTCGACATATAAATACAACATTGCAAAATAAGATAAAAAGAGATTTTAGTGAAATGTTTGATAAAACTATACACGATTTTTTTAACGAAGACGAGTCCGTTTTTACTATAAGATGTTATTTACCAAATTACAATGGTAAATACCTTATAAATGTAGAAAATGATCGTAGATTTTATCTACCGCGAATTGGTTGTGTATATAATAACATAAAAGTAGAATTTAGAAACGTGTGGAAAAGCAATGACAAATACGGTTTTAATATAGAATTAAAAAGTGTATGCGTTGATTGAATAACTAACGTTTAGAAGGTCTTTTAGTTGATCTCCGTTTAGTTGACCCTTTTTTAGTTGAACTCCGTTTAGTTGAACTCCGTTTAGTTGATCTCCGTTTAGATGACCCTTTTTTAGTTGATCTCCGTTTAGTTGAACTCCGTTTAGATGACCCTTTTTTAGTTGATCTCCGTTTAGTTGATCTCCGTTTAGTTGATCTTTTTTTACTTGACCCTTTTTTAGTTGATCTCCGTTTAGATGACCCTTTTTTAGTTGAACTTGGTCTCCGTTTAGTTGACCCTTTTTTAGTTGAACTTGGTCTCCGTTTAGTTGAACTTTTTTTAGTTGGTCTCCTTTTAGTTGACCCTTTTTTAGTTGATCTCCGTTTAGTTGATCTCCGTTTAGTTGAACTTTTTTTAGATGGTGATCTTTTTTTAGTTGATCTTTTGGAAGATTTGGATTTGTACCCTCTACCTATTAATGAGAAGGTGCTAGGGACTGTTGTTTCATCTTGTAGTTCTGGTTTTTTAGATTCGTCGGATAATGTAAATGTTGATGTATCTGGGGTAGGTGGTTCAGCTGTCGAAGATAAATCTGTAATTGTTGTATCTTGTTGCTGTGAAGATAAAGAACCTAATTCTTGATCTATTTGTGAAGATATATTGTCTTCTGATAAAGATAGTGGTTTAATGTTTGGAAATTTTAAAAATCCTAATACATCTAATATACTTGGACATTCATCTATATCGTTAATTGTTTGTAAATCTACTAGATTACTCATTATTGTAATTTATTTAGAAATTAAATTTATTGAATTAACAAAAATTGAAAAAGTATAGAATATCAGAATTAATTAAATGAGTGAAGTTAAAACACAACATGAAGATAATAATACAAATAATAATAATAATACGGATAATACACTAACAAATATAAATTCATCTGATCAGGTTGTTAAAAGAAAAAAAGGTAGACCTAGAAAAGATACTTCACAAATGGTTGATTTGCCTAAACAACCAGAAGAAAAAAAGAAACGTGGTAGAAAAAAGAAGGAAGTTGTAGTTGAGGAAGTTAAACAAAAGAAAAAGCGTGGTAGAAAAGCAGCAGTTAAATATTTTAGTTCATCTATAAGAAAAAAAATTCCTTTGACGACTGTTTTACAAGATAATAATAATTATATTTTACATTTAGATGTAAAAGACGATGAAAACAGTATTGAAAATAATTCAGAGGACGACGTAGATGTAAATACAGAAGATGTAAATACAGAAGATGTAAATACAGAAGATGTAAATACAGAATCACGCAAAGAAAAATGCAATGCTATTAATATGGTTTTTGAAAAATTAAAAAATGAGAATATAGAAAACTTATATGAAATACAAAAGGAGTATCAGAATTTAGTTGAAAAGGAAGATAATCTTTTAAGTGATATTTTGAATAATGAAAATGATTTAACAGATTTATATGAAAAATGTATAGAAAATCGTGAGAATCAAGATATACTTTTATTTAACAAATTAGAAATGGTTCACAAAGATAACAATGTTATAAATATGTTTGATGAATTTGAAAATAACAATAATTCAAATAATGAAGAACAAAATCAAATAGATAATAGGAAAAAAGGTTATTTTGAAATATTACAATCATTTGTTGAAAATAAAGACTGGTTACATAATACTGATGTGTGTTGTTGGTGGTGTTGTCATCCATTTGATACAGTTCCTATTGGTTTACCAGAAAGATATAATGATTCTATTAACAAATTTAAAGTAAAAGGTATTTTTTGTAGTTTTTCGTGTATGATTGCTTATAAAAAAGAATGTAATATAAGTTGTACAAAAGATTATTTGATAAAATTTTTATATAAAAAACTAACTGGTACGTTATTATTAGATGCTCAATTAGAACCAGCCCCACCAAGATGTACATTAAAAATGTTTGGAGGAGTTTTATCAATTGATGAATTTAGAAATAGTCTTAAAGAAAACAAGATTTATAAAATGATACAATATCCTATGTTTGTATCTAAAGATTATATAGAAGAAGTTGATATTATGAATGTTAAACGTGTTAATCAGAATGTATTTACTGAAACACAACAAATATCATATAATAATTTAGATGATAAACGTATAGAAGATGCAAAAAATCGGTTATCTCAAATAGAAAAAACGACAGTCACACTTGGTAATACAATTGATAAATTTATTAAAATATCTTAAAGATTAATAAAAAATTGAATTTATATTGTAAATTATATAAATTATAATAATTTTTAAAGATGTCTATTATTAATGTATCTGATATTTGTCAATTTGTAAAAGAATGTGATTTTGTTACTGTTAAAGAATTATGTGAATCATTTGGTATTTGTGTAAAGGAAAAAACACTAGATGGTAAAGAAGTGTTTTTACTTGCTAATACAAATGACAGTGTAAAAAATACAAAAAAAAATACAAAAAATGCCCAAGACGTAATTATGGAACAAGACGAAATTGTTCAAGACGTAATTATGGAACAAGACGTAATTATGGAACAAGACGACAGTAAGTTTAAAAATATTATTGAAAAATATAATATTGATGAGATTAAATTGCAAACTAATGGTTTGATTTTCGAAAAAGAGACTGGTAATGTAATTGCTATGTGTCAAAGAAGATTTACTGATGTAGGTTCTTTTGAAGATGTTATTGATATGGTTAATAAAAATGATAATTGTAGAGTTGAATATTGTGAAGATGGTACAATTGTTAGATTGTATTATTATGGTGGAAAATGGCGTACAGCTACAACTAGATGTATTGATGCAAATGATAGTTATTGGTCAAGTAGTAAAAATTTTGATTGTTTATTTTGGCAGATTTTTGATACGGAATATTTGGATACTCTTGAAAAAAATTATACTTATGTGTTTGTTTTGTTACACCGTGAAAATAGAATTGTTGTTAGACATAATGTAAATATGTTAGTATATGTTTCAAGAATTGATAATAATTCACATATTGAAGATTACAATAATGTATTCAAGAAAGTGTATGGTATTAAACGTCCTAAAATGTTGGATTTGTATGAATTTAGGAAGATGTCATCGGATGTTAATAATTACGATTGTAAATTTAAAAGAGGTATTTTGGTAAAGGTGTATAATTTGGAAAAACAACAATGGGAATTATTTAAATATGATTTTGAAACATATAAAATGGTAAAATCAATTAGAGGAAATGTACCTCAACTAAGAATGAGATACTTGGAACTTTTGAACAAACAGGAGTCTTTAACTTTATTAGAACAATTTTATACAGAAAATAACTTTATGTTTACTTTTATCAAGGCTTCTTTGTTAAAATTGATAAAGACGGTATATAAATTATATGTTGAATCACATATTAAACATACAGTAAAAGTGGATGAAGATAATATGTATTATAGAACTTTGAAGCAATTGCATGCACAATATAAGGTTACTAACAAACCTATAACGTTTTCAGATGTTCAACAAAAAATTTATAGTTTGGATAAAATGGTAATTAAAAAATTACTTCAATGGGTATAAAATGTGTTGTTTGTAAATATTGTTTGTAAATATTGTTTGTAAATATTGTTTGTAAATATTATTTGTAAAATGTTGTTTTTTAATAAAGTTTATTTTGTTAAACTTTATTTCTTTATAAATTGTAATATAATATGATTGATTTAACATTAGTTGGTTTAACAACTTTGGCTGGGTACTTTTTTAATAAAAATGGGAGAAATCCTCGTGCTATAGATAATATAAGATCTACAACTAATAAGATTGATAAACCAAATGGAGATAATATTTACACATCAAATGTTGTTGACGAGGCAAATGCTGAGATTTTGAATAAATCTTTACAAAATTATAAAAATGCAGAGCTAGCGTCGGAAACAGGTTATATTCCTCCATTCTTCAATACGTATAGTGTTGTTGGTAATAAGGATGCATTTAATAAAACTATGGAAACTTTATCATCTGCAAAAATGGGAGAATTGAATGACATAAATAGATTAGTAAATGTATTAGAAAACAAACAAACGAGTGGTCACGTAGAAGAACGTCCAATGTTTAAGAGTTTTGGATATGCTAATGACAATGTGAATGTGGGGTATGAATTAACAAAAAAGCCTCCTAATGAAGGAATAAATTTATTGACTGGAAAACAATATGAAACTACTCACTCTAATATGGTTCCATTTTTTGGAAGTAATGTTAAACAAAATATGGAAAATTTTGCAAATGAAAGTTTACTAGATAGTCGTACGGGAAATACATCTACATATAAAAATAAAAAGGAAATTGCTAGTTTGTATGATACAAAACCTCAGAATATATATGGTAATCCTGTTTTTACAACTCAAGTAGAGACTGATAGATATATACCATCTTTATATAGACAAAATGAAAGACCTGTAGAACCAGAAAGAATAGCTGCACCAATAGCTGGTACATTTGAAAATAACATAAGACCAGTCTACAAAGATGTTAACGAATTACGTCCAGGTAATAAACCCAAGGAAACTTATAAAAGTCGTATTTTGTCAGGAAAGATGGGTGAAGAAAGAGGTATAAGTGGTAAAGTATCAAAAAATAGACCTGATACATTTTTTGAAAATGAACATCGTTTTGCAGGCCCAGGTGAATATGTAGCTCCAAAAATTAGAGAAGATTATTCGCAAAATATGAAATCATCATCTAGACAAGATTACAATGCAGAATATTATGGTGGTCAATTTAATTCATCTCTAGTTGAAAGTAAAACACGTTTGACAAATGTTGATAACAGCGATGAATTATCAGCATATTTCCAGAATCCAAAGAGACATAACTTTGAAAATGATTATTTAAGAAATATGAGTGGTACTACATTAAAAACTCATTCTGATTCTGATTATGGAAGATCTGCTCTTAATATACCAGAATCTGAAAGAGCAAGTACAAGTGAACGAACACATTTGTTAAATGCTACAATAAAAACTGGTGGTGTAAAATTACGATTGCAAGACAATGCAAAGACAACCTTGAAAGAATCTACAATAAAAACTGATAATATAGGTAATGTTAATAATGTTGTTACAGTTAGTTCAAACTCTCCATATTATGTAGGTATGTCAAGTGTTACAGCAAAAACAACTAATAAAGAAACTTTTGTTGATAATAAATACAAAGGACTTGCTCACAAAAATAGTGGTATGGGTTATGTTGTAAATAAATATGATGCTAAAACAACAGGAAAAGAAATTCTAACTGATCTTGGTAAAAATTATATATCAAATCCAAAGTTTGCAAGTGAATCAGAATCAAGAGATAGATTTAGTAATGCAGTTATAAGAGATGCTAAACAAGAATCATTAATGGGTTCTAGAGCAAGTGGTCCTCAAAACTTTCAAGTTTCATCTGGCAAAACATCATATGGTGATATTAAATTAACTGGTAATATGTTAATGAAAGAACAGGAAAATGTACGAGATAATACTGCTCATAATTATGTAGTTGCAACGGGAAAAGAACAAGTTGGTATGATTGTTAAATACAGAGATGATAACGAAAACGTTGACAAAATAAACCGTTTACAACCAGAATTATTAGAAACACAATTGCAAAGTAACCCATATGCAATTGACACAAGTAAAATGATATAAAGGAATAAAACGAATACTAAAAAGTCAAATGATATAAACGTAATTCTTACAATTAATAATATATATTTAAAAATAAATATATAATAATATAAATAATATGATGAAAAGTGTAAGGTTTGATTTAAGTGAAAACGAAATATTTGAAACATATTCCATATCCGAATACGATAGAGTACCTATCTGTTCCATATTATATTTACGTAATTATAATAAAATTAATGACAAAGAATGGAAAGACATTTTTCTAAAATTAAATTTATTTAAAATTCGAGAAATGATAGTTCATAATGAAAGTATATGTAATATTAGATTACATTGATATTAGATTACATTGATATTAGATTACATTGATATTTATTTTTAATCAAAGTTATATTGTGAATTTTGATAATTGTTATTGATGTAATTGTTAACTGAATTAGAATCATTTAATTTTACTTTTAATGTTTTTAATTCGTTTTCTACATTGGAAATTGTTTTTTGTATTTTATCATATATTTTAGATGAAGATGATAAAGAATTTTTCAAAGATTGCAATTCTACTAATTCCTCTTCTAATAATTTCATTCTATTTAATGTTTCTTCAATAGGTGAAGTTTCTTCTATATTAATGTTATTAATTTCCTTTTCAATCTCTCCACGAATTTCTTCTACTGAAAATGACTTTGGTTCTTCTTTTGCTACAACTTTAGCCGAATCAATTTCTTTTAAAGCTAATTCCCTTTCGTCTTGTGTGTAATTATTAAATTTATCTTGTGCTTTTTCTAAATCATTTCTCAATGATTGCAAAGATTTTTCTGCTTCGATAATTGCATCTTCATAATTACGAATTCTTTGTAAAACAGCAATAGGATGTTCTGGTTTATTAGCAAATTCACTTTGATTCTTTCCTTCGTTAATAGCTTCTTCAATCATTTCAATTTTACGTTTATGCCATAATTCATTGGCATTATTCTTGTTTTCTAAATAACTTTTAATTAATGTATTAAGTTGGTCGTTTTGATATTCAATATTATCGATTTGTAATGGATCAACGTTTAGAGGAAAGAATTTTCCTACTTCTACAGTATAAATATCGTAATTGTTATCAATTCTAAGTAAACGCTTACATAAATTTTTTGCCGCATCAATTGTATCAGCTACACCCCTAATTTTTAGACCCCAAACGTTACATTTTTGTTTCATATGTGGCCCTACGATACTAATCAACGCGTATTTTTGACTAGGGATTTCTGGATCTTCAAATAAAAAGTCGATTGTTTTTCCTTGTGACATTATTATACCTAACTAATAAATTATTATAATCTATTTAACGCAAATAATTTTAAATCGATTATACGTTAATTTATGTAATAAAATAACTTTAGTATAAACAAATGTTTAAAAAAGTTAGTAATGCAGATTTATTAAATTCTTTATTAAGTTTGCAGAATAAAATTGACATTATTACAACGAATATGAATTCAAAGTTTGTAGAAGGTTGTTGTGATTGTAAATCTCGTGAATCTTTAGTTTACAAACAGTTACACGAATATTTAGAAGAAAAGTTTTTAGAATTAAATAATAGTTTATTAAAAAGGTTTGAAGAAACAGATATTGTTAAAAAAGAATTGGTAGAAAATACGATTGTTTTATTCAATAATACATTTGATAAATATAGAGATGATGTAATGACAAATCTACAAAATATTATTTCTAATTTGTCATTATCTAGTACCGAAATTAAAAATGAAATTACTAGTTATAAAAAAGATAAAGAAAAGGAGTTGTATGAAATTTTAAATTCGTATAGTACTATAAATAAGTCAATGGAAAGTAAATTGATAACATTGTCTGATTTGTTTCAAGTTTTTACAGAAGACAATTGTAAATTGATAATTTCGATGGATAAAAAACTTGATTCTATTTATTTTGAAAACGAATTAATTAAACATCAATTGGCGTTAGAAGATGAAATTAGAAAGTTAATAGATGAAGTTAGTAATATACACAGTATTATTAATAATACTATAAATGATTTAGACATAATAATTAAAAAGTAGTGAAATTAAAAAGTAGTGTAAACAAGTAAAAAACTAAATTATTTTTTATGTTAAAATAATTTAATGTGTGACAATGACCTCGCAGTTGCAATTTGTGAAGATAACAAAAGAAAGTTACGAAGTTTAACAGAAAGAATATTATTAATGGATGTTAGTTTAATTCAAGATGTGTATATATATGGAATAAATTTCACAATATTAGGTTCTACTGATAAAATTTATACAATTCAAGTTTGGGTAGAAGAAGAAGTAGTAAATTGTACATGTACTTGTCCTGATTATACTATGCGAAATAGAATTTGTAAACATATTTTTTGGTTAGGATCTAACAAATTTGATGAAATCGATTTAGATAAATGGGATATATATACATATAATAAAATTATCACACAATACTGGATTGAACAAGAAAATACAATTGTTAATATCGGAAGAAATGAAAATTGCCCTATATGTTTTGAAAATATAGACTACAGATACGATATGACTATTTGTTGTAAAAACGAATGTAACAATTCTGTGCACTCAATGTGTTGGACAAGATTGTATTGTATATCTGGTAAAACAAAATGTGTAGTTTGTAGAACAGAGACAATGCCATATATTTATAATTTTATGCAGGTCTAAATAAATGTACAATAACTAGTTGTAAAAAAGAATATTGTTTCATCATTTTACCTTAATCTTAAATTAATGTAATTATTATATTAATTTAAATTTGTTAATTTAGTTTTTGTTTTCCTTAATGTGATTAATCAATTCAGTTATGACACTAAGCTCATTTGTGATAAAATCAAATGAATCAATGTTATCATTGTTTTGAATGTTTTCTTTTAATTTGCCTAAAATATTTTGAATATCATTTCCATTTTTATTTTCTTCATCGTTTTCATTTTTAGTTGCGTTTTCATCTTTGTTATTTTCTTTATTGAAAATCTTTTTAATATCTTCTATATTATAAATTCTTTTTCCACCATTTGGTCTTAAGCATCTGATTTTTCCTGCTTCAGCCCATCTTCTTAGAGTACCAGAAGTTATGTCATATTGTTTAGTAATCTTGTTTGGTGAAATATAATTTTCATTATCCATCTTACTTGTTTATAATAGTTAATATACACAAATAAAAAAAAATAAATAATGATACGCGTATTTATCGTTTAATTTTGCACGATAAACATTGAAAATATCAAAAATACAAAATGTTCGACAAATGTTATATATATAGAATATTGTTTTTAAATAATATATTTATTTTGCGCGAAATTTACGAAAAATTATTTTCTTTATACATATTATAACAATAGTTATAAATGGACCCAACTCAATTAAAAGCTACTTATGAACAAACGCAATTTTTATCTGGAAAGATAGATGGTGTAGATAAGGATTTATTCCAAACACAAAGTAATCAAAATGTTGAGGGATTAAAATCCCAACAACAACAAACTCAAAACATTCTTGATTCACAAGAACGTGCACAATACGCTAATGAAAATCGTCAAAATCGCAATTTCAATTTATTAAGCGATGGTATTAAGGATCAAGGTTCTAGTGTTCGCGATTCTCTATACCGCACAAGTGCTATAACAAATGATTATATAAAAACAGGTACTGGTGATGTCAAAGACTCTGTTTTCCGTACAAGCGCTGTGACAAATGATTATGTAAAATCAGGTGCTGCAGATAATCTTTTGGCTACAGAACGTACAGCAGCTAGACTCGATCAGGAGATTTATAAAATTAATTCTGATATAGATCAAAATATATATAGAAGTCAAACTTCTGTAAATGATGCTATATCTTCAGGGCGTATGGAAGCTCAAAAAAATACAAATGAATTGATTGCATATTTGAAAAGTAATAATGATCATAATTGGTCAAACTTTGCAAGTATTACAAAAGATGTATATCAAGGAAAATCTGAAACAATTTTATCCAACACAAATCAATACGCAATTCTTGCTAAACAAGCAGCTGAAAACGTAGCAGCTGTCCAAATGGAAGCATTAAAAAACAAGGCCGATTTGTCTAAACAAATGGCATTCGAATACAGTGATCTAAAAGACAAAATACAAACATCTGAATCTAATATTAAAGAAGTTTTACGAACACAAGAATCTGATAGATTACGTGATGTCTTACGTGCTACAGAAAATAAAAGTCTTTACTTTGAATTAAAAAATAACCACCACCACCACCACGGACATCGAAGACGTCATCATTAGGGACGCGGACGATCTAGCAATAAAAGAGATAGAGATAATGCTGTAAATAAATCAGATATAAGTTTTCAATCAACTGATATAACGACTAAAATAAATGATTCAAAAAGCAAAAGTGAAACTGCAAACAAAATAAATAATAACAAAAATAAAAGTGAAACTGCAAATGAATCAAATGCATTGTTAGATCGTCAATCTGATGAAGGGACTAGTATATCTACAGGAAATTTAACCAATACTCTTTTAAATTCTTTGTCTATAAAGGATTCTATAAAAGATTTTACTAAAAAAATATTAAATGATACCGTAAATGATACCGTAAATTTTAATGACCCAGTAAAAATACTTGAAAAATTAAATATTGATCCTTTAAATAAGATTTTTAATGAACACCCAATAAGAATACTTGAAAATAATCAATCTTTAGTGTCTATAAAAAAAAACTCTAAAGCAGAAACTCTTACAAAGAGTGACTCACCTAATCAAGCAGAAATCCAAATAATAAAATCAGACGCATTGAGCGTTAATGAAATTCCAAACGAAACACTCAACGACGAAAATATAGTAAATAATAGTGAAATTGTCGATCTATTAAAAGATGATATCAACGTCGGTTTATTAAAAGACTATGTCAACGTCAATTTATTAAAAGACGATACCAAAGTCAATTTAACAAAAGACGATACCAAAGTCAATTTATCAAAAGACGATACCAAAGTCAATTTGTTAAAAGATGATACCAAAGTCAATTTGATAAAAGACGATGTCAAGGTCAATTTGATAAAAGACGATGTCAAGGTCGATTTGTTAAAAGACGATACCAAAGTCAATTTATCAAAAGAAGATGTAATAGATGTAAATATAGATACAAATATTGATTTGTTAAAAGAAGATACTAATTCGTTAAAAGACAGTAACGTGGTGGATAAAATTATGGAAAACGTGGAAACTACGGTAGAAAATATAAAAGAATCAAATGAATTTATTCAAAAAGAAGAAGAGGTAAGATTTTCAGATGATATATCAATCAATTTTCGAGATGATAAAAAATATGAAAGTTCAATTTTAGATGAAACGCAAAGTATAGTTGAAAGTATTAGTAGTACAAAAACAAAGAAAAATCCTTTCAGTAAAGTTCTTAAAAAATTTAAAAAGAAAGTTACTGATGAAGATCAAATAATATACTAATGAAAAGACTATATGTTGTGTCAATTCCAAAAAACTAAATTAATAAAAACAATAATTTAGTTAAAGATATAATTTGATTTGATGCCGAGTTTAAAAGAGTATTTTGTATATAATAAATTTATTTACTATATATAAATAATGTCTTTATCTATATATAAAAATAAATCTATTACTTTTTTATTAAATGAATTTTCTAGAACAATTACTCAATTGCAAAATACAACATCGCCACACTTTAAAACAGATGCAAAGATAAAATTTTTAATAAAAGAAATCAAACAAAGAAAATTAAATGAAAATCAAAAAGAAAAATTTAATAGATTGTTTATTAGATTTATTTGGTTGTAATTTGGTTGTAATTTGGTTGTAATTTGGTTAAATGTATTTGAAAGTACAATTGTCTTTGATTGTTTGAAATTTAATAAGGGTTGCCAATGTACTTCTTGGTATACCAGATTCTTTTGCGGCAATTGTTAAAGACTCCCATGTATTGATACATTCGTTAGTTTCAGAATTAAGTTGTAATACGTTTTTGCAAGTTCTTTTAGATTGTTTTAATCCAGATGTGTTTTGTAAACTTAAACCCAAAACCCCAAATAAATGTTTTGCTTTAGAATGGTCGCTTAAATGAACACGACCATTTGTAAATTTGTCAGTTAAATAAGTTTGGATTTGTTGTTTAATAGGATTAGTTAAAATGTAATTTGGATCCGTTTCTTTTTTATATAATACGAATGCTTCAAAGAAATCAACGTATGAAATTCTATTTAGGTAATTTACCTGACATTTATCCAAAATGAATTGTTCATAATCTTGGATATCATCTGGATTATTTACAGAAAAAGTTAAAGGGCGTAATCGGAATCCTCTCCAAACATTTCTTCTGATATTTTCATAAAATTCTACTCCTGATCTAAATTTATTTTGCAAAAAAGTATTTAAATTTTCTTTTATACTTTTTTCAACAGTACGTTTACTATATATTCTAAAAGCTCGAGTTAATTCTTCTTTTGCTGTAAAAAAATTAGGATCTGTCTCACAAAAGGTATCTAAAAATCCCTGAAAATCATTTGATTTATCTATGTTATGATTTGTGTAATCATTTGATTTATCTATGTTATGATTTGTGTTATTCGTAGTGTTATTTGTTTTCATTTCTGCAGTTGTATTTTCATTTGTTATTTTAGTTTTATTGTCGGTTGTATTTATAATTGTATTCATAGCTGGGATTAAAGATTCTATATTTTTAGAATCTGAAAATGCTATGATAGCTGACACGGTTTGTTTTGCAAAATCTAGACTTACATTAAACCATTCTTGCATTTTGTTTTCTCTAAATTTATCAAGCATATGATGACACAATTTTTCAATTAAACTGCAATCTATACATTTTTTGTAAAAAACTATACCACCAGATTTATTGATATTACTATAATATTGTTCTCTTAATATTAAATTTTTAGTTTGTCCAATTTTTAATATAGAATTAGGGTCATTTAAGTTATCTTGAAAAATATAAATATAATTACCATCTTCAACATCAAAACACCTTCTGTTTAACATTTTATTTCTTAAAGATTTTTCTTTTGTTAGTTCTCGTTGTGTAGTTGCCAATTGTGATTCCGTTTCTTCTAATTGACTTTGTTTTTCTTCTAATTGTGATTGTTTATCTTCTATTTCTTGTTTTATAATTTTATTATAAATATTTTCTAATTTTACATAATATTTTCTAATCGCTTTCCCCTTATCTGTTTTTATCATCATACATAAATTTTTAAAAGTGTCTATATTTAACATAATTATTTCCGTGGCAAATTGACCGTGCTCCGAAGGGAGCAAGGTGATTTTGTAATCTTCATCTTTAACAAAATTATTTTCAAGTGTTCTTTTTGCATTTTTTTTATGCGCAAATCCCATCATTTTCAGTACATTTTCAAGGTTTATTGGAAAGTCGTTTATTGGGTGGTAATTCATGTAAACATAAAAATTAGCAATGTACCATCGACTTTCTTCTTCTGTAAATGTTTTATCAAGTTCTTTAATCATCTTAGTTTGTACATTTAATGAAATATTTGAATTTTTTGATACAAGAGCCTTAAAATCTATACATTCTGTTTTAATAATTTGATCCATATTGTAATATTATGATAAGATAGTGTTTTATTTTTAAATCAAATATTGAACGAAAAATAAAAAAGTAATTAAATTAGATACTCGGATAAAATACCCATTTTGTCGTTGTGTCATTTTGTGACATATAACCAACTATTTTCTTAAAAATATCGTCTTGTTGACGTAGTTTATCAGTGCTTTTTAGTAAAGGGAAATATTTTGCAAATTCGTGTAATCCAATTATTTGGAAAAATTTATGAAGTGTATAACTATATGATAAGAAATTCTTTCTACCTTTTGGTTTGAAATTTTCATATGGATCTTGGATTTGTTGAAACATAATCTTTATCTTTTCTTCTATTTCTGATGTTAATGTAAATGGTGGTCTTCCATTGAGACGATTAATAATACCAATTACATTATCGTAATAATCGTTAAGATTGAGCTTTTTAAGATACTTTTTAATTTTATCCTCTGTAAGTGTATTCAAATCCTGAATTCTTTCTTTGTTTGCTTCTAATAACACTTTGTCTAAAATCTCTTGTGGGATACCACGATTCTCCTTTGCTTGAAAACGTCTTAGCCAATCTTCTAAATGTGTCATCTTGTCATAGGTAAATTGTGGTCTATAATCAAAATCTTGGAGTTCTTTGTATGATAGATCAGTGGCTTGTTCTACAGTATGTGCACATTTTCCACAAGAAGGACATACTAAAAAACTATGTTCTGTAACAAGTGTGGTTTTACATTCTGAACATTGAACTGAATCTTGTTTAAATTCTCTTTTTTGATTCGTATAACCTGGTTCAAATTTATGCAAATACAAATCAACCAACTCGTTTTTTTTAGTGTATAGATCATTTAATTCGATGTTTTGTTCAGGTGTTAAATCCTTGATATTTAAAAAATAATGTTCTCGTTCTTCAAGTTCAATGTACTCCATTATAATAGAAGAAGATTCTAGTAAATAATCCATCTCTTCCTTACCTGAAATAATTTTATCCCTTTCTTTTTTTAAATCTTCTAGTTTATATTTGTTTAATCTCAAGGAAGCTATATCATCTTCAATGTTTTCATTGCTTCTTTTTTTTGTAATGTTTTGTTTTTTTAACAAACCCTCAATATTCCTAATTTTACTATCTATATTCTTGATTTGATCATTTTGTTTTTTAAATTCTAACAATTTACTTTCGTGTTTATGCATTATAGAATGATGACTTTTTGATTTCTGTTTTGTACCATTATACTTTTTAGAAAAAGTTGGGACGCCATGTGAATCTTTTTTTTTCCTCATATAATCATATATATCTGTATATATAATATTTGTTTTTAAATGCGTTGACGGTAGAATATTGTATTTTTTTTAATAGTAAATGTATAATGAACAAACACAATATATTAATAAATTTTTTAACAAAATATTTATTTATACTCAACGCCGCATCTGATGGATGGAGTATTTGTTATATTGGTGGTAATCGCTTTGAATTTTGTAAGAAAATAGGTTTAGATATAAACAAACAACTAATTGATAATAATTACATTAATCGCAAATTAGACAATATATATACAATAATAAAAAACTGAAAAAAAGTATTTAAAATTAACATTTAATTTATATTAATAAATGTGGAAAATTTTGAGTATTTTAACATTCTCCTTAGTGAATGCATGTGATAAAAATTGTAAGCACAATGTTCCAAAAACTAGAAACATAACTTTACCAACACCAACTTGTTTTAATACTATCATCACTACAACAAAAAATATTATAAATACAGTTACAGACACAGCTACAATTACAGACACAGCTACAGTTACAGACACAGTTACAGACACAGTTACAGACACAGTTACAGACACAGTTACAGACACAGTTACAGACACAGTTACAGACACAGCTACAATTACAGATATAGTATTTGTTACAGAATCTTGTAGTGTACCAACTAATGACAGAGATATTACAATAGAAATCCCTACTGAAACTCCAATTGAAACTCCTACTCCAGTTGAAACTCCACCTTGTCCTGAAGAAACTGAACCAACTAACGACAGAGATATTACAATAGAAATCCCTACTGAAACTCCTACTCCAACGGAAACTACACCTTGTCCTGAAGAAACTGACCCAGTTAATAGTAGAGATATTACAATAGAAATCCCTACTGAAACTCCTACTCCAACGGAAACTACACCTTGTCCTGAAGAAACTGACCCAGTTAATAGTAGAGATATTACAATAGAAACTCCAACTGAAACTCCAACTGAAACTCCAACGGAAACTCCAACTGAAGCTTGTCCTGAAACTCCTACTATAACAGAAGTTGCAACCGTAACAGAAACTTCATCAATTGAAGTATTAATTACGAGTTATAGTTTAAATGAGACAGTTACTCTTTTGTAAATAATGATTACCTATAAGTTTATTAATTAATATAATTTTAATATTTAATTAATAAATGTATAAGCTATTGTATTTTGTAACAGGTACAATAGCAAATTTTATAAATATGGATTATAATACTATATCTGATCTTGCAAAAATGTCTCGTAATGTATATTATGAGATAAATAATAAAAATTGGTTAAATACTACATTAAACAATGTTATTGATGTAAGTATATCAAATGATACTGTAAGGGCATATTTATTTACGAACAATGAAAAAACAAATACGGTAATTGCTTTTAAAGGCACGAGTACGTATTGGACGAATAATAATTTGCAAGGTAATTCGCTAGATAATTCTCAAGGTAATTCGTTAGACGACAAAAATATGTGTATGTTATCAAGTTCTGAAAATGATAAATACAATGATAATTTGTTTTTTTCATGTTGTTTTTATAAACAAAATAGTTTGTTCGAGGATTGTAATATGTGTAATAATACTAATAATACAAAATTTAGTTGTTGTAGTGATTGTTATAAAACAAGTTTAAGAGACGAAAATAATTATATAAATGAAATTGGTAAAATTATTGATAGAGTGAAAACGGAAATCGATTTTAACAAGTCAAAAGTTTATTTTACAGGACATTCTTTAGGGGGGATGTTAGCGAGTATAGCTGCTCTTATATATAATAAAACAGGTGCAAGTTTTGAAACACCAGGTGATTTGCATTATATGAAATTAGCATATAATAAACAGAATAACAATTTTTATCATTTTGGCCACACAGCTGATCCAATTTTTATGGGAAATTGTGGTAGAACATGTTCTTTATTTGGATATAATATTAATACAATGTGTCATACTGGTTATACGTGTTTGTATGATTCAAAGACAAAATTAGGTCATAGTGAATCTATATTTAATCATAGAATAGAATATATTGTAAAAAATATAGTTCCAAAATTTGAAAATGATATGCCTAATTGTACAATAGAGACGAATTGTAATGATTGTACAGATTGGAATTTTAATTAAGTGTTTCTTTTTTTACTAAATTACGAAATTGTTTATGTAATTTTGATGATCCGAATGATTTGTCCAGAGAATAAGATTCTATATGTTTTTGTTTTTTAGGTTTTGTTTGATATGTATTATAAAACATCGTTTTAATTTTTTTTGATAAATTTGGTTTTTTTTGCGTCAAGGTGTTGTAGTTTTCTATTATATATTTATGCATTTGTTTAACACTTGACTTTTGCTCAACATTTGGTGATTTATGTATTGTGATAGTTTGTTTTTTATCAAGTTCATTTACTATTTTTTCATAATACTCTTTTGTGAATATTATAAATTCGGTTTTAGGAAATGTTTGTTCTAATATGTCAATAATACTTTTTGGGACAGTGCCAATGTTTTTCAATGATTTAATTAATATAATAATATCGTATATGTTTCTGCCATTTACTGTAGTATGTTGCATTATATTTTTGTAATGTGAAGGTACTCCTAATTTTTGAGGAATCCAGGCGTATCCAAAGTCGGATAATAGAAAAATGTATCCAAGGTTGGGTAAATAGTATTTTCGATCGTTTATTATATATGTCCAATATCCACCAGGATTGACTTTATGTATTAAAATATTCTTTAAATGTAAATCTGTATGTATCATATTAAAATATCTTTTTATTGCTAAAACACTTACCATAATTTGAAACAATGCGTTCAACCACAATTCGTCGCTATGATTCTGTTCGGCCCAATTATAAAAATTATCCGATGTTGCGTATTCGTTATATTGTCTTATAACATTTTTATCATAATCCCAATCATAGTTTAAAATATAATGTGGGCATATTTTTTGTAAAACTAGTTGGTTAGTTAATTGAAGAGATATTAGTTCTACTAAACTAGGTTTATTAAAAGAATGTTTGCTGTAAAATATCTGTTTGATTTTATCTGGTTGCGTATATAATACACTTTTATCTATACTTTTTCTATCCTTTATTCTTTTTAGATACAAAGCTTTAATTATAAAATAATCGTTATACCCTAATGTGCACTCAAGTCCCCTTGATTTTGTTTTTTTTAATTTAATTTTATAATCAAATCGTGTTTTGTAAACAACTCCTTCTGTACCTCTAGATATCTGTTTTTTTTTAAAAAATGATTGTGGAGTTTTATAAATATCTTGATATTTTAATTGGTGAAGTTGTTCATAAGTTTGTTTCCAATCTTGTAATTTTTTATAACGTTCTACTACGTTTTGCATTACAAATAGTAAGAATAAAAATTTACAATTAAAAATTAAAAAAACGTTTATATGTTGAATCAAAATTAATTCTTAATCCATATGTAAAAACTTGGGGTCGTTTTGACAAAAGATAATCGTAAATTAATTTATATTGTTGTTCTTTTGATATATTCTTTGGTATACTATCTATACTGATGTAATTTTTATCAAGTAAATATTTTAATAAAGCAGCTACAACAATTGCACTTCTTTGTTTTCCAGCTTGACAATGAATTAAAATACGTTTTTTATCACGTGTATATTTTTTAACCAATATTGGTAAAATTATCTTTAAATATTTTTCCATTAGTATAAAATCTCTCTCTAAAAGACTATCGTTAACTGGTATTCTATATGTATCAATATCTTGTAAATGTAACAATGATTTTTCTGAATGTATTTCATTAAAGAATGGTGTATTTGGTGTACAATTTAATATAAAATTTATGTTATTTTTTTTAAGAAAGTCTATATCTATAGCAGATTGGTGATTTCCTAACCACAATCCTGGTATGATTTCTGTTACATTTGGTTTGTTGTAAATTAAATCGGATATTAAATCATAAATTAAATTATATAATAACATTTACTAATAGTATATAATAAATAAAAATTGATAAACAATTAATTTATATTAATAATAACAATAATAACAATAATAACAATAATAACAGATGAAGTCTCGAAAATTTACTCGAAAATTTATTATAGAAAAACAAGATACAACTGCGACGACTGCAACAAGTGATTACATTGATGATTATGATGAATATTATTCTGATACAGAAGATGTAACTTCATCAATCCCAATTCGTAAAAGAAAAGATGATAAAATGTTTACTAGTATTGTAAACACAGATTATAGAAAACCTGTTAGTGGTAGTAAACAAGATAATTTTACAAGAGATGATATATTAAAAAGACTAGTTGATTATATACCATTAAAAACAATGAAGGAAAAACAGATATTACAACAATTACCTGTTTTTAAAACGTGGATTCGGTATTATAATGTTGAAACTAAACAATTTAGAACAGGTGGACTTTTAATGAAGGTATCTTATCCTGATTATATTATGTTGGTAAATACATCAAACAATATATCTTGGAGTGTTCAATTAAAAGATAATATTATATATATACCTGATCCAAGAAAAAAGAATGTCAAAAACGATCAAAAGACTCAAAAGGAAAAGGAACAAAAGGATAAAGAAAATCTTATTAAAGAAAAATTGTATGACATGTATCAAAAAGGTAAACTTACTACAAGAAATAATTAAAATAGCTAAAAAAAATGAAATTTTAATAAAAACTTTTGATTATTAATCGTAATATTAATTATTTTATTTAAATTAATGACTGCAAATAAAAGATTTTTAAAAGAAATTCAAAGACTATATTTACAACAATCACAAAAAGAATTATTAGAAAACGATTACTTAATTCGATATGACGAGACAAATATAAATAAACTCTATGCTATAATTAAAGCTCCACACGATAGCGTATATAGACATAAGTTTATAAGATTGGATTTTACAATACCTGATAATTACCCTCATTCACCACCAGCAGTTACGTTTGTAAATTATGATGGTGTTAGAATTCATCCTAATATGTATGAAAATGGTAAATGTTGTGCCACTATTTTAAATACTTGGGGTGATAATATATTTGAAAAGTGGACATCCAGTATGGGTATTGAAACCATATTATTAACATTTCATTCTTTTTTAGATAATAATCCTTATATGTATGAACCAGGTGATAGAGATGACTCGAGTTATACAGTTTATGTTTTGTATCAGAGTTGGATATCTTGTTTAATAAGATATCTACAAAACGAAAGGGATGAAATGTTTATTAATTTCATATATACATATATGCTTACGAATATAGATGAAATTTTTAGTGATTTAAGAAATTTATCTGTTATATATCCATGTGCTTATTATAATACAAGATGTTTTGAAATCGAGAGATTTTTAGTTGATTATGAAAGATTATCACTTACATTACAAAACTATTATAATTACATTGATTTTACAGAAAATTTTAAATCAGATGATACACAAATCTCATTTAATGATTTTATGAATACTGAATACGACTGTTGTATATGCTATGACACAATTGAACCAACTGAAAATACAATTGAACCAACTGAAAACCAAAGAGTCCAAGGTAATTTGTTTCGATTAAAAAATTGTAAACATCTTTTTCACAAAAATTGTTTAGAAAAACATATTGAAACAAATAACCGTTTATGTCCAATGTGTAGAACTGAATTAGAAGAAAATGAATTGGAAGAAAATGAATTGGTTGAACCCAAGGATGAATGGATGATTAATCCATCGACTAAAAGAAGAATTAAAATAGGTGGGAAAACTTGGAATTATTTGAAAAATTCTGGTGTGCTATAGACAGATTGACAGTTTACATTGTATCTGATTGTGATTGGGATTCTCGTATTTTAAACCATTCTTTATCAAGATTTTTATAATTATTTATAGGTTCAATAGTTGTTTTAGGTTCGGTAGTTGTTTGAGGTTCGATAGGTTCGATAATTGTTTGAGGTTGATTATGATATAAGAGATCATATGATTTTGACATTTCTTCTACGAAAATTGTATCAAAATTTGGTAAGTTTTTATAAGATGTGATTTCTCTAAATATTATTTTAAAATCTCTATGGTAAAAAAAGGCATTTACAAAATACGTTCTTATTAAATGACGTAAACGATCTTCTATGGTGCGAGTGTCCTGTATGTAATTTAGTAAATTATATGTGGAATCTCTAGTGCTACTGTAAGGACGTGATGTTATATTTATACAAGATTCAATGTATGAAAAAAATTGTCTTATGATTTGATCTGCGTTATTTGAAAAATGATTTATTAATATTTCATTAAGAGTCTGTGATGTAGTTTTGTCATAGCTAATTTCTTTATAATGTGCGTTCATTAGTCTTACAGTTATAAGATATGCACTCCATACAAGACAATGTCCAGCATTTGGATTAATATAAGATTGATATGCTTGTAATCCTATAGGGCAAATGTTTGCAATATTTACAAAAGTATAATCTATATCGAATGTGTATTTAAGGAAATTTTCTATAGATTCTTGTAAATTTATAATGTTTGAATATGTATGTTGAAGTATTATACCGTGTGGTTCAAAAAATTCTATTATTTCATTCTGTGAATCTATTATAAGTAAATTAGAATGTGCATTGTGAATCGACTTTTCTTCTTGATGATCTGGATAAGAAATGTTATAATCTAATTGGATTTCTAATAGATCTAATCTTATAGGAAGTATTATAATTTTTTTATTTTTTATACAAGATTTTATTTGATTTACTGTATTATTGGATATTATGAATTTTAAATTGGATAAGTTAATTCTTAAAAAATATTCTTCTATGTTGTCATAATGTAGAAAACAGTAATCCCACTGTGCGTAAAATATGAAATTCAAAAACAAATTATCAAAATAATCAGAAAATAACCAATCGTTTAAAGCTAGTGTATCTGATTGTGCATAATTTGACAAATCTGGTATTATTATAGTATTTGAAGAAATAGTATCCTTATTTATATTCCGAAATGGATTTGCACAATCTAATTCCACATATTGTATATTCATATTAAAAGTATACAATTTAAAAGTATACAATAAAAAAGTATACAATAAAAAAGTTTAATATAAAAAGTGTAGCACAAAATTGAATTATTTATATTCCTTTCATATTATATATAATGAAAGGGGTAATAATAAGTGATATTGATCTAAGTATCCTCAATAAATATGGTCATCAGATATCTAATTTGGATAAAAAGACCTTTATGAAAATTGAAAAGTATAAAGCGTGTATAAAGAAATCAATAAATGAAGATTATAAATATGGTAGTTCTTGGTTAGATCTTTTCATATTACAAAAAAAACTAATACGGTTTGAAAAACTTTTGCATAAACGTGGTATTAATGTTAATATTGCGAATAACGTAAAGTAAAAGCAATAATCCTAATATTAATATTGATATATATTGTAATGATGGTATAATTTTATTTTGAATGAATTTTTTGTTATGGTTAGTTTCGTGATTAATTTGGTTACTCATTAAGATATCGTCTTCTGTTGCAATATTATTTTCTCTGCAAAAATTTTTATATACTTTTTTATTTACTATATCTATTCCTGCAAAATTATAGTAATCTTCTAATGTTCTTATTTTTCCTAAACCATATTTATCTAAATTAAATTGTAAATAATTTACTACGTCATCTTTATCGTTATCTATTAATTTCAAATAATACTTTACTTTATCAAATGCTGGAACATCTGAATAGTATGGATTATCTGTCCATATTTTAGGTTTATCTTTTCTTGTGTATTCGTGAAATACGATATTTTCAGTTGGTGTGAAAATGTCCCACCCGTGTGTGTAAAATCGTATGCTGTGTAATATTTCTTCTCCGACAAATAAAAATGGCAAATTAGGGTCAAATGGTAATTCTTTTAAAAAATAAGATTCGCAAAATAACATACCTCCGGCAACGTATGGTGTCATATATGGTGTATTATTACTATTTATTTCTTCAGCGCCCATAAATGAAATCATTCCTCTATTGTTAAAAAATGATTTGCATATTCTTGTAACATTGTTTTTTATATTATCGTTATATTGGTCATATGTGCTTATTTCTTTTGGATAATGACTCAAGACAGGTTTTTTTGATAATCCTTTATTTTTAATATCCGATAACATACCTATACACAATGTATCCCAACCCTTTACGAATTTACTATGACTATCTATTTGTAAAAAATATTCCTCTCCACTCCATAATGTACTACATAAATATCTTGCGTGAGTAGGACCTTTTGCTTCAAAATGTGGAATTCTTATTATTCTTACTCTAGGATGATCTTGGTAACCTTTTGTTACACAATCTATACCGTCATCTTCTTCATTTTTATTTTGTTGACATATTCCTACATATACTCTATCTGGTTTATCAGCCATAGTATATAATGAATCTAATGTAGTACTACATACATCATCTCTATAACTTGCAATACTTACAAAAATTGCTCCAGGTTTAGATTTCATGTTCTCTTATATTATAACAATATTTTTTAATTAATTAAAAAATATTAAAAAGACATAGTTAGTCTACAATATTGAGTTCATAGTTGCATCCATTCTTGTTTAAGTCAATAACTGTATTATTATATGCTTGACAAGCTTCTAATTCTGTATTAAAAGTTCCAATATTAATTCTTTTTCTATTCAGCATATAATAACTATTCCATTTGTTCGATTTATTCAAACTTACACCAATGTATTTACTGGATTTTTTATCTTCTTTTTTTTTAAGTAATTCTGAACGAATATCGTTTGGCATAGTTACATAATTAGAGATATCGTTTAATATATATTTTGTATTCAATGTGTTATTAAAGAAGAGAGCCTGTTGATTATATAATTTTGCACATTCGACTTCTTGATTATTATTTCCTAAATTATAAGTTTTACCAGCTAATTTAATACTAGTGACATAAATTTTTCGTTTAGAATCATAACTTACACCTATATACTTGGAAGTTTTTTTTTCTGTAATTTCTCGTTTGTTTTCCTCTGGTATATTTCTTGCTACTGTTTTATACCCAGGTATATCGTTTAACAAAAAGTTTGTATTTTCGTTTTCGTTTAGATATAAAGCATAATCATTATATATTTTGGCAGCATCTATTTCATCAGTAAAATATCCAAGATGGAAATTTTTTTGATTATTCTGTATCTGAGATTTCCACATATTTTTATCCTTAACCCAACACGCTCCCTTAAAATTACCTGTCCGAGCACTACTCTGTTGTATATTATTTTTATTAGTTTTTCGTATTTTTTCAATATGTTCTTTTACTTTGTTTTCTTCATTTGTTTGTATATTATCGATAACGTTTGGGTCAATTAATTCTGTATTAACGTTTATGTTTACTGTTAATTCTTTAAAATGAACATTATTTTTAATGTCAAATTGTTTAGTGTATTCTAATGATTTTTTAATTGTATTGATTGCATAAGCTAATTCGATATCGTTTCCGAAATAAAACCACTCTTTTCGATTTCTAATTCTAAATGGGTGTAAAGAATGATGTATTAATTTTTCTGTAAAATTCCTATCGAATGTTTCAAATTTAGCATACATTTCTAAAGAATGCGTACTAGAACCTACATTTAATTGATCCACTCTTGTTATAGTTTTATCTGCTATTCCTATTTTCATATGTCCAGGCTTTGTTTTATCTCGTATACAATAAATTTCACCTGGTATTCTACTAGAAAAACCTTCAGTTTCTGGTTTGAGTTCTAATTCATTAAGTAATTTAGTAGTTTCTTGTAATTGAGTTTCTTTTTGAATCAATAATTTTTCTTTTTCTTCTATTTTATTTTTTTGTTCATCTAATTCTTCTTTCATTAATTCGTTATATATCATCTCTAATCTTATATAATAGTCATGAATTTTGTCTGCTTTATCTGTGTTTGCTTTTAAACATAACTTTTTAAATGTATTTATATTTAACATAATCGTTTCTTCATTGTGACCACCTCTATTATCTTTTTTTTGCTCATCCATTCGGATGAGCAAAGTTTTATTTTCATCCGTTCGGATGAAAATTATTTTATAGTCATTTTCCTCTGTAAAATTATGTTTCAATAATCTCTTCGCATTGGCTTTGTTAGAAAATCCTATAAATTTCCATACATTTTCCAAATTGATAATGAAATCATTGATTGGATGATAATTTAAGAATAAAAACAAATTGCATACATATAATCGTTGTTCATCATCTGAGAAATGTTCTTGTAATTTTTCTACTAATTTAGTTTTATCATATATTTCTATTGTACTAGTTTGTATAAGTGTTTTAATATCAATCGGTGTTTTAAAAAGGTTCATTTATAATTTGTATATATTTTGTCTTTAAATATAGATTTAATCAAATAATAGAAACTTAATTAAATAATTAAAAAATGGTATTTTAAACGGGTTTATTTTTAACCATCGGACTTATAACCTACTATATCCCCTTGTCTTGATACGATAACTTTTAATTTTTTAGTTTTTGCAAATTTACGTTTTAATTTGTCCAAGTGTTCTTGATCTTTATCATCGTCTTCTTCGTAGTTGTCATTGTAATTTTTGCTATGGAAATTCCAAAATTTAGGATGTCCTGTTCTAAAGTTGTTGTGATATTCTGCTTTATACCAAAATACTTGATCTCTTAAATCACTACTGTTTCCTGATGTTTTTATGACCAGACATTCGTGATTTTGAGTACATGCATCCAGGATATTGCAAAAATGATCAAATGAAGGTAACATTCCAGCGTAGTCGTCGTATATTTTTTTTCTATTTTTTACACTGGGTTCATTAAATATAAATACATAATCAATATTACTTCTTAATTCGGGAGTAATACCTAAAGGATATTGCATAGTTAATATAAAAAGAAAATTATAATGTCTACCATTGAAGAAAATACTTTTAATTGTTTTTTCTTTTTTCCAGTTTTGTGCATCGTGTAACATATCATCTAATACTATAAATAAATTATTACTAGGATGTTTTCCAGTTTCAGATATACCTTTTGCTTTTGTTTCTCTTATTTTTTTCTTTTGACGAATCATAATACTATCTATTAGTTCAGGATTATATTCTGAATGTATAAAACTATCAGGTATAAAATCTCCAAAAAAAGGTGATGCTTCTTCCGTACCAGAAAAAACAATACCAGAGGGTATATTCTTGTGATGATAAAATATATCTCTAACAAGCCAACTATTATGTGTGACAATAAAATTTCCTAATACATAACGATTATTTCCATCTAATTCAATACCTACATAACGGTCTTCTGGTAACTCAGTTACCTTTATTCGACTAACTAATGCATCAACTCGTTCTTTTCTTGGTTGTGCCTGTTTCCTCTTAATTAAAGTAGGTATTTCATGTATACCTTGACCATTAATATTTATTCTAAATGCTTTTACAAATTTTTTAACTCCGTTATGTATCCAGGATGTTTGTTTAACGTGTTTATAAGTAGTAAACCCTAAACTTCTACATAAATAAATAATATCGTCAAGTAATTTCTCATGTTTTATTTTTATTTCAAAATCATTTCTATTACCTAAATGACCATCTGCATCTATAAATCCAGCCAGTAAACGTAATCTAGCCTCTCTAGTATTACATTTATAGATATGAGGAATATGTTTTTCTTTTGTTAGACACAAGTCTCTAATCGTATTTAAAAAATAATTAGTCATATTCTTACAACCAGGTTGTTTTATACCATTTATTCCGTAATGAAATTTGTTTGATTTTCTATAATTCAAATAACAACCGATCTGTGGAAGATTTTGAGCAAAATAATGTAAAACAGTTGAATCTTGACATGTTATTACTGCTTCTCTCATGGTACCATCTCCTAACCAATAACCAATCATATAAGGATCGATTGGTAAAGATGTTGTTTGTTCTGGAAATGTTAATGCCGATGCTTGATATCCCAATAAATTTTCTTGGTATTTTTTAGATAATCCCAAGTATTCTTTTATAGGAATATCTACATACAAATCATCTACTATGTTATCATAATAACGTTTTGCTTCCGCAAAAACTAACTCTTTATCTCTATCTCGATAAGAAAAATCTTTATGTATTAATTTAATTTTATTTTTATCAAAATATCTTACTTGAAAAGACATTTTGTCAAGTCTCTCAAGTATAATTTTTTTACCAGACCATTTTAAACTTAAAATATGATGACTATTTACTGTATAACTTTCCCCCCGTTTATTTTCTACTTTATACATTGTATCAGTCCCAGAATGTGTTTCTAAAACATTTCTAGGTGTACTGTCATCACCCATAACTTGTTCTCCTACTCGAATATCTTCGACATTTTTAATTGTTCCATCGTACATTAACACTTTTGTACCACGTGCAATACATTTTCCACTCCGCCTCTTACCTAAACATAGTATAGTAGCATCCGGCATAATACTTTTTATTTTAAACTTTTTAAGAGATAATTTTTCAAATTCATTAATCAACATATATATATACGTTCAATTTTTTTTCGTTTTTTAAACGTGTTAGAAACCTAAATATAAAATACTCTAATAAAATATAGAATATATTGTCAATGAGAGAATATATTGTCATAACACAAGTTAAAAACGAATGCTTGGAAAAATTTCAAAAAAAAACCAGTGAAAAAGATAATTTATCTAATTCAAAAAATAAACGCGTAAGTTTTAATAAAAACAAAGTTGTATATTATTATACATACAAACCCCTAACGTTATATAAATCTGGATTAAATTATTGTGTGAAAAATGTTTCAAAAATTGTAAACAAATTTAAAAATAACATATAACAAAATAAATAACAAGATAATTAAAATATATAACTAAACCCAACTACTTAACCCAACTACTTAATACATCTTCCATTTTTATCACTTGATTTAGGTACACCGTATATAGCATTAATTGACATAAGCAGAGTATCTCCCATATCGTCTCGTTTTTTATGATTATTAAAATGATCGTGCCATTTTAATTTTTCATTTTCACAAAAACGATTTTCTAAAAACCAATTTGTATATTGAATACTTAACCATTTTCTTTTTGCATAAGAACTTTTAAGATTACATTGTAAAATAGGACCATTGTATGCTTTTAATTTTTGAGCAGCTCGTACAAAACGAATTGTAGTAGATGTGTTGTAATATAATTCTACTAACTTTCCATAGATAATATGTGATATAAATTTCATTTTCTGATTCACTTTTGGTTGTAATTCTATAACTATTCCTCGTATTTTTGAAAAAATTTCTATATTATCGTCGTATATTGATTGTAATTTTGTAAGAACTATTCTGGCAATATCTTGTAATAAATAATCATTTACCAATTTTTCTTTATAGTGATTTTGTTTTTTAATTTCTACATTTTTTGGAAAATGTGTTTTACACGTATAAATTGTTTGGTTGTCGGAAATATATTTATAATTACAAAGTTTACCACATCGTTTATTGTCTTTTTTTAATGACTCGCATATATGTTGTTCCATTTCAAGTGTGTTATATACATCCCATAGTTTTATTTGGTAACTAGAAAAATCTGATTGTGTAACGTAATCAATACAGCATAAAGATAAATTTCGAATTCCTATATCAATAGATAATATCATTACTCTAGAATATTATATTAAAAAAATGTTCTTATCGCACTTTTTGAATTTCGCCAATGATTTTGATAACAAAAAATATCCAGTTAAATGAATAAGATATTTCATTTTGGTAAAAATTATTGAAATTGTTTATTATAAAAATGTTCTTATCGCACTTTTTGGATTTCACCAATGTCTGAAAGATGATAACAAAAAAATATCCAATATTCTATAGGTATAGTATATTTAAAATGTTTCTTAATATAAGCAGATATAATGTTAAATGAATAAGATATTTCATCTTGGTAAAAATTATTGAAATCGTTTATTAAACTAAAGGGATTTTTTTCATCATTTAATTTTGAGTCTGATTCTGGTTTAAATAGAATGTCAATTAAAAAAGTTGTTATGTGGTGAAAACGCATTTTACATAGAAAAAATGGGGAATGAGGTTCCGATTTAGATTTTATGTCTTCGTATAACAAATATAAATCATCTGAATAATTGTCTAAAAAATTGTCTATGTCATCATAATCAGATGATGATGTGTAATTTTCATTTTCATCGTATTCAAGCATTTAAAAGTAATTTATTTATGTTTTTAAATTACACTCTGGAATTTTTAAATTGTAAAATTTACATTTATTTTTAAATTGTACTCGGAAATTTTTTTTAATTGTAAAATTTAAATTTATTTTATTATACTATATTAAAAAAACAATGATTGCTAATATTTTAAAGTTTATTCAATCAAATGATATGATCAAGATTGCCTTAATTCTTCTTGCCTTTTATATAATTATAACTTATACTAAAACAAAAAACGAATCCATGGAAAATTATTTAATTCCAGAAAATCTTGAAAATGTTTCTCAAGGTGACATTGCTCCAATAGAACAAGCACCTGTAAAAAAAGATGAAGAACAAGAACGAGTAGATGCTATTGTTGCTAAGGGTGATGAAATTAAACCAAGTGATTTATTACCTGATTATAAGGCAGAAAACGAATTTTCCAAGGAAAACCCAGTTACTAAACTTTTAAAAGAACAAAACTTTTTAATTAGCGGATATCACGTTGGTATTAATACAGTTATGCAATCTAACAAGATTCCATATCACGATATTCGATCGCTTCCACCTATCCCAAAAGAAAGTGTTGGACCTTGGAATCAAAGCAGTTTTGAACAAAGTCCAGCTCAAATGAGAAGATTCTTTGAAATTGGTGTATAAAAACCTTACTAAAAATGAAGATGAAAATGAAGATACATCTTTTTAATTATTTAATTAAAAAGATTTAAATACAATATTATAATAAATGAAAAAGTATTTTCCAGTTAATATGAGTAAAAAGTACCATTAAAACTAATTTGCTTCGACTTTTAGGGCGCAAGTTTTTGATTTATTAGAACAAACAGCTCTAATACTTTCGTATGTATCTAACACTTCTTGAAAACTAGGTGATTGTTTTGTAACAAAAGTTTTTTCTTTAAATTGTTTTAAGGAATCGTAATAGTTTTCCTGTGATTCATTTGTTTTTAATCCAGAATAGTATATTTTTTTTAATCTTTTTTTTTCATCGTTATAACATTTTTTTTCCTGTGCTATCAACTTTTGATTGACTTTATTTCTAACATCATATAACCAACGCATTAATTCAATTCTACCTGACAAAGATGATTCTATGGGAAGTTCTTTACAAAATTTTTTAAATGATTCTCTACAGTAAATACAAGGCATAGTATAACCTAAACTTAATAACATATTCTTAAAATGCCTTTTTATACGCACGTGATCGCGATTGTTTTTGTCTATTTTAATAGGATATCCACCCATTATACAAGAAAATAAAAAGTACCAACCATTTGGCCCCCACGATTTAGTTGATAATCCTGATGTAGAATGATATTTTGTGTAATCAATCTTTTTATTTGGTGATCTTCCCTTTTTATTTGGCGATCTTCCCTTTTTATTTGGTGATCTTCCCTTTTTATTTGGCGATCTTCCCTTTTTATTTGTCATCTTATATATACAAATAAAAAAATTTTGTTAAAATTATAAAAAGTTGAAAAATTATGGTTAAAACAGAGTAGATCTTACAATGAACTCTAATGATAAGAAAAACCCTTTAGATGATAACAAAAAACCTTTGGATATATATTATTATTTAGATTTTGATGATACATACGACATTGATTTTGTAGAAAGATCTATTGATTTGAATGTAAAAGTATATGAAAAAGATTATAATGTAAATAAAATCACAAGATACGAATACGATCTAAAAAACGATCCGGAAAATCAATGTGGAACAAATACTATTAAACGTGGTTTATTAATTTTCAATACAATGTTTAAAAAATTAAAATTAAAGTCCACATATGATGTATGGTTTATTTATTTGTCAAATGGATATATAGCAAATAGTGAATCATTTAAAGATTGTGTATTTATAACTTTATTAAATAAAAATCCTAGTGTAAAGAAATCTCTATACTCTGTTAATAAATTTACATATTCTATAAGAAAAAATCAAATACAATCAGAAAAGAAAACATCAAAGTTAGAACAAATGCGAAAGGTAAATGAAACTCTTAAAAATTTAATTACCAACACTACACTAATCACATATGATGACCTATTATAATAGGATAAAATGTTGCAATGGACATTTGATAAATGTCTGACTATTTATTCCGTGCAGAAATACAATAGCAAAATCCTGTTCCTTCTTATAATCTCTTATCTCGCCAATATATCCTTTGTACAAATTTAAAATACTGTTTTCGTTATATATAATTCTAACCATATTTCCTTTTTTAACATTTTTATATAATACATGACCAGTTTCATTAATTCCATTTGTAATTTCATTTGTAATTTCATTAATTCCATTTGTAATTTCATTTGTAATTTCATTTGTAATTTCATTAATTCCATTTGTAATTTCATTTGTAATTTTATTTTTAT